AGTAAATCCGATTCTTTTGACTCGATTCTTAATCTGAACATCTAGGATGGATTGAATCTAAATCTGAATCTGAATCTATAGTCAATATATTATTTTCCTTTAATCAAGAAACTCAAGCATACGATCTGAATCGAATTCAGACTTAACGCTTTCCAGGTCATTGACCTCTTTAAGTGCTGCAATTACAGCTCCCAATAATCCACTTCTACGTTTAAGTAGTTCGGCTCTTTGTACCTGTGTCCATTCACCAGAGAACTTCTGTTGAGTATAATCTCCTATCTCTAATACAGTATCTACAACTGTTTTCATAGGAGCATACCGAGAAGTATCTTTAAGGAATGCAAGGTTTGGATCGGGTAAAATTTCTTCTCTCTTTTGAGTAGTTCTCTTTACTCCCTTCAACATCTCAGTCTGTACTATTGCCCTATTTACATAGGAAGCATCAGTAGCCTTTTCCCAAACTTCACCTTCGCTTCTGGTTGGAATACTTACAAAGACCTTCTCTAAATCGGAAGAAGTAAGAATATTTTTGAGCCGCATAAGCTCAATTGCACTCAGTTTACCAAAACTTACACCCTCATAAACTAATTCTACTTTAGCTGCTCCAACAGAGTTAGTGGCATCTATGTCGAATACATTTTGAAGATATGGTTTGGCATTGTCGATGAACCAATCCCATTTCTCATCTACAGTGGTGATTACAGGAGTATTACCTCGCATAGAAGGTTCATCACTGAAACCATCTCTTGCTTGGTAAGTCTTCTTCTCACCTCTGAATGATCCTTGGTTCTTTTGAAAGAAAGCTGCATAATCTCTCAACATACTATTGTATGAAGAAGCAGAATGATCAGCTTTAGCTAACAGAACGTTAAGTTTCATAATTCTAAATCTCAATCATATTTAACAATTCCTGATCTAACGATGCCTTTGCTAATTCGGCAGCCGTTTTTGGCTCAGGTTTACCTTTTTGTTCTTTACCCATTAGGAAAGATATTGCAGCTGGATCGAATCCACTCATGTAGAAGAATCCAGGAGCATCGGCAGACGATTCGAATTTAGGTCTGATTTCTTTACCGTAATAAGAATTTGGAACATCCCAAAGTACTATTTTAAAATCGGCAATAAACTGTTCACTAAATCCTGCACCTCTTAATCGTTCCTTAAATGCCATGAAATTGGTAGTTGTTTGATTCCCGTCAAATTCACCATCTGATATACACAAAATACCTTTAGGAAACTCACTTTCTGGAACACCGTTTCCTTTAATAGAACAGAAGAAGTCAGCAACTCCTAGGAAATTGGTATTTCCATAGGCTGAAGAGTGATCATTCTTCCATTTCTCACATGGCGTATTTCCTACCCATTTATGCATAGTGACCTTTGCACTAAATGTTAGGAAAGCATTCGAGAAGTAACCAGTTAACAATTCACCAAAATACAATGCCATAGCTTTAGCTACAGCAAATGATGATACAGAAGTGCCAGTAGCCTTTTCTTCCATAGATCCACTAATGTCTCTTACAACCAAAAAAGTAGAAGCTTTATTGATAGTAGGTTTCACAGTGTTGATCAATTGTTGAAACTGTTTGTTTATAGTAATCTCCTGATATTTTGGGATATCAACAGAATAACTATTATTGCCAAGAGGCTTAAATAGCTCATATACATAGCCTGTATACTTTGCTACAGGTTTAGATTCAAGCCACTTCTCATAAGCTTGAGTTAAACCGTGATTGCTTAGGAATTTACTTCCTACTAACAAAGACAATGCACGACCAGAGATCGTATTAAAGTCAATGTTTAAATAGTCCTGTCTGCTTATCTTCTGTTGCCATAGATGAGCTTCACCAGACGATTTGAGCTTTCTATACTTGGTATAAGTAGAGAAATCTCCTTCCTTTTCGGGTAAACCAAATATGCATTTAGCAATATATTTACCGATAAGGTTATTGGCTTGAGATTCCAGAGTCTTACAGTCTTTACTTGCTCTGATAATTGGAAGATACTTCTTAACAAGGTCTTCACATTCTGGATTATTAAGTCCAGCAATGATAGTTTGTCCGAAGAATTCCCAATCTAACCGCTTACGTTTCCATCCATGATATTGTAAATCATAGGACATCATTTGGAAAATGTCTTTCCAACCGCCAGCGGCAATAAAGATGTGAATGTTTTTCATAAAGGCTTTCTTGTGATGTATTGCAAGCCACAATAATCTCATAATGCCTTCATGCTTGAGACCCTGACCTATTTGGGTAGGTAGTTTCTCTGAACCCTCTGCCTTATATACTATAGACTCACGAGTAATAAGTCTAATATATACAGCAAACTTAATGCATTGCTTAGGATCTAATTTCCAAAGAGCATTCATGTCAGCTGCAATGTCAGCATAATCACGGGGTTCTTTGTAATTGGAGATGGCAGCATATTGATCTACCAACACGTTACCAGAAGTTGTATACTTCTTAGCTCCATTACCAGATGTTGTTACCTGGTTTTCGTTCAAGGCAGCTTGAACAAATGCAGATTCCTCTTTCTCTTGGGTAGGAAAAAGAGAGACTTGTTTCTTACTAAATTCCATCTTTTTGAGTTTATTATGTAATCTACCATATGGTAACCTTTTAACAGATGAGGATTTTCTCCTTATCTAACTTACTTAGTTCTGCCAATAAGCCGTATCAAGTAAGAGGTTTCAACTTTTATTTATACTGGTTTAAGTCAGTCCTCAGACCATTTTCCAGTGATTATAGAAAGTCCAGTGTGTCCAGATAAAGTGTGGCTATATTACTATAGCACACACTGTTAAACCCCTTTGGCGACAGAATTCAACTACTTCTACCCAATGAGGTAGAAGTTTCGATATCGTTATATCTCGTCAGGTTGATTTACCGTCGTTGTAAGAGGATAGACTCTATACTTAAGAGATCTTTCTTTCTATTGAAATTGTAAATTTTATCAATAGCTGCCATAATCTCTCTGTCTTTCATACTAGGTTCAAGGAATCTAGCGTTCTTTGGTAGTTGTTGCATGAATCTTTCATGAGAGAATTCAGTAATACTTAGACACTTCTTATAAGTTCTAGAGAACTTAAGAGTGCAAGCTTGAGGGAAATAGTCTTCAACTTGAGAGATCTTACTTAGAACTCCCATAGTTTGACGCATTTGTTAATTTGACAACTTATACTTACCCTCTCTAATAGGTCCATTGAAAGCACTAGTAGAGATTACTCCTAGTAAAGTACTAAGTTGGAAATTTATGCCCATACTGAGCAATATAACTGATTTAGGTTTATATAATCTTGGTAACCCAAGGTTGCATAAGACCTAATTGCATCCAGTAATGTCCACTTACTTTGATGTGTATTCATTTCCTGGATTTCACGGATAGTTAAATCAGGATCAATAATGTATTCACACTCTAATCCTAATTCTCTTAAAGCACACCACCTATGTTGACCATCAATGATAGCCAAATCTTTATTTACAATAAGTGGAACGAATTGTTTATACTTCCTAATGGATTCCTTGATCTTTCTGACCTTTGCACGATCAATCACTCGGTTTCCTAATACTAACTTGAACTTATCTAAGTTCTTAGTTACATAAATCTTTTTGTCTAATACTTGATCTTCTGTCGCCATAACAAAGAGTTTTTAAATTAATAACTATTTTAACCTATTTGCCTTCTTTTGAAGGGAATTGTAAATTAAGGATATTATTCCTATAATTAATAATATTGCTACAAACTCACTCATAAAAATAAAGTTTTAATGTAAATGGAGAGTCCTAAGACTCTCCACTTCTACTTACTAATCCTAAAACATTGAATCAATGCAGTGGACTAGCGCAGAGTCGAACTGCGGTCCAGACAATCTACTAAATACTAAGATTAATTACGTGCTTTAAGTCTATAAATCACATAGACTAATTGTAGATAGTTTTACTGACTTGTGCGCTTATCACACAACTGTCTATTTTTCAGTTATACACAAACTATCAAACTTTGGGGTAACCGTAGATTACCACTCCACCACCTTATTTTTAAAGAATAAGGAAACTCGATTTCTAACTATTCTGTTTCTAGGTCAGTTAGCAACCCAACTCTATTAGGCAGCTGCAAGAGCTACATTTCTAGAGAAAGAGATAACACGTCCCTTTGCATTTATTGGTTTTGACTTTTTAAATGGAACTGTCAATCCATACATGTCTTAATACCCCTCGCATTGCCTGTCAAATCCAGAACTAGCCCTTATATCTCTTTGAAGAACTCTTTACTGTTCTTTCCTAGAGCCTCTTTTAATTTGTCAGAGATGTCTTTACCTTCACTACGTAACTTAGCTACATAAGCCATCATCTTAAGTGATTTAATCATCCCTGGATCATCCTCACTAATTCCTGCTTCTCTTTCCAAAGATTTTAAACCTTTCTCTTGAAGTTCTTCTACCGACACTCCTAATAGATTAGCCATAAGCTGCACTATTTTATCCTTAACTGCCTCGAACCCACAGAGATTTTTAGTTTGGTCAATAGCTTCCTGAAGCTCTGACGGATCATCTAATTTACATTTAACCAAAGTATACTCTGGTCCATTTCGTTTAATAACGAATGCGTGAACACCATCAAAGTCATATACCATCTTGTTTCCTTCCACTAGAGAGAATTTAGTATCGAAATATTTGGAGAATTTCTCTACGGCCTCCTCAATCTCCTCTTCTGTACAATTATTGATATCAAACCCTAATACCTTAAGATATTCTGTGTCTCCCCAATTACCATACCCTTCAAATAACTCATTATTTAGGACTACTCCTTTGATGATAGATTCTTTGTTCATTTTGTTAGTAAATTATAAAGTTAAACAATAAAATTTGGGAGTATAAGGAGGGTCGAACTACTGTCATTAGTCGTCACTAAGGTTTTACCAAAATTAAACTATATACTCCGCCACACGTGTTTAGATCCATTTAAGGGAATCGAACCCTCACAGCCCTATTAGAGGAACCGCTCTCAGCCAGAGAAATGGAAACTTTGTAAGATTAAAAGTGTTCTTACTTCACTTGGCAGCTAGTTTAAATAATGATTGATCAGATCCATTAAACATCACATTACCCTTTCTAGTGTCTATTACATAGTCTTACATTACAGATTGAGAAAGTACCCTCTGTAAAGGATGTGCACCTCGAACTAAGTCTATGTTGGCTTTAATAAAAGCACTTATATAAATATGCAAGCGAGTTATTGATTCTTTGCCAAACTTGCATAATATATACTTAAAAAGCTATCTCAAACCTCCCAGGTCAATAAGAGTAACCAGATAGCCAAGGTTGTAGAAACATCCTACACTCAAACAAGGATTTCTAAATAATAGACAATTGGTTTCAGAAGCGACTTCTTACTTATCTCTCCTGCCCCGTAAAGGCTTGTCCTATAGGAGAGTAGCCCTTCCTTGTAAGAAGAGCCTTATGAAAAACAAATATCAATGATAGGTTTATACTTCATCCCATTCAGTACGTGGCTTAAGTATTTTATAACCACGTTCTTTCAAATACTTAATGGCGTAGTTCTCATCCAATGTTGCAACCCCTATGCCAATTCTCTTTTTCGCAGATTTGCTGAAATTTCTACGGACTTGCTCTACTACGGTTTGTACTTCATTTTTAAATGATCCAAACATAATAGGCTCTTTTGATACCCAAGTTTGTTTCTTAAAGGTATTGTCCCTCTTAATGATTTTAGCTTTGACTAAAATAGAGGGAAGTCTGGTTGCTAATTGCAATCCTTTTTCTTCCAAGAAAGCAATCAAATCCTTGCTGTGGAAATATTCATGCTTTGCTTTAAATTCGTTTAAGTGTGGAGTTACCATTTTACAGTACTCCAGTGGTTCTACTTTTGTTCTTTTCATCTGACCTGATTTTAATAATTTCTAATTGTATTCAATAGATGTTCAATATCCTGACGATCATATTGCTTTTGATGAGTAACTACAAAAGTTACACATAAAGCTTTAAGTATTTCAGTTTTTGTTACATCATCCTTTACTGAGTCGAATAATGGAATAAGATGAGCTTCAATGACTCTTATGTCACTTGGAACCATTAATTCTATACTTTCGGCTCTTAATTGCTTTTCACTAAGAGGAATAAAGAAAGCTTTCTCAGTCTCTACATTTCCGATCACTTCTTTTATGTGTTCGTCTGTAAATCTAAGAGTAATTTCATTTCCCTTAGTTACCATTGATTCTATTCCTGCATACTCTAATTCATCTTTGGAATAATTGGCTGCAGGAACACTGTTGAACTTAGCTGTATATATAATTCCATCAAACTTAATAGATTGAGGATATATAGACACTTTGTTACCGTCTTTTAGTTTTAGTAAGATTTCTGCCATTTGGAATAAATGCGTTTTTAGGATCGTTATCAGCTTCTGCAATTAATGCTCTCATTTCATGAACTCCTTCAATTAACTCTTTGGCTGTTCTGGTCTTCCCAATGTACTTTAATATCTCCATTTACTTTATAAGCTCTATTATTATTTGATTATTATTTACAATACGTTCTTCTTCTGCCTTTAATACTTTAAGTACCTCGGCAACATGTTCCTCTAATTGATCATAAGCAAGCATTAAGTCACTATAACCTTCTGCTTGCTCATAACCATTTAAATTTGGCTTTTGGATAACTATCATGACCTCAAAGCATTAATTACTTCTTCTACAGCTTTACGTTTAGCTTCGTCAAATGACTCGGCATCAGGAAAATAATCTTTTGCCATTCTTAAAAGATCATTGTTCCATATTAACCTTTCAGCTAATTCACGAGGATAATTTCCAAACCATCTTGCAGTAGTTTGTCCACCAATGATACAAACTTCTACTACCGTTACTATTTCATCATTCATATGATTATTACTTTAAGAGGCAAAGGTGAATAAAACATAGTGTAATCATCCTTTACCTCTAGTTTGACCTGCAATTGTTCTTCCAGAGCCTCTATAAAAGACTTGCGTTCCTCTACAGGAATACTCTTCTTTAATACACAAGAATGAAGTATTCCTTCTATTTGCATAATGTTTTCTAAATACTTATTAGAAACTTCTGCTACACGGTTATTGCTTACTAATTTATACTTCATAATCTATTGTAAAAAAGAAGAGTAGGATTGCTACTCTTCTACAGACGCCTTGGTCTTAAAACACAGTATAGTTATTACTCCAACTGAGAATGAGTTGTTTTATATTTATCGGGTAAATTCCATTTTGGTTCGACAAATAATTCTGATACTTTGTGTTGTCCACTAATTTTACGTGGACCATTGACTTTACGTTCTGATAAATCTATAATTTTAAATACTTTTTCCATGAATTTTTCAAATGATTGAGATTGTAACCACCTAGATGTTCCCTTTATTCTAACCATATAAGTAGTTTTCTTAGGGATATGAACTTCTTTAAAGACTAAGTTATACCTGTATTTAAATTCGGCATACATAGCTTCTTTGTTAAGAACTCCATTGTTTACAAGCTTTACACTTTTAGATAAGCTCTGAATTTTTATAAGTTTCCAATTGTCTATCATGATATGTTTTATCTCTAACTGGAGTTAGCTTATAATTACTAGGCTTACATTTCATTAAAAATGGAGGTAACATAGGCTTTTATTTATACTCGTTTAAGCCCACTTATATAGTATTTCTCTATTATAGTGAATCTGGACATTAATTTCCAGTAATCGTCAGACGACTTTCGAGTTTTTCCATAAATAATTTCTAAGATCTTCAGGAATTAATTTTTCAATTTCGTCTCTGAATCTCTCATAATACTGTTCTTTAGTGAAGGCAACAAATCCATTGTAGATATATCCTGTTCCTTCATTATTTACAGCATATATAATTTCTTGTTTATTTGTCTTTACGTTATAACGTACTTCAATACTTGTTACTTCAACTTCTTCGACTCTTTTATATCTGTCCATAAAGTTGCAACTTCCAAATCCCTTTGCCCTATCTATCCAGATTTTATCTCCAACGGTAAAAGGTAATTCAATATTTAAGCTTATTGTTTTCATAATGTTTTGATTATTAAATTGTCATACACTAAACCTCTCTTACACGAAGAGAAGTTTCGTCCTGGTCTCATCAGTAGTGATTTTATACTCTCCCAGGCTGAGTTAAAACTATGAAACTAACAGATTTAATGCCTAATATGGCATTGATATAATAAATTGTGAAATTCTATTATTAATTGCAATTTAATATTATTAATTCCATTTCAAATTCTGGATTGATGTTAAAAGTAAAATTAGGATGTAAATAGTGATTATTAATTGCAAAATGGCATTTTAAATTCTGATTGTTAAAAATAGCCTTCTCTTGCAAGAGAATTTGTTAAAGTTGGAATTAGGTTTGAAAAGTGAGTGTTTCTGTGCCATTTATCGACCTTCACACTCACTCTCGACTCGACAATTTAACTTTATAATTATCTCAACATTCAAAACTTACTATCTCCTACTACAGATGTATCTCAACACTTTACATATCCTAGCAATCCCCACTTACCATTGTTATTTTTACTGTACAAATGGAAATAACCGTAGATTTCAGATATACCATATACAGTTAATTCTAACCTTCCATAATCTTCTGCAAGGATATGATCATCAATTAAAGTTCCCTTCACTGTTAAGAATACTCCCATTTACTTTTATATATAATTGTTTACATAATAATGAAAACATTTTATGTATAACTGTTTACATTTGAAAAAGCGAAGCAAAGAGAGAGAACCGAAGTTCTCTCTCAGAATGCTACTTCTCAACCACAAAACAATACTTGTCGATGTTCGCAGAGGTCTTTTGACCACCATAGAATGCATCAACTTCCTTTCTACCAGCAAGGACGATTTTGGTTCCCTGTGCCAATTTGGCTGCCAATTCTCCCGTAGTCATTGACTTGGAAGCTGTAAAGATTGGCTCCAATGTGTACTTGTCTTCTGGGAACATCTCGGCTACCACAGGATCGGTTGCAACATCAGCTGGAGTGATTGTTCCAGGACGTTGTTGCCGTCTGGTGATTTGGGCATACGAAATCCTGTTGACCTCGGCAGTTTCGTCCATGCTGTTGATAGTCACGTACAGAACGAAATTCGGAATCTGAGCGGCACGCTCAGTTCCCTGATTGATAAGGGTTGCGATCCACTTAATTTTGCCCGTAGAGAACAACACGTCGCCTACTTTGATAGGATCAGGCATTACGGCTGCTTGGTTTTTGAAACGCTCTAACGTTTTAGCGTCTAACTCTACGGTGTTGTTCTGCATTAAAGCATCTGGATTCTGCATAAATGACTTTAAGTCCATGGTACTAAATTTTTAATGTTATAATATGACAGCATAAGTACTGTTTCGTCCTACTGGGACTCATCAGATATTAGCAAACATTAATCGCTTCCCTTCGTCAACCATGGGTTAGGGACATAAGTGGTCATACAGTAGGGAGAACAAAACATTCTCCCATTTATGAAACCATAACACTCAAATTCTTCATCACTACAGTTTGCAAACTGTCTGATATACTCTTCACATAAATGCTGAAGTTCTAATTCTTCCATAACATAAAGATAAAGAAGAGAGGAAATTAATCCTCTCCTACTAATTCTGAAAATTTGTATGTAACCTCACGGCGTTCAGGTCGACATGGCAATATCACTTTAATCCAGTCTTCAACTGCCTCTGTCTCTGCTCCAAAGTCCTTTGTAGTGTTTCTAACGTTGTAGTCAGAAGACTTAGAAAAGTCCCTCTTTGAAAGACTTTCTGCCTGTTCAGTAGTTTCCACATAGACTGCAACTTTATCGACTGTGTATGAATAAGTTGCTGTTCTGGATAACATCCTAATGTTTGTAAGCTTTGCTTCAAAAGAAACGTGTGAGGCTACTACCATTCCCACCGATGGTAATTTAGGCAGTTCATATCTTCCGTAAAGTAAAAGTATCAAGTTGTCTACTTCCTCAAGAGATTCATTAATTACGGCACGTAATGAAGTAAGTACGTTTTCGTCAAGGTTCAATTTCTGGAGCAAGATGTCTAATATTGTATTATTCATATTGGTAATTGTTAAGTTTATACTAATTGTAAGAACAAAATGTGTATGGTGGACCGAAGCCCACCATAAGATTACCAGTTGTTGCCCCATGACATAGTGCCACGAACGAAATGCACCACCACCAAGTGCTACCATATCCTCAGGCATCACGCCCTCAATAATGCTATCAATAAATGTAACGATTTTCCATAATGACTAAATTTTGATGTTGATAAATAAATTGTCAACACTTGGCTAGATTCCTAAGAGATCATTTATTTAGTCACCTATTAGGGAAAATGTTAAAAATGTTTCGTTTTCCCTCAAACATGGGTTAGGGGTGTAAGTGGTTACACTACTCTCCCTCGTATCATACGTTATAGTTTATATTACGTTATATTCCTCCCTCGGTTATAGACAACTATTTAATATAAAGAGGCTTTAAATTTCAAGGGGGGGGGATTATAATACAAGTACCTATAAAGTGTGTTTATTACATATACCCTTACTTAATAAGATAAGAAGGAAAAAGTTTATAACTCCCTCACCCTCAGCTACTTACACCGATTTTTAGTCTGTGTACCCATAGTTATGGTCTGTATATACAGACCGAGTACCAGTGGATACAGATTGTTGGTCTAGATTTCAAGTATTTTAACATATTCAGTTTGTAGACCAATGGAAGATTTAGTATCTTTGTAGTATATAAATCAAGTATGAAGCAACAAGAAAAAATAGTATTAGGAGAAGGTGGGGAAATTATTTCAGCTGAAATCACTACTTTCAAGAAAGTAACGGCAGAAGAATTCGTTCAAGTATATCTAAAGGATAATGAACAGTTTTATAACCTTAGTAAACCAGAATATTCAGTACTTTCAATACTCTGGTTAAAAAGTGACTACTATAAGGACGAAGGAAATCCAGGCAATAAGATAGTAATTAATAAACAGATAAGAGACATTATTGCTGATAAAACTGGAATAGCTGACAGTACTATAAAAAATGCTGTAGCTTCACTAGTTAAAAAGAATATGATATTTAAAGATCAGAACTATAAAGGAGTTTACTACTTAAATCCAGAATACTTCTTTAAGGGTAGCATATCAGATAGAACAAAATGTATTAGACATATAATAGAATACTCAATCAAATGACAGAAGAATTAAAACTTGAATTAATAAGGAAAGAGATTAAAGACTATAAGCTACTACCTGTTAAGGATATGTATAAAGCATTTCCTTGCTTTTACCGAGTAGATGAATCTCAACTATCACTAGTTGATGATTATATAGCTAAAAGAACAATAAAAGATGAATTTGGAACAAATGAGGAATACGTTATTAGATTAGACCAGCCTATATTAACATTAGGAATTATAAGAGAAGGAAGTATGTATCTATATACTTATGACTGCCCTGAATTTATTCCTAATGATTATATACCTAAGTTTGAAGAAATAGTATTTTATCTAAACATACTAAATTTTAAACTTCAACCAGATAGAACATTTGTATATTATTATGGGAAAGATAGGATGCGTATTGAGGATAATACTTGTATTTTAGAATTAGAGGGTGGTCGTGAAGAAAGACATAATTTTAAAACTCTTAGAGAATTAGCCACATGGAATAAAATTCCAGGTACATATATTCCTAAAAAGCTCTTAATCGACCGTAAAGACTTCTTAGAATTAAATTTACAACTTAGAGTTGACAAGGTAATAAAGAAAATGGAATCCCTAACTGATGGTGAATATTGGGCTTTTATTAAAAAGCATCCCTACTTTAAGGTATGTATTTTTGAAAGGGTTCCAGTAGCAGAAATACTACATGAAATAGAAACTGATCTACAAAGTTTTCTACATGATAAAGATATAGAAGAAGCTAAGACACAGGAACCATTAGTTAGGATTGAATTAAATCTAATAAATAAACAACTAAAAGATCTTAATGACCGTAAGGATGAATTACTTAGAAAGTTACGTTGGTATTCATCTTTACTTCCAAATAAAAATGTAACACTAGACGATATATATGACGAAGACTTGTGATGCAATTTTGAACTTAGTAGAGGAACGTAATAAGTTAATGCCAAAGGATTGGAGATTTACTTATAATCAGAATATAACTGGCAACCTCTGCTTATATTATAAAGATAAATTAATGCTACAACTTATAGCAAGGACAGAAGTAGAACTATTAGCTATTCCTACATTTATAGAAAATTTAAAGATCTACTTTCCTCAAGTAGAATTATATGTAGCAGAGAAAACTCTATCTAAGGGAGTTTCAGATACAGTTACACAATTAATACCTAATCAACCATGGCAGTAAATATAGGAAGTAAAGGTTTGAAAACATGTAAGAAGGGATCAGGTAATGTGTCAGCAATCTATAAAGGATCTACAAAGATATGGCCTACTAAAATCACATACACTGATGATTATATAGCCTTTAGATTTTATAGATATGGTAATGGTGGAATGACTCCACCATACGAGGATGGTTCTATTATGGCTCATAACTGGACTGCTAGTGGATCATGGTATCAGAATATGGTAGTGTTTCAATTTACAGATGAGTTCTTTGATAAGAATCCTACTACTATATATGGTAATAATGGATATTATCAAGATGATGGTAGTGGAGGTAGAGTCAAAGCTGGGACTATATATAGGTTTAGTAATCCTAATAATTATGATATGGTTCAAATATATAATAACTATACTTATTCATCTATTATGAATTATTGTACAGCTATTGTAAATATACCAGCTGCCACTCAGTACTATAATGTATCAGTTAGTAATTTCACCAGGGGAGGAGTATATGTTATGAAATTGCCAGACTATTCTAGTGGTACATATGCATCTTCTGGACTAGCACACTGGAATCAAACTAAATTCCCTTGTCAATATAATAGATCAGGCGGAAGTACTAAGTACAACTTAGTTGCACATAGAAATTGGTTAGCTTCTACACCTTCAGAATCTTGGTTTATGCCTCAATCTTTAAATGTAGTATTTTTACAGAATGCTTTACCTATTATAGGAGAAGTTGATCCTTCTAGAATTAGGATGGAGATATTTAGGGTTTCTACAACTGAAAAGCAAATAAGTTTCAGTATAAGTGGTAGGTCTTTTGATGAGTTATTAAATCAAACTGAATGGGTTAATAGTATGTTTATTGAAGGAGAACAGCTTAGGACATTAGAATCAGTAATAACTTATGAATCTAACACTGAAATGATTGGTTGTATATCTCTAATGGATTCATTTGCAGGAATTAGCAATCCAGAATTTTTATTAGGAAAGTACCATACAACTGGAGTTGGATCTATACAATGCAGAAGTGCAATAAATCCAGATGTTTGGCAATTTCCAGATGTTGGAGAAGATGTAGAATTACCTGTATTCATAGTAATTACCCCATTAAATTCTTCAATGGGTCAAGCTATATTAAACGCACAAATGCATGATGGAATTAAAGACTACTTTGCATAATTTGGGGGGGGGCATCTCTCCCTAACTAGAAGAAAGGAGGGCAAATGGCTATAAATATCGGTTCACTTGCCCTTCAAGCCTGTAAGAAAGGTACAACTAATGTTAAGGCTATTTATAAAGGAGATACACTAATTTGGCCTATATTCAAGTATGGAACTTGGACTAATATGGGATCATTTAGCTCTAATTCTAGAGAGAACTTTGGATTTGGATCATCAGATGAAAATACTGTATATTTATATTGTGGAACTTCTGGATATTCTGCAAGTTCAATAACTCAAGCTGTATATAAATATGTTTCTAGTACTAACACATATAGTATGTCTACTTCCTGGTTAAATAATCAACAAGTACAAGCTTGTGTTATGGTTAAGAATAGTACAGCATCTGGAAATGAAGCTTCTTTCTTGGTGTTTGGAGGAATGCCTAATACTTCTGCAAATTTAACTGATGCAGTTAATAAGGTTACAGCAGTATTAGTTCAAACTATGAATATTTCTCCAAGAGCCACTATGCCTCAAGCAAAGCAAGTATTAGGAGCAGCTTCAATTTATACAGGAAGTGCAATACACACTTTTGGAGGATACTACATTCTTAAGTGAGCATTATAGATATACTCAGGGTTCTGGAACTTGGACATCCCTAGCTAGTTTACCTCAAGCTATGAGTGCTTTATCTTGTGTAACTGATGAAACAGGAGGTGGCATTTATATAGTAGGAGGGCAAACTTCAGCAGGAGCACAAAATTACTTTAGATATTGGAATGAAGTTACACAAACATATGTTACTCTTCCTTCAATGCCTGATAAAAGAAAACAACATAGAGTTATATACGATCCAGATAAGCAATACATATATGTAATAGGAGGAGAAAATGCTAACAGTACAGCTACTGATACAGTATTTGAATACCATATAAAAGAAGCTAAATGGTATACTAATTGTCCTACTACATTAAGTATTCATGGATTACATAGAGATGGAAATGGAAATATTTATACTTTATTTGGAAGAAATGCAAGTAAAGGATCAGTAACTAATATATATAAATACGTGCCTTAATATGAAAATAATAGAATTTTGGGATAAAAAATCACCAGTTAATGGTGTATCAGCAGAGGAGCTACTTAAAGATAATTTCTTTAAAAATGCAAGAAGATTATTCTTAATTAAAGATGATATAACAGGAATTGTAAGTAATATAGAAAGTGTAGATGTTATAAAGTCTAACTTAGAAATGAATGCCTCTGATGAAGAAGTAGCTCAAGCCTATTTAGATAGCATGATGATACAACCTATGATGGCTATGAGTGTAGAACCTACTATATCCGACTTACAAAACCAGATTAATGAACTATCTACAAAGATAGATATGATATTAGAAAAACTTAATTAAATGGGAGCAATATATTTAGGAAGTAAATTAATTGCCAGTTTAGGGGGGGGGGTAAACCTTAGTACTACAACTAGTACTAGATACTTAATTGGACATTCCTCTTCAACTGGTACTGGAGTAGAAGATCTATCAACTAACACTAGCTGCTATATGTCTTCTGGTAAGTTATATAGTAATAGCAGTGCAGTAATAACAGAGTCAGATACTAGTAAATTAGTAAGAGCCTATAGTGCAGCCACAAGAGGATATGTAACACTAGGTGGAATAAAGATTAATTGGGGAACATTATCTATAGGCCCAAATACTAGAGGAAGCACAAATTTTGCTAGTTCTTTTGGTGGAAATCCTTATACGGCAGTTTGTACATGGGATTATGATGATATAGGAGGACAAGAAAATTATGCTATATATCAATTAAGTTATTCTACAATTTATATTGTTAATGGAGAAGGAACTACTAGGTTATTTAGATGGATTGCAATAGGACCTGCATAAAGATACTTAATTATAGATTACATACAAGAAGTAAATGAAATGTACTAACTTCTTTATAAAGATACTCACTGCACATAGTGGGTTAAGTAGTAAGAGATTATGTGGATTTGCTGGTTGGGTAGTATGTCTATTTATATGTATATGGTGTACTATACTTGTTATACCTGCACCAGAGATAGTTGACTTACTATTTATATGTAGTACATCTTTATTAGGAATAGATTCAGTAACTGGTATATGGAAAAAGAATATAAACAAGAATGAAGATAATACCGAAACTACAACAAGGAGACATCATACAGAGGGATAACACTAAAGTTGCAATTCCTCCTAAACCTCTACTTAAGAAAAGAGAAACTAGAGAAATTCCTCAGAGAACTACTATATCATCTAAACCACAACAAAGTGAGTACTTTGATAAGCAAGCTAGGATAAATGCCATTAAAAGAGAAGCATACGAGAACATGGAAAAAGGTAAGTATAATAACTTTTGGACACAACCGTATGCTAATTTTAGTGGTAAAGATGCTTATGCATTAGCAAGTAACTTAATAAAGGAAAGTGCTTATGCTGGTGTAGGAGAAGCTTTAGGAACATTACTTACTGGATTAAAACTATTTAAAAGAACTCCTAAGAAGTATAACATTGCAGAATCTGTTAAGTTAGATCCTAATACCACAGTAGGTGCTCAGAATGTTGCTTTAATGGAAGCACAGAATAGTTATACTAGTACTATGTTTCCAAGTGGTAGAATGCATCCAGATATGGTAAAGAGAGCTAAGGAATTAGGATGGAATAATCCTAAAATTCCAAGAGAAGGTAAAACAGGATTAGTCAACAAGAACAACTTTAATGATTTCTTTGGAGGAAGATTTAGTAATTCTAAGAAAAGAGATATGTTTAAGAGAAAGGTAGTTGGAACTACTGATTCTAAAGGTAATGTAATGATCTCTAGAACAGATCCAACTAGTGGAATAACATTATCTCCACAAGATGTTAAAGATACAGCTTGGCATGAATTCTTACATAGAATTCAATTTAAGAATAAATGGACTTTAGATAAGAAAGTAAAAGGAGGATATTATAAGGCAAATACTAATAATAAAGTAGCTGAAATGTTAGAACCCTATCTTGGAGATGGTTGGGCAGATACACATACTTTTAGAATGAAGAAAGGTATAGGAGCTAGAGACCTAACAGATTCAGAAGCTACTGAAGCTATGATGGAATTAATGCCACATTGGAATCCTACTAAGTTTACTCCTAAAGCATTTATAGATATACCTAAAGCTATAAAGGCGCTTCCAAGTGTCTTAGGAGCAACATTAATGATTCCAAGAAATGAAAATTAAATATTCATCAATTATTCCGTTCAAAGGTTTCTTATGTATTAATTTATATGGAACTTTGTACGTGAGAAAAGAAGCTAAAGAGAGATGGGAATCTGATCGGTATAAATACCAGAGAGAAGAAACTATCAATCATGAACTTATACATGAAGCTCAGGCAAGAGACTTTTGTAAAGTACTCTGGATAGGATATACAATTTTCTACCTTGTATATTTTATTTTATGGCTAGTAGAATTATTACGTCCACCCTATAATTCTGCATATAAAGACATTTGCTTTGAGCGAGAAGCCAAGTTTAACCAAATGAACTTAGATTATCTTGCAACTAGAACCAAGTTTGCCTGCTTTACAGAGCAATATTGGAAAAACAAAAAGGACTGATCCGTAATAGGGTCAGTCCTTTTCTGTTATTATCTTATTTCTTTTTATCATTTAGCATTGTAGTTCCTCCTATACCCATGTAAAGTTATCCCATATTTGTTCATCTGTAGAATGACTTATTTGTTCCTCTTTTGTTATGATGTAACATTCTAAGTGTGGTTCAACCTCAGGTAATTTATACTCTAATAGTAAATCTTCATTTGTAATAGATTCATTTTCTGGTAGTTTACTCATAATCATTTACTATTTACATTGTTAATACCTATTCCAACTCCAATCGCTGGTACTATCTTTAATGCATTCTTTACTGCATCTAGTTTATTAGTTAAAGCATCCTTACTGAAATGCCTTGTTATAATAGGATCTTGTAACATCATATTAATTTGCTCTGGAGTTAAATCTTTAAATCCTATATTCTTAACACCTCTCCAACCCCATACATCAGCTGCAAGTTCTTCTCCTGATCTAGTCCAATCTTTAGATTTGCTAAGCAAACCTCTTAAATGTTGACCTATAGGATGATTTGGATTAAGTGCAGGATATCCTCCTTTAAAAAGGAATTACATCAGGTCTAATTCCTAGTAACTGATACAGTTTATGTGCTGATTCATGAAAAGTATTAAATCTTACTGTTTCACTATTATAATTAAGCCTGTTAGGTCTGTTGTTTAATACGACTAGGTTGCCATTATTAAACCCTCCAGCTGCCTTTTGAAGTTCCATGTTATGAAGTTGTTGACCTATTTCATTTAAATCGAAGGGTTTAAGTTTGTAACTATCTGTTATTACTGGAATATCCCCTTCATATCTTACAAATAGCTCTGGCTTATTATTAACTTCATCAGTTATGGTAAATTGACTAAACTCTCTAGGTTTCAAATCTAATCTATCAATCCTAGCTTGAATATCTGGATTAATTTTTACTCTAGATTTCTGTGCAGTTGGATCTACACGTGTTACTTTATCTCCTAAATATACTTGATCATATACATCATCCATTGCCTTAGTAAAAGCTGCTGTATTTTCAGCTGTAGTACTTGATCCAGTTATATCTATTTTGGAATAATTACCAAACCTCTTTTTAGGTATTACTTTACTAACACCTTTTCCAATTTTACCAACATAAGGTAATAATTCTAATCCAGCTTGTATACCTGCACCTTTCCAATCATTATTATATGCAGCAATTCCAGCATCAGCGGTTCCTAATACGAATCCAGCTTCTGGACGAGCTACTGATAATCCTAATTTAGCCCAATCTAAATAAGTATTACCCATACTATAAAAGAAATCTACTGCATTCTGTATTTTCTTATCTCTATTATATGTATCTTGTAACTCTTTGCTAGGTGCTTGTGATAAATATGTTCTATTATTAGGTAATGGTTCTTCTACTTTCAACTTAGGTGTAGGTTTAGATGCCATTCTAGTATTATCTCTTTGTACGATGTTCCCACCTTGGAACCTCTTTACTTTCCTATATTTACTATTTTTGTCAATTAATTGCATATTATCTATATTTGCAATTATGTATTACTTAAATCTTATGTGTTATGTCTGTTATTAATGATAACGTTTTCCCTATTTATGGCAAATCAGGATACTTATACAAGTTTACCATGTATTCTCTTGATCATGAGTTTGATGATATTCCTGGTACTTATATGTATGTCACAATTCCTACAAATAAGGTACCTGTATATGATAATTCCAAACTAATATACTGTGGAGAAACAAAAGAATTAGGCGAGAGAATTGACGATCATTCTTATGAAGAAGAAATTATGTCGCATAAACCCAATTGCATTTGTAAACTTTCAGCTAATTCCAAGGAAGAGGCAAAAAGAATCCAAGATGACATATTAGAAGGAAATAACTTTCTTGTCAATATTCAAAAGAATTAATACACTTTAGAAGTAAACCCTTCTATAGTACCATGTTCTTTTTCATAAGCTAGTAAGTCTAATTGATTTTGATTTGATTTTTGCCATTCAATGTTATTAGGACTTCTTTTAAGTACTTCATATACACGTCTATCTGGTCTGTCAAGTGTTTTTAATGCTTCCCATGCTTCATAGAATATATATGAAGTATTTTTATAGGTTCCATCTTTACCCCTTAGCATTAATACATAACAGCTATCATCTTCTACTATTTGGCATACTCCACCATATTCATCTTTCAATGTAAGTACAGGAGAGATAATTACTCCATTACTTGTTACTATTTCTTTATCGGTTTCTACTATTTTATACATATTATTTCATTTTCCGTTTATACTAAATATATTGATGCTAAGCTTAAACAAAAAAGTGCTATCCAAACAGTCCATATTATTAGTCCTCGTTTACAATAAAGGTGTAGTACTATAGGTACAATTGCATATATAACAAATGAAGTATTTACTAACTTATTTGCAATATCATACCTTTCTGGATTGATTATTCTATAATATTCTATTGTTTCTTGTGTACTAAACAGAATTATTGTTAGCATGATAGAAAATAATAATTCTATACTTATTATAAATAGCACTTTCATAATCTTATTTACTTGGTTTTAGTTGTCCTCTTATTATAAAATCTTCACCTGGAACAGCCCAGTTATAACCATTAAAGTCATAAACATCTCTATACTCTACATAGTTTTGTTTTGGATTATATTGTAAAGTAAAGTTCTTTAATACATTTAAAGGAGATATTGTATTACTAGTCATTTTTCCGTCATTAATAAGTTTACGATCTTTCCATGCTTGGTATTCATGTACAACAACTGGCTCTCCTGTCTTATATGTATGTCTTAACTTATCTAAGTAATCTGTATCCCATTCTATTGCTTGCTCAAAGATTGGAATTGATTTATGATATTCATTTTGTTTTCGTAAACTATTTAATTGCTGTGTATTAAGATTTATCCTTTTCTTGATAAAGTTAGTATCAGTTGCTATTTGCTGTTCTTTTTCTAAAGGCAATCTAACTGATCCGTCCTTATTACTTGGTAAATCTTTACTATTATACGGTTGTCCTAATCTTTTTGCCCATGCAGCATTTGCAGTAGGTTCCTTATCTGTGTATCTTTTTGTTGAATTACTACTAAATCCTTTAATTAAAGAGGCAAGTCCCATTCCTATAGCTTGAAACCAGTTTGGAATATCTGTTGTTGGATCAACTGTGTTATATATTCCCTTTTTATAATCTAAAAATGAGGACTTTTTCCCTCCATCTTTAAATCTCTGAATCTTCCCACCTACTTCATATTTTTTTACTTCATTAAGTACTTTATTATACTTACTTATATAGTTAGGATCAGTAGCATATCCTTGTTTTACTATATAAGGCATAAATTCTTGTTCAGACATACTAAATGCTTTACCATACCTCTTGTTAGTAAGTAAGTTAATATACTGGTTTGCCCAATCTTCATAGTTCTTGTAATCTTTAAATGAATCTTTAGTATTTACCATTTTACCATTTATGTATTCTTTAGTACTTCTTGTTGTACCTTTACCTTTAATACCTGATAAATTAAATTTACCTGATTCACTTTTACCCCAACCAGATTCTAGTGCTGCTTGTGCTACTAGGTGATCTGTCCATTTAGTATCTATTCCTCTATTTCTTAAAGTATCTGATATAATAGGTCTTAGTCCATTTATGAATGCGTTAATTGGTTTCTTTTCTAATTCATCTTTCGATATTTCTTCTTTAGTATCTGTGTATTTTACAGCTTCTGGTTTTTCATTTTGTAGCTTAGTAGGTAAATTGTACTCGCTAAATACATCTTCTACTGGAATCCAATTATCGTTACTATATAATATAGTAGGTTCTTCTACATTTATATAAGAAGCAACTCCTCCTTGTTGTCTCTTTACTATCCTTTTTTTAAGATCAGATCCAACAGAAGTACTTTTTACTACTTTCTTACGCATATCTCTTTTACCATTTAACTTTTCAGCATTCTTTACTAATTGACTTTTTCTTGGTGTGAATTTTTGTAATTTCTTCATTTCATGTTAGTGGTTCCACTTTCTACTATTAGCTGCAAATGTAGCCCTTTTCCTAATAGTTGGACTGCTACTTCTTTTTCCTTTTGCTATACATTCACTAGTAACTTTTCCTCCACAGTACTCCGTAAATTTACCTCTGTTTTTTGGTTTGATGTGTATCTTACTACCTGATTTAGATCTCTTCACTAGCTTCCCACCCTTCTTAAACTCTTTTATAAATTCAGAAGGTAAGCTTTCAATTAATTGCATTAAGTATTCACCTGCTGTTTGCATATTCATATATATTAGGTTAATTAGTCATAAAGTATCTCTTTAGTTTGTTAGAGTCGCAAGTTATTAATAATTTTGCATATTAGAAAACGAATGAAAGCCATTATGGAATAATAAGATAAGAGATATTACGTGTAGTGATTCACACGTCACGTTAGTCCACCACTATTAGAATTGAAACCAAATGATTTTAGACAGATTAAGAAGACTATGGGATTGGATAGACAATATTAGTTCTAGCACTAAAACAGTAATCATTATCGTGTTAATGTGTTTTGTATCGCCCCAGTACATAGATAGTAGATTAGGCTTCTTTCAAGACAGGTATGAAGCCTGTTACAAGAACTACAAACTAATGGCAGAAAAGTATGCTATGTCCACTGCACCATTAATTTATAATGAAGTAGAGTGTATATTACTGTCAGACAAGGAGATACAGAATGTCCTTTTACTTAACTACCATAACACTAGAGAGAATCTTAGTGGGTATTCATATCTGTATGTTACAGCATTAGCAGAAGCAGCCAGAGACCAAGAATGGAAACAAGAGTGGAAGGAGTTAGATTACATTGACTATTCTAAAGAGATTGAACGTATTCACAGAAAGGGATATTTAAGGGTAGATTCTATTGAACAATTAATTCCTAATTATCCAAGACTAGAAAAGAAGTTGGCTTTCTGTGAAGCTAAAGCCGCAGCTATATATCCAGTAGAGGGGGTAAATCGTAAATTAGGATTAATTGTAATTATATACGGGCATAAGAAGGAATACTCCTTAGGTTATTACCAAGAAAATATAGCTCCAGCTGTAAGTAGGCTTACATCCCTTTTAGATTATGCTAATATTACAAATGACATAGTAAAAGAATAATGATAATTGATAAGAGCAACGGTGCTGTATGTTTTAATGAACAGGAGCATGTATATTGGAATTTAAATGATAATAAAAGATATTCGTCAGTAACTACTATGATACATAGTTTTACGCAAGAGTTTGATGGACAGTTCTGGTCAGCTTACAAAGCATTAGAAAAGTTACTAGGTTTAGAAGCGTTCAAGGCAGAAAAGAAACGTCTGCTTGAAACTCATAAAATAGATTTACAGTACTATATAGATACTTACGGTATAAGTGAGCTAGACTTTAATAAGTCACAGCAGGATATACTTGATAAATGGCAAGCTGATAATATTGCAGCTTGTGAAAGAGGAACGGCTATACACTCTGAATTAGAAGAACAATACTATAAATCTCCTACTTGTTCTGTTGAAAAATACGGAATAGGAGGAAAATTTGAATGTAGAAAAAACTACTATGACTTAGACTTAGAAAAGGGAGTATATCCTGAGTATCTTATATATTACCAATCTGAAGATGGGCAATTCAGGTTAGCAGGTCAAATAGATTTACTTATCAAAGATGGTAATGATATTTATATAGTAGATTATAAGACCAATAAGGAACTTAAAGAAAAGTCAGGATTTGATACAAGAACAAAGAAAATGTCAATGATGAAGTATCCAATGAGTAATTTAATGGACTGCAATATGAACCATTATACACTACAATTATCTACTTATGCTTGGATGCTGCAGCAAATCAATCCAGACTTTAATATTAAGAAGCTTGTATTGGTTCACTACGACTACCAAGGCAATGTTACTGAAAAAGAAGTAGATTACCTTAAAGAGGATGTAATAAGAATGATAAGATACTTTAAGAAACAACAGATACTAGAAGAACGAAAAGCTAGTAGGAAACCCATAGAGTTTTAAGTAACAGTGTGGATAGCATCCTTTTAAACTATTAGAGAGTTAGGATGGCAAGTAATTATTAATTAAACTTAATATACTATGGGTGGTTTCTTAAATATTGCACAAGGACATATAAATGAAGCATTAGGTCTCAATGCTAATATATCAGAAAAAAGACTTAAAATATGCAGAAAATGTCCATTATATCATATAGGATTATTTGGTCCTGTATGTAGTACGAGATTATGGTTGAACCCAGAAACTGGTGATATATCAACAGAGCAAAAAGATGGCTATGTTAGAGGATGCGGCTGTAGACTCGATGCTAAAACTAGAGTAATTAACGAGTATTGCAGAGCAGGTAAATGGTAAATTAAATTAATGAATTATGAACAGTTTAGTAGAACAGTATTTTGAAAAAGGAATAGATACCAATGGTATGAGAAATGCAGGTAAGATTGACACTATGGGCAATGGTAATGTATATTATATGGGTGCTAAATCCATAGAAGAGCTTGCTGAGGAACAAGCTGTAAAGAAATTTAATGAAGAATTTGAGAAGAAACAATTAGAGATTGAAGAAAGACTTAAGCATGATGAGGAAAAAACCAAGAATGCAGAAAAGTATGAGCATATGGAAATTAAGCCTGTCAATTCTTATGTATTGGTTAGACCTTTTAAAGAGAATCCATTTGAGAAACTTGAGTATACTACAGCTGGACTTATTCTTCCTACTGCTACTGGAGAATTTATTAATCCAGACAGTGGATTAAAGGATAAGAAAGAAAAATTGGAAGTTGTAGGAGAGGTTATAGAATGTAGCCCTTTAAATAAGTTTGTACAAGTGGGAGATACTATTATGTATAGAAAAATGCAGGGAGTACCAGTCCCATTCTTTGGACAAGGATTTGAAGTAGTTGCAGAGAATCAAATTCTTGTTGTAGTAAATGTAGGATTAACAGAACGTTTTAAAAATTTTAATGAATAATGGAAGAGAAGATATATTTTATGCCAGGAGATAGGGTTACTTTAAAACAAGACATCCCTAATAAGCCTACAATGTATGTAGTAGGTAAGAAAACAGCAGTATTCAAACCATTTGGCAATGAATCCAAGGAGGAGTTCCTTAAGGGCATTATTTGCAGATGGTTTACTGATACTAAAGTACTTCAAGAAGCTGTATATAACACTAAAGATCTTATAAAAATATGATAATCAAATTTCAAGACGGAGGGGCAGTGAATCAAGAACAACAAGCATTCACTGCCTATCTTATTAAGATTCTGAATCCTAAGGATCAGAAAGATTTTGAAGATCAAATAGCTCAATTATCTGAGGAACAAATTAATAAACTATATCAAGAGTATAAAAGTATGGAGAATCAAATAGAATTAGCTAAGATGGGCACCAAGCTAGATTACCTGAAAACTTTAAAGGGAGAATGTCCAGAAGGATATGAAAAGTTTAAAATGGGTGGGTGTGTTAAGTGTGCTAAAAAGAAACAAGGGGATACAATCAACTTAGTTAAAGAAGATATGAAGAAGTGCGGGGGTAAAATGAAGAAGAGAATTAAAAAAGTAACTAAAAAAGAAGAGGGAGGAATACTTCCAGAAAAGGATAGAGCATTAGCGGAGTTAGAATCCATGCTTTATAAATGTGGAGGTAAGATGAAGAAAAAGAAAAGAATTACTAAGAATGAAAAAGGAGCTCCTGCCCCTAGAATTAAAGAAAATGGCGTTCCATTTAACAAGATGGGCAATAAAGTATTTGAAAGAGGACCAGCCGATGGAAACAGTACTGGTAGTTCTAAGCCCAATTCAAAACAAAAGTCTAAATTAGCTAAGAACTGGAAATACCAAGAAGGTGGAGTTCTTGATAAGCTAAATCAAATGATTCAAGAAGCAGTAAAGAAATAACATGAATATATTTCTATTTGATAATGTAAAAAATGAAGTAGTAATTAATGAGCCAGAAATACTCCTTACTAAAGAGTTTGCGGCATTATGGACTGATAAGAGAAATGTCACAGCTAAAGATAAAACTGGTACAAGAAGAACCAGAGCATATAGAGAGTTTACTTATATATATTTGATGATTGATTGGCAATCACAGTATGCTCAATATGCAGAAAAAGATAGACATCAGGCTGCTATGGAAGATAGCAATTTAACCGATGAAGAATTTAATGATCCTGAGTTCAGAGCTGCCTGTAGAAAATACAGAGAAATACAAGACTCGGATAGACAAATTAGATTAATTAAAGCAGCTCAAAATAAATGTGATGAACTTACAGACTACTTCGAAGAAGGTTCAGATTTAATGGAAAGAGACCCAATTAATGGAAAGCCTATATTTAAGGCTAAAGATGTAATGTCAGAGCTTTCCTCAGTATCTAAAGTATTAGATGAACTAGATGAACTAGAACGAAGAGTTAAAGCTAAAAAGAAAGCTGAGACTGGTTTACGTGGAGATAAACAAGAAGGTTTTACACCTAGAACTAAATAATTATGGCTAGAGGACGTAAACCGAAAATAAAAGAATCTCCAATGGTTCAAGAGATTATCGCTAAAGTAGTAGAAAAAGAACCAGAAGAGGTACCAGTAATTCTTCCAGTTAAAAAGGAAGGAGAGTGGGACTTTAAAATTGGAGAACCTATAGAGTTCTTTGATTCTAGAATGTCCTATGAATTAACTGGTTATAAACCAATAGATGATGTAAATGGACTAGATTTTGATCCAGAATGGTTCATGCAGTCTAGACGTATTAAAGAAGCTACAGGCAAATACTGTGACTTTAAATTTGGAACTAAACCTTACAATAACTTTTGGGAAGAAGAATATAGAAGATGTAGAGATGGATATACTGTAAATGGTTATACTCTTACAGGTGATAATTACTTCTTTATTAACTATTATAGGCTACCTAATCTAGCATCAGCTGAGAAGGCAGGAGGTGGTAGAAGTATTGACTTTCCAGAATTCTATGTAAAACAGTATGAATACTTCCATTATATAGAATTATGTAAGAGGTTAAGAATGAATGCCATTGGTCTAAAATCCAGAGGAGTTGGGTTCTCTGAAATAGGTGCTGCAATTGCAGTTAATACATATTCAGTAAGACCCCATTCACGATCTGTAGTAGCTGCTCAGCAATCTAACTATGTAGAGTCTACACTAGCTAAGTGTTGGACTCAGCTTAACTTTTTAGATGAGGAAACCGAAAATGGATTTAAGAAGTTAAGACAGAAGAAAGATTCTACATTACATAAGAGAGCATCTAACATAACTACTGAAGGGACTGAAACTGGATGGATGTCAGAGATAGAAGGGATTGTTGCAGATAAGCCTAATAAGATTAGAGGTGACCGTACTGACTACTTAGTATATGAAGAGTCTGGTTCTTGGCCCAATTGGAAGAAAGCTTTTGCACAAGGCGACGCTCTTATATACATTCAAGGTAGAAGATTTGGAATTAAATGTGCATGGGGTACTGGTGGAGACTCTGGTCCTGCTTTGGAAGGTTTATCGGATGCATATTATAATCCTCATAAATATGATGCTTTACCTTATAGACATAATTATACTGCTACTGGAGAAACTGTGATTACAGCATACTTCATACCTGCATATACTATTGTAAACCAACCAGGATTAGTTGATCATAGAGGATGGACTGATCCAGAAAAGGGAAAAGCATTTTATCAGAAAACTAGGGATGCTAAAGCTGGAGATCCTAGAGACCTGCTTATATATTGTGCTGAGTTCTGTTTTACAGCTGAAGAGGCGTTGGCTCTTGAAGGTGATAATATATTTAATAAAGTATTACTTTCAGATCAAATGGCTAGTATCAGATTATATAAGAATGGTCCTCATGTAGATGTAGGAACTCTTGAATATAAGTTTAGGGAAAATAAGCACACAGAAGACAATGTAGAAGGAGTAAGGTTTGTTGCCAATAATAAAGGTAAGGTATTGATTATAGAACATCCCATTAGAGATGAGGATGGAAATGTACCTAAGAATTTATATGTGGCAGGAATAGACGGTATTGACTTAGGACAAGAAGATACTTCAGAAAATACTAAAGATCCATCTAACTTTTGTGTAGTTGTTAAAAAGAGAACCTATGGTTTATCTGAACCTACTTATGTATGTGTCTATAAAGATAGACCACAAACTCTGGAAGAAGCTCATAGAACTTGTTATAAAATATTACAATATTATAATTGTCAAGCAGTATTAGAGTCTACTAGAATGACTACTTTACAGTATTTTAGAAAGATGAAAGCTGAAAATAAGTATCTAATGAGAAGACCTAGAGCTACTCAGACTGATATACAAGGTGGAAGATCTAAGCAATTTGGAGCACCAGCTACTGAAACAGTAATTAGACATCAATTAGAATTAATAGCACAATACGTTGAAGATTATAGTCAGGATATATGGTTTGAAGACATGCTTGATGAGTTAATGAGATATTCATATGAAAATAAAAGACATTTTGATATTGTAGCTGCAATGGGTAAATAGCCATGCCCATGTAAAATTCCGTAAAATCGGTGAAGACTAATATAATTAATTAACATGTATTATCATGGAAAAACTTATTGAACAATTGAATTTTATATGTCCATTATATAAAAATGGAACGAGTAATAGAGAAATTAGACATGATTTCTTTAAAGAAATACAAACTGAGATACAAGCCTATTTATTAGGATTTATAGCTGCTGATGGATCTATAGACGAAGAAAGACACACTTTATCTATACATCTATCTAAAGTAGATACAGAATTATGTAATTTATTTAGAACCTATATAAGCCCAGAAGCTTATGTTAAAGAAGAGTCAGGATGTACTTTTAAATCCAGAGGTAAAATTTATACTAGTAATGATTCAATAAAATTAAGTATAGCTAGTAAAATTTTAATACAGGATTTAAAAAATTTAGGAATAACACAAGCAAAAACTTGGAAAGAATTACATATTCCTAATATTCCTAATGAATTAATAATTCACTTCATTAGAGGATATTTTGATGGAGATGGATGTTTTACCTATTTTGTTAGACAACCAAATCCCAAAAATAGAGAAAAAAATCCTAGAGTTTCTGCTAGATGGGAAATTTGTAGTAAAAGGGATGAAATTCTTAAAGACATTAAATCCTTTTTAAATATGAAATACGGCTTAACTCTAAATTTAAATTATATAACTAGGGATGATATGTATAAAGTGCAAACAGGCAAAAAGGAAACTTTGAAAGAAATATATAAGGCTCTATATACAAATTCAATTTTTTATTTAAAAAGAAAGTTTGATAAGTTTTATTATTATGTTAATACCGAGGTAACTCAGATTATATCTGACACCGTAACGCGTAGGGATGAAATAATTCCCCAAGAGTATGGAACATCTGATAAAGATGAAAATGTACGCTGACCTTATAGGAAACTATAAGAATCTAAGGATAAAAAGCCTTAGAGATAACATTAAATTGATGGCAGAATTAGGAGATGAAGAATTAATGGGAATTGTGCCTAAATCATTAGAGGACAACAATAAAAAACTTCCTCCTTTTGGATACTGGACTGATGAAAGAGGAATCAAACATAAGGGAATCATACCAGAAGAGTATAGAAGAAAACCAACATTGCCAGCTTATAAACTAACATACAATGACTACCAAGGACCTAGAACAAGCGATCCTAGACTTATTTGAGGAAATATACCAAGCTAAATATACAGCAGGAATTAAAGTAAAAGAGCTCATGACCTGGGATGGAAATCATAGAGGTTATGAGCTTATACTTGATCTTAATAATAAAGAAAAGCCTCTTACTATCGCTTATGAAGGAGACTTTAAAACTTTTCTTAAATTCCTGAATAAAGAGTTAAGGTTTATGGCACTCAATAGAACTAAGTATTACTTTGGACAAAAATTTAACTGTAAAGAAGATGATAGATGTAACTAGTAGAGGGGATGAATACTTAATGGAAAAAGCTGATAAAGCTATTAACGAGTTAGTAGTTCCCAAGTTTAAATTACAGAAAGCATATAACTATTATAATGGAATGAGGGATGCTGAGCAATTTAGGTATCTTGAAGAAAACTTTGGAATTGGTAATCCCACTTCTATTCAGTTTACCCCTCTTATTAGAAAGCACGTAGATGCTTTAATAGGGGAATATCTAAATGTTCCAATCCTACCTAAAGTTACTTGCAAAGACAAAGAAACTGTATCTAAGATTACAAGAGACAAAGAGATAGCTATAAGTAAGCAAGTATTTGAATTTCTGCAAGGACATCTTAACAATTCATTACTATCTTTTATAGATGGTAAAACAGTTAATGATAAAGCCATAGATACTGCTCTAAAGAAATTAATAGAAGACATTGACAAAAACTTTATTAGTGATTATGAAGTTGCTGCACAAGATGTAATCCAATATATATTACAATCCAGAAGTGCAGACTTAGTAAATAAACTAAAAAGTTTATTATTGGATTTATTGGTAACTGGCACTTGTTATTACAAAGTAGTTCCTAGTGTAGAAGGAAATAACCTATCAATAGAAGTTCTTAATCCTTTAAATACGTTTGTTGATAGAAATCCTGAATCTATCTATGTGAAGGATTCTTATAGAGTAGTTGTTCGTAGATGGATGACTAAACAGCAAATACTTAATAAGTATGGATCTGAACTTAACAGAGAGGCTATTAAAGAATTGAAAACTTTATATGAAGGATACTCTGAAAGTTCTTATATGTATGTAAGATCTTTTACCAATGCAGCCACTGGAGCTCCACTAACTGATGGCTTGGAAGCTGGTAAAGAAGTGGTTCCAGGATTTCCATATGATTACTATAATACCTATAGCTACAAATTACTTCCTGTTTATGAAGTAGAGTGGACAGATACAGATAAAGTAGATGGAGAGTATATAATGAATAGATATGAAACTGTTAAAATCAGTAATTCAATATATATATTAAGAGGTAAGGCAGATAATGTTATAAGATCTAAAGATAATCCAAGTTATTGCACGCTTTCAGTAAATGGAATTTTCTATATAAACAGAAATGCAATGCCGTATTCATTAGTAGAAGCTTGTATGCATCTTCAAGATAAATATGATATTATTACTTTCTTTAGAGACAATGTAATTGCAAATAGTGGTACAGCAGGAGATTGGCTAGATTTATCTACCTTGCCAACTTTATTAGGTGATGATTTAGCTGAAAGAATAGAGAAGTGGATTGCATATAAGAAATCAGGAATTGCAGTAATAGATACTTCACAAGAAGGTAGGGCATTTAACAGTAATACTACATTTGCAGGTTTTGATGATACTATTAAAGCTCAAACTATAGAGGCATTTGAATTAGCATTAGATCGTATAGAAAATACTTGTAGCTCAATTACTGGTGTATTTAGAGAAAGACTAAATGGTATTCAATCTAGAGATGCAGTAACTAATGTACAAGTGGGAATACAAAATTCTTATACTATTACAAAGCAATACTATCAACAAATGGATACTTTAACAATAGATATGTTAATAGATTGCTTAAATGTAGCTAAGATAGTTTGGAAGAAAGGTTTAACTGGTACTCTGATACTAGGAGACAAATTACAAAGAGTTTTTACTGCATTGCCAGAACACTTCACTGTTACTGATTATGATATTCATATTACTGCAAGTAGTGATATTATGAACGACATGAAGACTATTCAGCAAGTAGTATTTGAATTTATAAAGTCTGGAGGACTTGATCCTGATGTAATTGTAGATGCTATTACAGCTAAAAGTATGACCGATTTAAAGGCAAAAGTATCTAAAGCCTTTAAAGATAGAAAAGAAGAGGCTAACCAAATGGCACAATTACAACAACAGATAGAACAAGCTCAACAACAAATGAAAGCTTTACAATCTGAAAATGAAAAGTATCAATCTAAACTAGAACAGCTAAACGAAGCTAGACTACAAATAGAAAGAGAAAAAGCACAGGCTGAAATAGACCTTGGATGGTATGATGCTACCACTAAGAGAAGAGCTGCAGAAAGTAAAGCATCTACTGATGAAAAGAGAACTGATATTGAATATATGCAGTTGAATGACGGAAACCCTTATAACGATAAAGTGAGACAAATATAATGGAACTTAAAATTAATATATGTACACAAGAAAATTGTAGATTAACAATTCAAGATATAACTGGTACTGAAGGTAAGGGTTATCTACCAGAATCTAGTTCTGCTATTGTTAAAAATAGATGGAAATATTCTGAAACTATGGCAATAGACGTATTAGTACTTAACCATAGTAAAGGACCTAAATATCAGTTGCCTATACTTAATCTACACGATCCAGATAATACTAATATAGACTTACCAGTAGGATTTGATGGTTGGTTTGATATCTGCCATATAGTAATTCCGACTAAAGAGTGGTTCTTTAAAAACTATGAAGGAGAGACTCCTTCTACAGAATTGCAATTATATGAGACAGTTTATTACTCAGATGGAGTGAATCTCTTTAAATACTTTAATGGAGTAATCTCCAACGCCAATATTGAAGAAATAGTAGAACGTAATACAGAAGGAACTACAATATCAAGAATCTCCAAAACCTACGTTTCCATTTGTTTCCTTAAGAAATGCTACATATCTTTGTGCCAGCAAATATTTAATAGCAGAGGTTTCAATGAATGCTTTACTAAAGGAACTATAGATAGCCAATTAATCTTTAAAAGGGATTTAGCCTGGATGTCTATCAATGTTATTAAGTATATGGTACAGTCTAATCAACTGGCGGAAGCTGAAAGAATAATCGAACAAATAGGAGGTTGTAATGGAATATGCAAAACAGAGTTTAACAAATGGACAGACCACGACTGTGGATGCTCTAAAGGATAAGGTAATTTGTGAATTTCAAGATCTGCTAGCCTGGTTAGCTAAAGGTTATAACAAAGACTATCAGTTTATATTAGAAGAGATAAGCCTAATAGGATTGATAGAAGATAATGAACTTAAGAGTAGTTTCTTTATTACACAATTTTATTTAAATAATAAATGGCAGATAACACAATTTTAATTCCTGGTGAGGAAGGTTGCAAACAAGAACAAACAGTTCTAAGCAACGAAGCATATTTACAAATAGATAACTACTTAAGTGAATGGGCTGAAGAATTTGAAAAAGAAATAGCAAGAAACAATCTTAATGTATGGAGTAAGGATGAAGTTTATACCAAAACTGAAACCGATCTTAAAATACAAGAAGAAGACAAAGCTACAATGAATTATCACTTGGCTCAGGATGATCCACATGGAATATTACCTAAGGTTGATGAAAAACTAAGGGGAACTATGAAGAATGATGGAAGTACTCCATTCATTGCACCACAAGTGGGTGTTGATCCAGTCAGTGACCTTCACTTAACAACTAAGAGATTCGTGTCAAACCTGTTAGCAGGGCATATGGCAAAGGTAGATCCTCATAACGTAATGGAATTAGTAAGAGCTGAATTAAAAGCTTATGTATTATTAACTCAAGTTTATGGTAAAAATGAGGTTTACACCAGAGGACAAACTGATGCACTAATTAAAGATTTAGTAAATAGAAATGGAACTACAGCATTTACCAGACCACAATTAGGAGTAGATCCTCTTGCTGATGCACACTTGACTACTAAAAGATATGTAGATAACTTGCTTAGAGAGCATATAATTGATGTTGATCCTCATGGGTTAATTACTACTATAAATCAAAGACTGTCTAACTATTACAGAAAGTCAGAAACCTACTCTAAAGCAGAAACATATTCTAGACCTCAAATAGACACTATTATCAATAGTCTAGTTATGAATGCTGCTAGAGATGCAATAGAAGAGCATGTTAATTCATATGATCCTCATCACGTATTAAGGGAGATTGACAATAGACATTACGTATCCAATGATGGTAGTGTTCCGTTTGTTGCCCCTCAAGCAGGAGTAGATGGTGTTAATAATGATCATTTAGTTACTAAAAGACAACTTGATCAAAAAGTTGACAATATAGAGTTTCCAGAAGCTACATGGATTACTAGTGGACCTGTACAAACTACTGTAGGCTTTGTAGAAGATAACACTGATGTTCCAGTTAAATTAACATTCCAAGAAGCAATGGATGCAATATTCTATGGTAAGGGAGTAGATGTTAAATCTCCTGCATATGGTATTTTAAATGAAACAGTACAAGTTGATATGTTTATACATGGATCTTTAGGTCTTGTAGAAACTATTGAATTGTGGCAAAATGATGTATTAGTTAGTACATTTAACAAAGATCAATTTGAGAATGGTCAATATTCTGTTAATAGTTTACCCATTACAGAGGATGCTACATTTACATTTAAAGTATATTATAGCAACGGAGTTATAGCTGAAGCTACCTCTATTACTAAAGTAGGATATTCTATGTTTGTTGGAATACTACCTAAATGGTACACAGCTTCTAATATTACTTGGGAATATCTTCAAAACTTAATTAAAGAAGATCCAACCAATAATAAAATTGATGATTCTGGGGATAGTGTTAAAGAAATTAAGATGAAATATGATTTCTCTTCTCCGAAAGAACCTAAACATCTATTCTTAGCAATTCCTAAAGAATATCCAAAGTTAGTTCAAATGACTACTCCGTCTCAACAATTTGGTCCAGATGCATTTGACATCATTAATGATATTCCACTAAATATACCTGGAATGACTCAAAGTAAGATATATACCTTATATGTTTACAGAGAAGCCTTAATAGCTCTAAGTACAGAAGTAACCTATAAATTTGAATAAGAATGAGTAAATATAGTGAAGTAATTGGTAGTTTTGAGCGTAAAGGTAACTTCCCATTAGAAGCAAACTATATATTTGCTAATGAACAAGCTCTAAAGGATTTCTTCGCACTACCTGAGAACTATGCAATTATGCATAAAGGTTTACTTAAAGTAGTAGAAGATGATGGTAATGGTAATCAAGTTCTTTACTGGGTTACTAAGAAACAAACTAATGATGAGTTAGAATTTACCAAGGTAGTAGGTAGTAGTGACATACCAGACATTCAAACTGAGCTTGCAGAACTACAGAAAAAAGTAGACAAAGAAATAGAAGATAGAAAGACAGCTGATAATGCTATATGGGGAACTACTGATCATTCACAAGTTCCTACAGATTTAAATAGCCTATTAAAAATATCAGCTGCAATTGAAGATTTAAGACAGGCATCTACAGAAACAGATGAAACTGTTGCAACTATTAAAGAGGAACTTAAAGCAACCGTTGGTACATCTGATGATGATATTAGAGCTTATTTACAAACTTTAAGTTATAAAACTCTTACTGATCTATCCATAGATCTTAATAAGTTCTTAAAGACTATAGATATAGACACTACAGAGATTAATACTCTGCCAGAGTTACAGAGATTTTTAACTGGATATACAGACTCTGATACTTTAAAAGCCATATTAAAGTCATTACATAATGAAGTATTAGGAGATCCTACTCCTACAACTCCATTTAGAACTCTTAGAGGAGTTGAAGACTTTGTTAGAACTCTAAAGAGTGAGTTAGAAGCTGAGGATGCCAATTTACAAACTGAATTAGATCAGACTCAAATTGGGGTAGGTCTTGATTCAAGTGGAATCTACAGTCCAGACAAAGAGACATTCTATTTAAAAGAGGCTTCTTCTGTAATGAATGCTCTTAAGATATTAGACAGTCTTATCAATGAAGCTATCAATAATACAAATATACAAGCGGTAGATACTCCAACTGTTAATATGACAGTTAGTAAGTATGTTGATAGAACTGATATTTCTGCTGACGTTAGAGTTTCTACAGTAGATGGTAATGGAATTGCAATTAAGAATGATGGTTTGTTCTATAACTTAAGAACTGACTATACTGATGGTATCCTTACTGTTTATGTAAACGATAAAGTAGTTAGTCAACATTCCATGGGTCTGTCCTCAGTAGTAGAATCTGCCAAATATGATCCAGACCAAGAAGCCATTGTAATGGTTTTCAAATTACTTAATGGAGAAAAACAAGAAATTCTTATTCCAGTAGGTAATTTAATTAGAGAATGGGAAATAGATAATTCTCAACCAACTAAGGTTGTAGAAATGGAGAAGGTAGAGTCAGTAGGTCCTGGTAAAGATAAATTATCAGCTGATGTTAGACTTTATGTGGACAAGTATCAAATTCTTGTGAAAGAAGGAAATACTTTATATGTAAAAGGTACTACTGATAACTTAATGCATAATGATACTGCATTGGACGTGGTAATTACTACCATGCAGACTAAGGATACAGAAATATCAAATAAACTTGATACTACTGCTATTGAGTTAGACAATCATAAGAACAGTACTAACAATCCTCACTCTGTAACCAAAGAGCAAGTAGGTTTAGGAAAAGTAGATAATACTTCTGACCTCGAAAAGCCTATTTCTCAAGCTACTCATGAAGAGTTTGATAAGGTATATGATTTAATTGATACTAAGACAGATATAACTGATCTTAATTCTCATATTAACAATCATGAAAATCCTCATCAAGTTACTAAGGAACAAGTAGGCTTGGGAAAAGTAGAGAATCTTGCTCCTAATGAAATGCCAATTTCTGATGATGTTAAAGTAGCTTTAGATACTAAAGCCGATTTAAAACATACTCATGAGGTATATGACATCATAGACTTGGATAGACGTTATGTAGTATTAGGATTTGTTGATGCTTTAGCTGATTTACCAGCTGATCCAGAAGATGGAGACCAATATGCTGTACAAGGATATAATTCAGTAACTAGTTCCTACAATTATAGTATAGCTAGATATTATGCTAGTGAGAATTCTTGGAAAGAATCTATACTTTCAGTTGGAGGAGTAGTTTCTGTTAAAGATGGATATGTATGGGAATTGACTACTCAAGGAAGAAGAAGAATACTTGATGCTGTTGACTATAAGTTCTTCTATGATAAAGGCTGGAATGAAACCAAAGACCTTATAGAAAAAGTAGAACTTGTTACAGAAGATGATGTAAAGATTAAAGTTACTACCAAGACAGCTTATGCTGATCCTAGTACTGATGAAGCTACAGCACCTACTGTAACCCCAGTGATTGAGTATATAGAAATGCCTTCTACGGATTCTATAGCTATTACTCAAGAGAACAACAAAATCAAGTATGACTTAAGACTTGACACAACCAAAGACAATGAGATTCAAATATCTATAAATGAAAACGGATTATCCGCAGAACTTGTTTGGGGAGAATATGATTAAATCAGCAAGACAAGCTCCCAGACCAGCTAATATGAGCCAGTTGGACTATCTTTGGTCCTACTTTGGCTCATATAGTGTGTCTGAGGAAGTTAATACAGAAACTCCAAGAGAAGATGTAATTCTAACAGAAGCTGCTCTTGTAAACTATGTTAAAGAGGCTACAGATGGAATATTCTCTTTGGAATTAAGACCTAAAGTAGGAGAAGAAGATATATTACAATTAGTAGGAAAATCTTATGGTGGAGGAGAACTGTCTATAGTAGAATTAGATAAGGAAGATCACCTTGTAAGCATAAATAAATTACTGGCTACACAAGTAGAAGTAGACAATAATATTGCTTCAACAGTTGGTGAATATTTGCTAGTATTTACCATGTTTAGTGGAAAGAAAGTTTATGCAAACTTATCTGATTTTCAATATATTGGACAAGAGAGCAAATCTGCTAAAGTTGTTGTAAAAGATAATAAGATAGTAGCTCAAGTTAAAATAGACAATCCTATTATAGAACCTACAGTTGAATTAAAAGAAACAGATAATGGAATCCAGGCTAACTTACTTACTTCTCTTAGTGAAAGTGGAGTTCAATTAGTAAAGACAGAAGATGGAATTAAACTTACATTCCCTTGGGAGGACACTACTACTGAGATTAAACTTAAGTATCTTACTCATGATCAATACTTACTAACTACTACTGACCCTGGAACTATTTATTTTATTACTGATCAAGGTTATATGTACTTTGCTGGAGTTAAATATGGAGAGAAATGTAATATTACTCCAGAAGAACTTCAACAATTAAAAGAATCAGTAGATAATATGTCTGGTACTGTAGAAACCTTGAGTACTGAAGTTGAGTCACTAGAAGCAGCCTCTACTAAACTAAGAACTGATCTTGATTATGAATCAAGCAGAGCTTTGGGAGCTGAATCTAATATAAATAAAGAACTTGAAAGAAGAGTAGTTTGGGATGAATCTAAAACTAAAATTACTTTGCCTTCTGGTGGTCAATTGACAGGAATTAAATACAATTCAGATCCTGATGATCCAGAGAATGGTGCTACTATAGCACAATTAAGTCAATATAATAAAATGGACTTCGGATCTCCTAAATTCCCTCTTAACTTAAATACTCCTGACGGGATTAGACCTACCGTTCAAGAAGCTAGCCAAACTGGAGAGCAAGCTCATCAAATAGCATATGTTTCTGACTTAGAAGGTAAAGTTGATAAAGTAGAAGGTAAAGGATTATCTACTGAAGATTTTACTGCCGAAGATAAAACTAAACTAAGTGATTTAGGTACTAGTGTTGAAGATTTAACTACTAGAGTAGCTGCTTTAGAGAGAACTTCTACTATGTCGTTAGATGGAGGAAATGAAATAGAAGAATTACAGTCAGCAGTATCAGATATACAAGTTAGATTAGCAAAAATTGAACAAGCACTTGCTAAGGTGCTATAATAAATAAGTGATATGGCGATTAATAAAAAATTACTTCACTTTAAAACTCTAGCTAACTTCAAACAAAAGTTAGAAGCTGGAGAAATCCTTGATACTTCTATAGTGTATATCAAGGACGCCAAGATCGTCTGGACTCATGGTACATATTATGGAGGAGACGGTGACAAAGACCCTATATTCTTAGATACTTCTTCATTTGAAGCTAGTGGAGAAAATACGTTTTCCATTTCTGAAGAGGTATATAATAATATGAAATTAATAATAGATAATAAATTACCTTCTTATATATTAATTACAGATTCTTTTATAGAAGGTATAGAAGAACAATTTATACCTATCTCTCCAATAGGAGCTGATAAATTAGTAGCAAAGTTAAATACTGATTATACTAAAATATCAGAATTAACACTCTATCCAACGGCACCTGCTAGCGGATCAGCAAGTGTAAGAGTAGAAGTACAAACTTTTACTTTAAAATCCGATGGAAGTGGTACTCTATTTTTAAGTGATAACGGAGAATATCTTCCAGTAGTTACAGAAGATCTTACTGTAAAAGATAATACCTGGACTGGAACTAATAGTTTTGCTGGAGGCAAGTTCTCTGTTGTCTGTTCAGAATCTAGTGTTTATGTATCTAAAGTTGGAAATTTGGTATCCGATTCTAATTATACTGATACTGGATGGCTTAGAAGTTTAGAATTCTCTGATAATGGTACAGTTGTTGGCAGATTCGGTGTTAAGGTCATAACTACAGCTAATGTACCTACTACTGATTTTGTCGGGATACTTGTTGGACAAGGAACAGTGAACGATTCACAATATAAACTTCATACAGATTATATGGTAGTTCCTAATGAGTGGGCTATTAAGTTAGCTAATACTAACAATGTATTTGGAGTTAATGCAGAAGGAACATATATTGGAGCAAGTGCTACAACATCTAAACTCACTTTAAGAAGTGGTAATAATGACATTATTCACACTAAACAAGAAAGTGGAAGTGTTATAGGATCTTATAAAGTATGGGATGAATCTAACTTACCAAATCCAGCTACTATAACTAATCTTAATGAGAGTATTAGTGATACAGTAAAAGATTATCTTCCGTTAGCTGGAGGAAAGATGACAGGAAATATAGGATTTCCTAGAAATAACGGAGTAGTAGGAGCAAATTCTGATGGTTCTGGTGCCTATATTATTTTAGGAACCGTTACAGGAAGTAGTCCAGAAAGTACTTTAACAAGAGTAGGTACTACATACTTTCCTACATATATTTTAAGTACTGCTGAAGATCTAATTCATAATAGAGGAGGTGACCAATATAAGATATGGGATGCTTACAATTTACCAGACCCTCTTACTAAGAGTAATTTTGATGTTAGTGAAATGCTAGCATATGGTGTAGAATGGGATGCTACTGTATCTAATCCAGATTGTACTAGAATAGGTAATCCTACCATGCATAAAACTTTACCTATTCAATCTCAACTTAAAGGTTGCATAGCAAAAGGTAATAAAATTCAATATTACTTAAATCCTAATGACTGGTCTTTAAAAGAAGACGGAACACCTTCTGTTTTAGATGGAACTGATGGAGAAGTGAAAGTACATGTTCCTAAATTCTATGGAAAATCAGGAATTAACGGAAACAAGAGATGGGTTAAAATCTCTACAGTACAAATTGATGGTTCTTGGATAGAAATTCCAGAAATGTTAATTGATGCATATAGATGTACAGTTAATACTACTAATCAAGATACCCCTGTAACAGCATCTGTTGTTAATACTACAGCTGCCTATAGAGGAGGTGGAAATAGAAGTGCTAGAGATACATACGATCAATATGGAACTGATCTTGGTAAACCAAGAACTAATATTTCCAGAACCACTATGAGAAGCTACGTTAAGAACAAAGCAGATGGTTCTGCATTGTTTAACTATGAATACTACAAGTGGGTTATGTATTGGTTACCAGTTATTGAATATGCTACTTTCAATTCTCAGAAAACCTATAATGCTGAATTAACTTCTGAAGGTTATCATCAAGGTGGACTAGGAGCTGGACTTACTAATTGGGATAGTTACAAATGGAATGCTTTCAATGGATATTATCCATTAACCCAATGTGGATACACTAATGAATTTGGTAACTTCAGTGGAGTTAAAGAATATCCTGCTCAAACATTTGAATACACTACGCCTGCAGCAACTAGTTTTTCTAGTTATTATAGTAGAACTAATACTACATTAGTTACTAGCTCTTTCTCTGGATCCACTTGTACTATTACTAATAGTGCCCAGGCTGCTAGTTTTGCGTATGTAGGATTCCTCTATCAATCAGGAGCTACTACTTATTCTATTTCTGGTTTACAAGAGGGACAAGGAATTCAATTTACTGGAGGAGGAATCGACCAGACAGTTACCTCAGATGGAGATGTAGTTATTAACTGGTCAAGTACAGACTTAAGCACCAGATATTTAAAAACTACATTTGCAGGAGCTTGTAACATTACTATTACTATTACTGATGCTACCAGTACCACATTAACAGTAAATACTTCCGCATCTCAAGTAAATAGATATAGAGGATTTGAAAATATCTTTGGAGATATTTGGACTAATTTAGACGGAATAATTATAGATGCTAATGCTGGTGAAGATAATTTGAATAAAGTATATACTTCTATTAATCCAGAAGAATATAACGATTCAGATTATAGCAATTACAGGTTAGCAGGACATGAGATACACACAGATGGTTATATTAAAACATTCGATCTACAAGAGACAGGGGAGATAATACCAGCTTCGGCTGGTGGAAGTACTACTACTTACAAATGTGATTATCACTATGCAGGAAGTATCAACACTACTCTAAGAACTTTGTTGGTTGGCGGCCGCGCGGGTCATGGCGGTTATGCTGGTCTTGGCTACTTCAATTCTGATGATTCGGTCGGCTATTCTTATGCCACTGTCGGTTTCAGAACATATGTTTTAGTATAAATCAAGATTGATCAGACAGAGGGTCTGCACATATAGATTCACAGGGTACTACTCTTCGACATTAATTGGGGCTATTGAACAAATTAAATTGTTAGTTAGCAGCAACGCGAATAATAGCAGTAATGCTAGTCTTAGCAACTTCAATTCTAATAATTCAGTCAGCAATTCTAATACCAATGTCAGTTTATTATACATGTTTTTATTTATTAGTTGAGTAGTATCCTTACCTCTTGGCAAAAAATAACGTTATCTAGTGAAAACAAACGGATGTTAGTAGGGAAACCGAACGCTTCCATTCTAAATGTATAAGATGAAAAGAGTAGGCAATTTGCACGCTAGGATATGTAGTCTAGAAAATATAGAATTAGCTGATAAGAAAGCTAGAAAAGACAAAAAGAGTAGATGGGGAATCGTTAAACACGATAAATGGAAAGATAAAGAGAATGCTAAATTGAAGAATGACCTAGAGAAGCTTACTTATAAGACTTCCGAGTACAGCACTTTTAAGATATATGAACCTAAAGAAAGAGTAATATTTAGATTACCTTATTATCCTGATAGAATTGCACATCATGCAATAATGAATATCATGGAACCAATTTGGACTAAAATATTCATTAAGAATACTTATTCCTGTATTAAAGGAAGAGGCATTCATAAATTACATAAGGACTTATCAAAAGACTTGAGAAAATATCCAAATGAGACTGTTTATTGTTTAAAAATGGATATCAAGAAATTTTATCCTAGTATAGATCATGAAATACTCGAGTCTATACTAAAGAAGAAAATTAAGGATAAGGAGTTAATGGCTATATTGCATGAAATAATCCATTCAGCAAAAGGAGTTCCCATAGGCAATTACTTATCTCAGTTCTTTGCTAACTTATATTTAGCTTATTTTGATCACTGGTTAAAAGAAGAAGTAGGATTGAAGTTTTATTACAGATATGCAGATGATATAGTTATATTACATTCTGATAAGAACTTTCTTAAGAATGTATTAGTAGCTATTAAGTTATATTTGAAGCATGTTTTAAAACTAGAACTTAAATCTAATTATCAAGTATTTCCAGTAGAATCTAGAGGTATAGATTTCGTAGGATACAAGTTTTATCATACATATACTTTATTAAGAAAGTCTATTAAACAGAGACTAAATAGGCAAGTTAATAAATACCTTTTGAATAAGATAAGCCTAGACAAATTTAGGGATAGTATGAGAGCTTACTTTGGTTGAACCAAATATTGTAATTCTAAAAACTTATTACGTAAAATTCAGTCAAAGACTGGACTAAAGTTTTCTAACTTTAATGGAACAGTAAGTAATATTACTAAGTTCTACAACAAGAAGGTTTATATTTTAGAAGTAATTAATTACAGCAAGTATTTCTCTATACATTTTATTTATAATGGTAAACCTTATATAGTTAATAGTAAGGACCAAGAGTTATTCCTATCTATACATAGATACAACAAATTTCCGTTAATTTTTAAAATTAGTCCATATGTTAGAAGCAATAAGAACAATATCAGAACAAGAGCCTAAAAAGATTGAGTATTTAAATGACGGCTCTTACTACTATAATTACGATAGACAACCATTTGAGTCTACCAATCAAGAGGGAGAGACAATAACTAGTTATTGTTTTGTACAAATACATGCATGGGGGCATCCAAACTATAAAACCTGCATTAAAGAAGTAATTAGAAAATATTTATCAGAAGAGAAAGAATTAGGAATCATTAATGACTATAATTCTTATCAGCAAGGACTAATAGATGCTGGTGAGGCTGTTACAAACTATAACGAGTATCTTCAACTATTGAAAGATATTAAAACCAATATATATAGTGACTTTGGAATTGAAGTACAACATAACTCCGTATCAATTCCAAGACAAGTAGATGTAATTAATCTGTTGAAAATTTTTATCAACACCTTTAATCTAACAGATGAGGAGGCTTTAGAAGCTAAAAGTTTTTATCCTGAATGGGAAACCTTCATAGGAAAATCTTTATCTACTGGAATGAAAGTAGTATATGAAGATAGATTATATAAGGTTAAACAAGATATTTCTACAGTATTAGAAAATCAATTCCCTTCTGTAGATACAGCAGCTCTTTATGAAGAAATTAATGAGCAACATGAAGGAACCTTAGAAGATCCAATTCCTTATAACAATAACATGGAATTATTTGTAGATAAGTACTATATTCAAAATGATATTATTTATAGATGTACACGCTCAACTGGACAAGCAGTTTATCATAACTTATCAGATCTAGTTGGAATTTATGTAGAACAAGTACAGTAATTAAATGGAACCAAAGCTTTTATTATACTTTAAAACCCATAATGCTTTTAAGAGGGAATTAGAGAGAGGTACTATAGATTCATCTAGACATTTATGTTTTATAGATGATGAGAGACTTATCTGGTGTAGAGGAAAATATTATGCAGACAATGAAAGACTAGAGGGTTTAAGTAATCAAATAGTAACTGGGTGGGAACCACAAGAAGGAGACATAACCAGTGATTCCATTACTCTTAGACTGTCTGTTCAAACTTGGAATCCAGATACTAGACAGTATGAGACATCTACAGTTATATACACATTAAATTCTGCTACAGAAGATGAGGCAGGTTTGATGTCTTCAACAGATAAACAAAAACTAGATAGAGTAGAATATGTAAATCATGAATTTAGTACTGAGAAAGATCCCGATACAGTTACTATAATTCTAGATAGTATAAATGCCAATACTGGAGAAACTAGAACTCAAAGAGAAGTTATAAACTCTGTTACAAAAACAGAAGCAGGTTTAATGACTTCCGAAGATAAGGCTAGATTGGATAGAGTTGTTACAGCTAATAGGGAATTTGCTTCTGCTATACCTTCTACTATAGATGTTACCATAAATGCTAGGTCAACAGACATTAAAGATGGAAGTTTAGTTGCTGATTCTGTTTCTATACCTGGAGCTACTGAAACTTCTGCAGGAGTTATGACTGCACAACAAGCTTCTGATTTAGAAAAACTAAATAACTATAAAGCATTTAAGACCATATCTGCAGACGAAGGAGGGTCAATTTCTGCAGATGAGGCACAAGATACTTTAGTAGTAATAGGAAAATCTGGAATTACTACTAGAGTTACTAAAGAGGAATTAGAAGATAGATTAACAATAGTTCATAATGATATTACAAGAACTAATACTGGTTCTATAGGAACTAATATATTAAAGTCTGATGGTAGTAGAACTAACTTTACAGTAATAGATGCTATTAATACAAATGCACAAGGTCATGTGACTTCAGTAAATGTTAGAACTCAAAGTTTATCTCATGGAGAAACTGATAGAGTGGATAATGATGTAACAGGATCTTCTACTATACCTGCAGATGGTACTGGAGTATCATTTAAAACTGTAGAGGAAGTACGTACAAATGACAGAGGTCACGTTACTGGAGTAGAGTATGAAACTAGAACTCTTATACATGGTAAGACTGAAAGAAATGATACTTTTAGTAATGAAGAGATTACTATTCCTGCAGAAGGAACAAGTGGAGCACAATTTAATGATATATCTTCAGTATCTACTAATGAACAAGGTCATACTACAGGAGTAAATTCTAAATCAACCATTATTAAGCATGGTGATGTAGAAAGAACTGATAGTAGAAACGAAGGTGTAACTGTACAGTTAGGAGATCAATTTGATATGACTGTTGCAGTTTCTTCTAATGACAAAGGTCATATCACTGGAACTACTAATAGAAATATAACTATTAGTAAGGTGCTTCCAGATGGAACAACAGCTACTACTCAACCAGCATCAGATAATTCTAATAAAGTAGCTACTACTTCATTCGTTAAGAGTGCATTTGCAGAGGTTGATGCAATGACTTATGAAGGGGTTATTGCTGGTACAGCTACAAGTCCTGGAGCATTTACTCCTGCAAGTAACAAAGGTAATGTATATAAAGTATCTGCCTCTGGTTACATTAATGGAGTAAAAGTAGAAGTAGGAGATATGTTAATCTGTAATACAGATGGAACTGTAGCAGCTAACTCTTCTAACTATACTACTATAGCTAAGAATTGGGATATTATTCAGACTAATATCGAAGGGTATGTACTAGAAGATAGACAAATCATTGCTGGTGCAGGCTTAACTGGAGGTGGTTCACTAGCTACTGATAGAACAATTAATGTAGTTTCTGCTGATGATGGTATTATAGTTAATGCTGATAGTATTAAACTTAATATAGTAAATGACTACACTACTGGATCTTCTACTAGACCTATTAGTGCCATTAAAGTAAAGAATCTATATGAAGAACTTACTACTAAATACCTACCATTAACTGCAGGTTCTGGTAAGAAACTAACTGGAGACTTAGTGTTTAATGGAGCTAATGGTTCAAGTGTAGTTTGGACTTTAGATGATGTTTCCAATTCTGGATGGGAAAGAGGATTATACTTTTCATACGGAGGAGAAACCAAAGCATTCATAGGAGGATGTGGTAATGTTTCAAATGGAACAAATACTATGAACTACCTAGCTATATCAGCGAATGGAACATATAATGATTCTTTAGGTTTAAGAGTATATCCTAACGGTAATGTTACTACTGGTAATCATTTATTAGCTGGAGGGAGTGTGTATGCTTATGGTAAGCAAGTAGTATTAGGAGATTCTATAACTACTGCTCCTTATCTTAAACCTTATGGTTCATCTACTAGTATAATAGCAGTTCATGGACCAAATGAATCAGCTTGTTCTATATTAACTAAGTCAATATTAGTATCATCTACTTATGCAGATAATACCAAGATACCAGAATATGGAATTTATTCTAAAGGTGCTGTTAAGTCTAGTACTGGATTTACATCTGACTTTAGACTATCAGACCTTAATATAGCGAAAACAGGAAATGATGTATGGCATTTATCTTCATTTGCTAGTAGTCCTACAAACAGACCAGGTACTGATCCAATAAGTGGACAGTCAATTGATGATGGAGCTGCTCTTACTTATTTCTGGCAAGGTGATTATGCCTTCCAACTTGTGGGAGATATTGATGGTACTGGAATGGCATACAGAAGATACACTCCTTCTACTGGAGCTTCTGGTACTTGGAAGTTTTTAGCTGATACTAATTGGGTTAATACCAAGGTTGGAAACTATGTACTTAAATCAGGAGATACAATGACTGGTGCATTGTCATTACCTTATTTAACAAGTACACAACCACAGTCTGGATGGACTTCATCTAAAACTCCTAGTGATTATAAGGCGATGTCTTTATACATTGAAGACGATTACGAAGGGGGAAGTGGAATTTCTACTTATGGTACTGTACTGACCGTTTCTGGAAGGTATGCACATTGGGTTAATCAAATAAGATTCACCGCAGCTTCATCAGAAATATCTATAAGGTCTTGTAATTATGCAACAGATTCTACTACTAGACAATTTACAGCTTGGAAAACATTACCTGATAAGGATTATATAAGTGCTAATTATCTTAAACTATCTGGAGGAACATTAACTGGAAAATTGACTATTAATACATCAAAAGTTAATCCTCTAGCAATCAATGATACAAATGCTAGTGCAAGTGAAGTTTACATTCAAATTCAAAGAGCAGGAACTGCATTAGCTGCAATAGGTAATATGCCAAGTAATGGAAGTTACATTTATAATTATGCTACTGCTAAATATTTATTTGTAGGAAATGATGGGTGCTATTTTGGAACTCCAAGTTCTAATACAAGAGTGCTTACTACTAGTGATGTTCAAATACTTCCAGCTTCTTATAAGAACGATCCTAATTCTTTACCTATAAATCAAATATTCTATGCTGAAACACAAGGAGTTACAGGTACTCCTACTGCTAGCGGTTTGATTTTAAGTGCCCAAGGTAACGATGAGGGTATGCAATTCTGGACAGGATCTGATAGAACTTCATTATACTTTAGAACTAAGTGGACTTCCTATGGCAATTGGATTCAATTAGCAGATAGATCTTATGTTAGTGGTAATTACTTGCCTTTAACTGGAGGAACTCTTACTGGAACCTTGATAGTTACTTCTACTAAGACTGGAAACTTTGACGAAGGTATTAGAATTAATGCAAGCAGCAATAATTGGGGAACTTTGTTTATTGGTGGATCTGGAGTTTCTGGAAGTAGTAATGGTTGGATTATTGGTAGAAATCCTTCCAAGAATTTGCTGTTAGGGTTCCAAACTTCAACGGAATCAGAAGGATTCGTTTTATATTCAGATGGTTCTAGACCTAGATGGCAAAATAACCAATTAGCTTACTTAGGAGATATACCATCTTTATCTGGATATGCAACACAATCTTGGTGTAATAGTAATTTCGCTTCACTGTCAAGATTTACTAATACTGGTTCTTATTCTACTATTATTGCTGCAGGAAATGAATTCTGTATAGGTAATACGGCACAAACTACTGCAAGTGGAGAAATGTATATTAACTACAGAGTTCCGACTGGTTGTACTTATGCCCCTGCCACTTTTTATGTTAAAGCAGGATCATCTACATCTTGGGCTAACATTTACGCAGGTAATTTATACATGAGTTCTAACTTAGTTGCTACTCAGTCTTGGGTTAATTCACAAGGATTTATAAAATCTACTCCAACTCTGTCTCTATCAACTACTGGTTCTGGTAATGCAATAACTTCTATCTCAGTAAGTGGACATAGTATTACAGTAACTAAGGGATCTACATTCCTTACTTCTGCATCTAACTATTATACTACATCTGCAGCATATTCTGGTAGTTCTACAGTTAGTGGAGCATCTGGTGGTGTACTTAAATTCACTAGAAATGATGGAGGATCTTACAGTGTAAATGTTAGAAGTATAGGTGGATATTATACAAGTGGAGGACCTGAAAAGCCTAATTCTTTCCCAGATAGAGGTCTATACCTGCAAATGTTAGGGGGAAGTAACTTAGGATTAAGCAGTGTAGCTAGTTACTTTGATGCACTAATAATTAACTCCTATATTTCGGATGTTCCTGACTGTAATGCTTTAGTGTTCCCTAAGAATGGATCAGCTAGAGGTTATATAGTAGCACAAAATCCTAATAATTCAGATTGGGGAACCAAGTATGAAATTATTACTACTGGTAACATATCCAGTCAGTCAGTAAATAATGCTGCTAATCTAGGAGGAGTTGCTGCAGGCAATTACTTACAATATTATGGTAGAGATATCACCGATTGTAATTCTGCTAGTGCTATTGTACAAGGTATGCATGGATTCAGTGGAGCTCCTTCTAATGGACCTGGACCGTCATACTTAGCTATGATGGCAGTTAGAAACTCTGATGTGGGATTCCAACTAGCTGGAGGATATACTAGTGATAACCTATACTTTAGAGGATGGTCAAGTAGTGGAAGTAACTTTTATACTTGGAGAACTGTAATTCACAGTGGTAATATAGCATCTCAATCTGTGAATTATGCTACAAGTGCAGGTTCAGCTACTACAGCTACTAAATTAGGTTCTTCAACTGTAGGTAGTGCAAGTAAACCTATTTATTTAAGCTCTGGTACTCCTACAGCTTGTACACTATCATTCTGGAGTGGAACTCAAGCTCAATATGATGCAATTAGTTCTAAGGATGCTAATACTATCTATTTCGTTACAGAATAATAATTTATAAATTAGACATAGAAGGCGTTTCTGAGAAAATACTCGGGAACGCCTTTCTTTGTGCTACCTAAGAATAGAATCAAGTTATGCAAAAATATTTGTTATAAAAAGCTTGGTAGCATTCTTAAAAGTTGTTATATTTGCATATCAGTTTAGGATAGAGGGTGGACACCGAAATCTAAACTACAGGTTGTAACCTAATCGAGATATTCATTAACATGAGACTAAAAACTAAAATCATTTGGTATGGCTGAATTTTTAACAATGGATGAAGCTGAAGATAAGTTCGGTACAAAAGGTAGAACTAATGCCGCACTTACTCTTGGTATTATTGGAACTGCTCTAGGCGCATTTACTGGAAACAATGAACTTGAGAAGAAAGAAGTAGCTACTGCTACCGCTTTACCTTTGATGTTTGAATTGTCTAGAGTTAAATCTGAAAAATATACCGATGATTGCTGCTGCAAGGCTGAAAAGCAAAACTTAATATCAGACGCTTATCTACAAAGACAATTAGATACTAAGATAACTGGAGAGTTGAAGTATGCTTATAACAACTTATGTGCTCCTGTTCCTAATATTAGCCCATTATACTGTTCTCCATTCACCACTTATGGTAGCGGGACCACTTGGACTGGCTGCTGCAATGGTAGTGGAAACTGTCAAGGTCAGTAAGATATGAAAGGAGACTTATTAATTTAGGTCTCCTTTATTTTTAACTGTTAAAAACTATTATAATGGAAGTAAAGACTACAGCATTTGGTCAAACTGGATTAATTTTAGAATTTAATACCTGTTTACCAGATACAGCTAATACAAGTATAGCACCACTGTCTACAGTAACTCAACGTTATGCTGAAGTATATAACAATGCTACCTCTGGTGCAGCTACTTATATACAAATTACTAAGTTAGACGTGATACATAACTTAAGATATACAGATTGTAAAGGAAATGTAAAGGTTCTTACTGAAACTACTTCAGTAATGTTAGGAACAGAAGCAACTTCTGAAACTCCAACTACTATAGTTCCTAGAATTAACAAGATATTAGATGTATTAATTCCAGATGGAGTTAAGATTGTTACTCAAGAAGTAATATCTGAATTACCTACTTCGGTTCCTTATAAATCACATTGTGCATACTCTGTATTTACTATTGAACCTCCAGTAGAAGCACCAGCTCCAGCTAATTAATAATTGATTATGTTCGGTACTACCCCATTTGGAAGTAACTTATCTGATTTGCAGGCTAATTATTGGAATCAAATCCAAGCTATGCAACAGATGGAAGCTGCTAAGAGGACTGAGACTCCCCTCTTAGACTTAATTAGTAAAGAAGTAGCTTCATTATCACAAGATGAACAATCTGCCTTAGCTGGCACTCAAGAGTATCAAGCGGCTAAGCAAACTTATGAAGCAGGATTCATGGCATTTTTAGGAAATAAATTTTCCCAAGAATATGTATCCTCTGCTGATGGTAAAGTTGCAGCTGAAAACTTATTAAATACGATACGTAAAGCAAAAGAGCGCATAAGCGTAGAACTTAAGGCAAGACAGGAAAAGATGAATGCAATGCTTTCTTTGTTGGAGAATGATCCTGACATCAAAAAGAAGTATGACGAAATGATGATTAATAAACAGTAATATGGTAAGTGATAAAGAATTATTAATACAGGCGGCAGAAAAATATGCTAAGGGAGTAGCTAAAAACCTTTTTGGTTTCAGCACATTACCCACACAAACACTAATTACCTACATAGTTAGAAATTGGGTAGATAAACACGGTATGATCATAGATCTATTAGTGGATAAGGACGATAATATAAATATTAATATGCTCGGAGATGCGTTAAAGTCAGAGATGCAAGCCAATGGAGGCTTTACAGTAGGTAAGATTAGATTTAACGATAAAGACGTTGATGAGTTGTTAAAAATGTTCAACGATCTTAAAAACAGAAATTAACATTTAATGCCATTGGTGTGTCCACACTGATGGCATTTTTAATTAAGCCAACTTATGAAATTAGTATTAGAAAGAACATTTAGAGGAAGTGCCTATACAATAGGCAAATTATATGTAGATGGAGATTATTTTTGTGATACATTAGAAGATGTAGATAGAGGATTATCCTCTGATATGCCATTAAGTAAAATTAATGAGAAGAAAGTATATGGAGAAACTGCCATTCCTACAGGAACTTATAAAGTAGTAATGAATGTAGTTAGTCCTAAATTTAAAGACAGGACATGGGCTAAACTATGGGATGGTAAATTACCTAGGTTAGAAAATGTGCCTGGATATGAAGGAGTGCTTATTCATGTAGGTAATAAAGCAGAAGATACCTTAGGTTGTATTCTAGTTGGACAAAATAAAGTAAAGGGTCAAGTAATTAATTCAACTGCAACCTTCGATAAACTAATGGACCTATTAACTCAAACTAACGATATAACAATTAAAATTTATTAATAATGGCAGATTTAATAAGACAAGAACAGTTCCTAGGCAGTCGTAAGAATATAGTAGGAGATAAGAGTACAGATCTTGTCTTAGAGACTATAGGAAAGGTTTATATAAAGACACAAAATAAGTCCAGACTACTAAATGAACTATTTACAGCTATAGATAATTTAGAAGAAGGTACTAATATTATGATATTAGAGAATGGTCAAACCATTCAGAACATAGAATATCCAGGTGATAATAAGTTAGTTTACGATCCTACATTAGGAATACTATATATTACGCTAAACAATGAATATATTCCTTTAGTTGATAAAAGTGGAGGAGAAAACTACGTGTCAAAAACTGGAGATACTATGACAGGGCAATTAGAATTTATTATAGAAGATTCTTCTTTACCTCCTTTCATTATAAATTCCACGACTTTAATAGAAAATCTTAACGCTCAATACTTTAATGGCAAGAAATCAGAGGAATTTGCTATTAAAGCTAATAATGAGAATATAAAAGGGGATTGGACATTTTCTGGGAATAACAATTTTGAAGGAAATAATATTTTTAGTGGAGTAGCATACTTTGATACTCAATTGGAAAGTGCAAGTGGTTTTGCACCTGGGATGAGTGGGTATGGATGGCAACTAGATAGCGTTACAAACACTCTTACAGTAGATAATCTTATTGTAAGAAAAATAGCTCAATTTAATAGTGATGCCGAAGAAATGTCCTTAATTGTTTCTGGATCTAATGGATCACTATGGACCGCACCTTCAACTAAAGTAACAGCGGTATCTTATATAAACGTAATATTAACCACGGAGATTACTAAGGTTACGTCTTTAGGAGAAAGAACTAGTTACACAAAAGGAAACATAGAAGAATCTACAAGTAGTACGGATCTACATGATACAAATTTTAACTATGATGGTAATTACAATGAGATATATAATTATTGGGATTATTTTCAGGGAGATTACTTCTATTTAGAGGCGTACAGTGATTTTATAAATATTGGAGATATACTGAGATGCTACAGAGATTCCGATTCTGGAAAAGTCTATTACGATTGTGTTGTAACTAACATATCTGAGGGCTTAATAGTTAGATGCTCTGAACTAAATAATAATGCCTATACCCTATTACCAGGCAAAACCAAGAAAATAGAAGATTTTAGTTCTGATTTAGTAGAAGAATCAGAAGATGATGATGAAGAGAGTATAAATAACTATATTTCTACACCATCTTTAGGGGATGTATTAGTAAAAATAGGCAATCTAAGTGGAGAAGTAGGATTATATCAAACTTGGATAGAAGATGATTCCCCTTCTATGTTATTATATGAAAAAATAGATACTCCTAACTATAAAGAACTAAAGGAAGTTAAAGAAACAGTTACTGATCCAGAAACAGGAGCAGAATCAGAAGTAATTCATACTGTAAATAACTTATCAGCTAAAGTAGGAGTATTGGAGAATATATATGATCCAGTATTAGAGCCTAAAGGAGTAGGTATATATTGTAAGAATTCATTTGTTAAAGGAGATTGGTTTGTTGGAACTGAAACCAATGGATGGTTAGCTACTAATGGATCAATCACTTACATAAAAGCTAAAGTTCCAGCTGGATTGATACTTAATGAAAATGGACAAATAGACAGCTTTAGTAAAGAGTTTGATTTGTTTACTGAAAATGTGAAGTTCCCTGCAACTTTACAATCAGATTGGAATGAAGAAGATATTACTAAACCATCTTTCATTCTTAATAAGCCAAGTATATATTTAAAGTCAGAAATTGATCAATTATTTATATCTAATCAAGCTGACTGGAATACTACAGATACTAGTTCTCCTTCTTATATAAAAAATAAACCAGATGTAGCAGCTTTAGGTAGTTGGAAAACTACTAGATTAACTGCAACTGTTGAAGGTTTCCAATTTGTATTTTCATTTAAGAGAAATGATGCTTTAAAAATGTACTTAGGAACACTAACATTTCCTTCTGGAGCTATGGAACATGATTGGACAGGAGACAATTATACTGGAACTGACATATTTAGTGGGTCAAGTTGGATGAATTTATGGTCTGGAATTGACATTAGATATACTACTTGTATACAAAACACTCCTGAATATGCAGAACATAATAGAGGTATTAACTTGTATGTATCTAATAGTTCTCTTAAGTTGTGTGGTCAGTCTTGTAATACAGCTCAAATGGCTATGGGATATTTAGACTACTATCATACCTTTACTGGACCATATAGTCTGTACTAGAATATTTAATAAATTGTAGATAATTAGATAATATACATTCTCCTTGCCAAATACGTTAAAAGCGTTTATCTTTGCATTGAACTTTAAAAATGAATTAATATGGAATATAAGCTACATGACTTAGACTTAGACGACGAAGAAGGTTTGATGGATGATCCTCAGGACAAACCATTTGATCCAGAGCTAGATGAAAAGCCTTGGATGGAAGGACCGAACTACCAAACTGAACAAACAGAAGATCCTGAGCCTCATGAGGACCCAGTTGATGAAGACTTAGTTACTATGATTCTTAAGACAAAAGGAATTAATCCAGAAGCAATTAAGATTGCTAATGAAGAAGGTGAAGTGGAAGAGATTCCATTTAACTCTTTGTCTAAAGAAGAACAACTAGCAATTATATCAGATCAACCAACTGAGCCAGATTATGACCTTGATGATACTGAACTTGAATTTCTTAACGAGTTGAGAACAGAAGGTCTAACACCTCAAGAGTACTTAGAACAATATAGACTTCATATTCTCCAAGAGGCTATGCAAAATCAAGAGCCTTCATATGAATATGAGGTAGATCAAATTCCAGATGATGAACTGTACCTATTAGATCTGAAAAGAAGAATTCCTGAACTGACCGATGAAGAAGCAAAGCAAGCCTTAGACCATGAAAAATCTAATGAAACACTTTACCAAAGAAAAGTAGCAGGCATTAGAACTGAGTATAAGGAACTAGAAGAAGCTAAAATACAGCAAGAGGAGCAACTTAGACAAGAGCAACTTAAACAACAAGCTGAAGCTTACGAAAATGAAATCATAAAGGCAATTCAAGAAAATGACACTATAGATTTAGGCGATTCTGAGCTATCCCTGTCAGAAGATGATATGAATGAAATAGCTAGCTTTATACTTGATGAAGATTCAGCTGGAGTCAGATATATCGCAAAGGCTTTGAGTAATCCTCAAACTTTGGTAGGAATGGCATGGTATGCGTTAAAGGGCCAAGAAACGTTTAGTCAGATTTCGGACTATTACAAGCAACAGATCAAAGAGGTAGCCAACACTAACTATAATAAAGGTTATGAGGATGCCAAGAAAGGAAATCAAAAAAATGCGGCTAAAACAGTAGTAACTAAGAAAACTCCTACTGCCAAGCCTGGAAAAACAATAACTATTAATGATTTAGATTAATAAAACACAATTAGTATGATAGTAGCAAATTTCGTGACTAATCGTCCTACAATGGGCGAAACAAGAACTTATGAAGATTTCTATAAATTCTTGGGAACTAGACCAGCTAGACTAGGTGTAGTTGCAAGACTTTATCCTGAATTGACTGCATCTTACTTGACTGAGGCTCTTAGAAACATATTCTATATGGACGCTAAATCAGATTCCAAGTACAGAAGCATTGATTCTATGTATTTTGAATGGGAAGTAGAAACAAATTACATCAAGAGAATTTATTTCGCAGACGTTCCTACAGAAACAGGAGAGAATGGCGGAGAAATTACCATGGCATTTACTGAAAAGTACTATGAGAAGAATGATATCTTCAAAATAGACAAGACCATGCAACAATGCTTCGTATTGAATCATCCAGTAAGAAAAGCAGATGACTATTGGGAGTACACCGTAAGATTGATTGATAATGACTATTCAAGTACACTTGATGTTAGTGGTTGTCAAATTGGTGATACTACTAGATTCCAATCTAATGCATTCCCAGAAATGCACGAAGAAGGACACGTTAAATATCAATCCAACATTGAGAAGCACAGAGGTTACATTACAACTCATAGAGTTGATGATACTTATTCTGCTCTTTACAAAGCACACGAAAATGTATTCGTAAGCATTGGTAAGGGAGAGGGTAATGGTCATGTAACTGAAACCATTTACAAGATGGATAAGACTGAGGCTAACTTGCTGAAGAACTTCTTATATGTAAGAAATAATGGTTTACTGTTCAACAAAACTAATGTTGATGCTAATGGTAAATCAACTATCTTTGACCCTGACACTGGAAGACCAATTTATATTGGTGATGGTATTATTCCACAGGTAGAAAGATTCGCAAGTAAATACTTCTACAACAAATTAACTGTTGATGCATTTACTACTGCACTTTCTCAACTTACTGAGAAATCAGAGAATCCAACTGGTAACAAGTATGTTGTTATCTGTAATGAGAAAGCTTGGACTGATGTACAAACCGCTCTTTCTGAATGGTTAGCAAGATTTAAAACTTGTGGTACTTATCTATGGTCTAAGAAAGCTAACGGTTATGTAGATGTAGGTGCTACTTTCCAATCTTATGAAATCGGAGGTAACTCTATTTCATTTAAGGTAGATAGAACATTCTCAAGAGAATATGGTTCAGATAAAGGCTTCATGATGATGATTGACCTTACTTCTGATAAAGTAAGTGGTGAACCAGCAATTCAGATGTTTACTTTGAAAGGCGGAGACTTCATCTCTAATAAATATCCAGGTGTTGGTGGATTAGATGGATTAAGCTCAGGTATTGTTTCAAGTCCTGTTGCTGCATCTAAGTTAATCAACTGGGGTTATAGTGGTGTTGGAGTATTCTCTCCATACAGAAGCTTTATAATGAAAGAAGTTTAATAAAATAAAAGAGATTAGTAAGGGTTGGCATTGAGACCAGCCCTTACATACTTTTTATATAAAAAATGAATTAATATGAGTGATACAACAGGAGCTGTCCTAGGTAAGGACATGATTATTCTAAGAAGTGTATATGGTAAAGTAGGAATGAAATACTACTTAAATCCAGTAAAAGATCCAAGAAGTGGAAGATTTCCAGAATGTGTAAAGCCAGTAAACAGTAATGGAGATATGATCCTTACTGACGCTGAAAGAAATAGTGGTAAGGTCTATATAGCTATTAATAGAATGTTTGTAGTAGAAGACGGAACCACATTTGATTTAAACGATCCATGGGATAAGGCTGAATGGGAAGCAATTCAATTTTCTCCAGTAATTGCTTTGGCAAGAGATCAAAGAGATGCCAAAGGTAATCTTTTGATTGATGGAGACAAGAAAAGATATGGAACTGCTGAATTATATGTTGAAAGACCTGGATATGCTACTGCTAAGAGAGTTAGCAAGAAGAGACTTATTCATGATGCAGAGGATTATATTTTACGTGATCCACAAGGAGCAGAAGGTAGACTTAAAATGGCTAAGTTACTTGGAAAAAATATGAGAAATGCTCCAGATGCAGACATTGAAGACTTCTTGTTATTAATTGCAGAAAAAGATCCAGAAAAGATCATTAACTTATATAGAGGAGATGATATTAATCTTAGATTGTTATTCATTGACGCTAAGGATAAAGGTATTATATACATCAAGAATAAGGTATACTTATATAGTGAGAACCAAATCGTATTAGGTGCTACTGACGATGCTGTAATCACTTGGATGAAGGATATCAGAAACAGAAAGGTATTAGAACTTATTAGAAGAGAAACTTATCCTGAAATGTATGAACTCGACCAGCCAAACTACGAGATGAAAATTAAAGATGGGGAAAAAGAAAAGTTTCCATCAAACGGACAGAAAAAATAAAATAAATGACTGCAAAGCAAGTTTATGAAGGTGTATTGGTGGAGCTAAATAAAGTAGAGGCTCCATCACTATTACTTGAAGACTTCAACTATCTATTTAATAAAGCCGTAAATCAATATACTAATAAAAGGTATAATATTTACGATATTAACCAACAAACTACTGATGATCTAAGAGTTTTAAAAGGATCAGCCCCTAACTTACCAGTTAAATTGGCTTCTTCTCTTTATGGAACTCAGACTGGAATTAATTCATTGTACGGTGCCACTTATGAGGTAAATTTACCTAGTGATTATTTACATATACTTAGTTGTATGTGTAATTTTAGAGTCAAGAAAACTCACAAGTGCTATGATGCTGATACATATGTACAGTTTCCAGCTAGAAGACTAACCGCTGACTTATGGTCACAAGTAGTAAATAACTTCTATATGCGTCCTATGTATAAGAGACCCTATTTCTATATACATAACGTAAACACAAGTTCAGTTAATCCAACTAACCCTTATGTTGCTGCTACTTCTGATACACCAGCATATGGTACTGATATTACTTCAGCTACTTCAGATAAAGCAACATCATCTACAGAGGTTACTGGTGGTCTTCCAAGAACTATTCAACTAGGCAAAGATATTTCTAATCAAGTCGATGCAGTAGAAAGAGCAGGACAAATTAGATTTGGAAATTCTTCTCCAGTTAGAATGGAAATCAGATATGGTAAAGACAATTCTGTATTTGAGTTAATATCAGTAGACGTAGACTATTTGAAGACACCTCAAACAATAAGACTAACTCAAGAACAGTTAGATCAAACAGAAGATACATCACAAATCATGGAATTCCCAGATTATGTTTGTCAAGAGATTATAAATGAACTGGTACACCTGATACAGGCGGGTTCTGGTGATCCAGCAATCCAAATACATCCAGCAGTTACACAGTCTATTGCCAATCCAGTTCAGCAAGAGACACAACCTAAAAAATAGTTAAGCTATGTTTAATTACACAAACACAATCCTATTAAACACAAACCTAGATTCTAGTGGAAAAGCAAAATGGACTTCTCAAGCCGAAGTAGCAGCTGATCCAGAAGAAAGTATTGAAGCTGTAGAAGGTAGCTTCGACGTAAAAAGATTTATGAAGTTCATGAAGAGCAACGTGGCTTCTATATATAAGAGAAAAGCTGTTGATCCTACTTTGGGCAAGACTACACTTACTGTCACTAATCAAGGTGAAGGAAGTTATAGATTAGCTTTGTATGTAAGATTGGAAGGATGCCAAAATTCATACTACTCTAATGACTTCGTGTTCAAGGGAAAACCTCTTTACTACGAATTCCCAGTTAAGACTGGAGAAACTTCTGCTCAAATTGCAACCAAGGTTGCTAAGTTAGCAAAGCATCTTCAAACTCTTTTCAACGACTATAAAAGTATGGAGGTAACTGCAAATGGCAATAACTTAGTTCTTACTGCAGCTGATGAGTTCTTAAGATTCACCAGAGTAGAAGTACAAAAGTTTAATCCAAATGCAGGCATTAATGGTGGAGCATTTGAAACTTTCATTACTGCAACCACTGCAACAGATCCAGATTATGACGAAACTAACGTTATTGTACAAGGTACTTTAGGATTTGGTACTTACTATCAAATTACTAAGGACTTGAGACTTCCTACCATGGAAGCTAGAAGATACAAAGCTCTTAATGAGGAAGAACTTCCTATTCCAGGTTCTAAATATAATCAATATACTGTTAAGTATGTTAAGAATAGAGGACAAGTTGGAGGTGGAGCTTGTGTTGGACAAGATGTTACTTCTATTACTACTCATGTATTCTTCGTTAATACTACCATTTCTGATGCATTTGAAGCAGGATTGGCTAATGTAGGTACTATTGAAGAAATTACTAAGGGATAGACCTTAATAAAAGATAACTAAGCTTTATAAGGGCGGCGGCACTTTAGTCGTCCGCCCTTTCTTTTTATAAGTATAATTATGGGATATTACGAAAAGCTATCATCAGCCATATATAATGATGTAGTAAGTGGTCTTAGAGGATACTCTTCTAATCCTACTATGTCTATAGAACAATTAGAAGATGATATAATAGATGAAAGATTACAAATAATCAAAGAGTATACTTTAAGAGGGATAGTCCCAATGAAAGACTTACTAATGTCTATAAACTGTATTCCAGTTGATTGTAAGTCTATTGATAAGTGTAGATGTGAAAGGTCTGCATGTGAAACAATTACTGCCCATTTCGAAATACCACAGGTATTAGGGGATTATGGGAAAGCTTGGATTGAATATTTGGGAAGTACAGATAAGAATCTGTCTTTTATAGTATATACAAACCCTGTGATTAAAAACTATCACAAGTACAGAAAAAGAGGAAAAAATAAACCATATGTATGGATTGACATGACTCCAAATGAAAATAATATGTTTGATGCATACATCTTTAATGCTCCTCTAATAGAAAGTGTATCAATAGTTGCTGTATTTAAAGATCCTAGACAATTAGACGATTATGGATGCTGTCCTATTACGGACGTTAATAATATGACTTTTATTGATGCAGAGATTAAGAAAAGACTAACTGAGAAGAAGCTAAGATACTACAGACAATTAGCTGCTCCTATTGAACCTAACGATCAAGTACCAAAGTAATATGGAAAACTTTAATTCAGCTATGTTTATGGCTAATCTCCTTTATGATTTGGAGATGCAGCCAGAAGACTTTGAAGAAATTGGCTTAATAGCCTGGGGTTTGATTGGCAACAGACAAACTCGATTATATAGATTTAAAGGAAGAGTTAATTGTGTAGACAATAGCTTGGACTTGCCATGTAATGTGGATATTATAGAAGCAGTTACATATAATCATGAAGATTGGAATTATACTACAAATGTAAATGCAAATGGAGACTACAATTCTCAATTTGTAGAAACTTATATAGAAGCAAGAAAGTTATATGACAATCCTTTGTATATTCCAGGAAAATATGCTAAATTTACACAATCAGGAAATACATTGTATTTCGACAATGATTATGGTGACGTAAATGTATTATACAAAGGAATAATAGTAGATGATGATGGATTACCATTTATTAATGAAAAGGAGAAATTAGCTATTGCTACTTATTGTGCATATGTTAAAAAGTTTAAAGAAGGACTTATAACAAATAATACCAATATTATTCAGGCTGCACAATTACTAGAGCAGAAATGGCTTAAACAATGTGATGCGGCTAGAGTACCTATTTATTTGAATCAAAATGAAATGAATGAGATACTTGATGCTAAGACTTCCTGGAATAGAAAACTCTTTAATAAATCATATAAACCAGTTAAGTAATGAATTACGCTACAGGTTATGCATTTAATGTTTATGAAATGTTATATGAGTTCAACTGTAAGAAATTAAAACTTACCACTAGAGAGTGTAAAGAGTTAATTTCTACTCCAGATAGAAAATACATGGTTTCCAAGGTTTTTGTTCAAAGTGTAAAACTGATATTAGAAGATATTATCTATAATAATGCTACTTTCAGGTTGCCTACTACAACAGAATGTTACTTTTATCTAAAGCCATTTAGAAATGAACAGTTTGTTAAGTTTAGAAGAATGGGCAGGTGGAGAGAAGTAGATTTTATAGAAACTAACTATACTGGATATCAGCTTACCTTTAAGTATAAATCTGGAAAACTAATGCTAGAAAAGCCTATCTATTTATGTCCTAAGTATAGAGATGCAATAGTTGAACACATTAATAATGGACAGATGTATCATGATGGAAATGTAAAAACACTTAAAGACTATCTTCCTACTATGCATGAGAAGTTTCCAGAACTTGTACCCTCAGACGTAGATTATATGTTAAAACAAGCCTGGAAAAACATACCTAAGTTTACCTTCAGAAGAGCTGATATACTTATTAGTTATAGTAAGGAAAATTTATGGATGTTAATAGGATATTTACGCAGAAATCCTGTAGCTCATTTGGAATATTATACTAGGAAATATGCTTTAAAGTGTAGAACTTTCTATATATTAAGGAGAACTAAATGGGACGGATATTACTATTTTGGAGTTACTCAGAAGGAATTAGAAGAATTCAAGTCTACACTTGGTAAGAGAGGAATTAGAAAGAATAAAATATATACTTTTAAATCAAAGGTATTATATAGAGTATTTGAAGAGGCTAATTACAGAGGAAGAAATTATTTCGCCATATTAAGAATTACACCTCCTACTTATCTAGGATACTCCTATTATAAAAATGAACTTAAGTGTAAAACTCCAGAGATAGTCTTAGAAAGACCTCCATTGAAGTTTAAAGATATACTTGTAGCAAATAATAAATAAAATAATATGGAACAAACAGTAAATACGTTCAATGATGGTATGATAACAGATTTGAATCCGTTATCTACTCCAAATAATGTTCTTACCAGTTGTCTTAATGGTACTTTTATAACATATGATGGAAATGAATTTGTACTTCAGAATGATATGGGTAATGGTAGAGTAGAGACTGCATATTTGCCCTCTGGATATGTTCCAGTAGGGATGAAAGAGTATGGAGGTATAATTTATGTTGCTTCCCATAATCCTATTAGTGGAAAAAGTCAAATAGGATCGTTTCCTTCTCCAGAAAGAAATTTAAGCGATACTGAACTAGGAGCACCTACCAAAACTATTCAAATTAACTCTTCTCATCAATATGATAAACTGGAGCTATTTGAATCACAGGAACAAAAAATTAGACCTGGAGATAAGTTCGCAATATCAATATCTGGAGCTAATCTAGAAAACTATGTAACAGATTATAATACTGTAGGAAAAAGATATATAAAGCTAAAATTAGCTGTTCAAGATTCTAATAATAATTTAAAAATTATTAGTGATGAACTTAAACCAATAGACCCCCAGACTGGTAAGTTCTTAACAGAGGAACAAATTAATAAAGGGCAAATAGGGTTTTGGGTATCTATACTGTCAGAGGGAGACTTAAATGCAGCGGACAAACATATCTATAACAATAAATTAATGGGTAGATTAGTTATCATAGCAGAAGCTGAAACATTGTCTTCATTTGAGATAGACTGGAGTAGTATTTCTAATCCGAGTAATGAGTCCAATCCTTATACCTTACAGTTTGAATTATCAGCAAAAGACTGGGAAAATATATACAAAGGAGTTTCAATTTCCTATTGGCTTAATAATGGTGCAACTACTTCTGGGGATATGCCAGAAACTACTCCTAGTGGTTTTTCTATATCAGAAGTTCCAAAAGAAGGAATTTTTAATATAGATATTACTCCACATACATTTATAGGTAAACTTGAAAATTTTAAAAGAACTTTAAATATAGATCTTTCTAAGGTAAACTCTGGAGAAGTATCTTTGCTCTCTTGGAGATATTATAATGATTTCAATGAATCTGCAAATAATATAACTATTAGTTGGGGATTAAATAATTACTTAGATCAGGATAAATATATAGAGCAAGTAGAATTTAGGTTTTATGACCTTTTTAAAAATGGCTTTGGAGATAGTGAGATGGAGTTAAATGGAGACTCTGCAATAACTTATATATGTGAATCTAGAAAGAATTATAATGGATATTTTACAGAAAATATAAGCTATGGTAGCTTGCCTAATAGTAGACTTTATCTAGCTAATATATGTATTAAAGTGAGGTCTAGGAATAATAGTAATATCTCTTACAGAAACTTCTATAGATTTTTATATACTACTACTCTCTTTAATCAAGAATATGTTGATGGAACCTATTTAGATTTTAAAGACTGTGATTTTACTACCAATTTATACAGTGTAGATAAAGGTAATATAAAAGATATCCCAGTTAAAAATAATTCAGGAAAATCCAACTCGGAACAAAGTAGTACTATAGACTTTAACAGCCCAGATTCTAGTGTATTATATCCATTTTATAGTAAAAACTATTCAGACAAAGCTAAAATTATAGAAACCAAATTTGTTGCTGATTTAGACGATAGGAATAAATATCCTTTTGACTTAAATCAAGAAGCAATAAATTATAATTATGAATATTTGGATTCTGAGGATTATGTAATCTCTGTAACAGACATTAAGAATATAACTACTAAATCTGGCATTGTTCCTTCAGAGGGATTTTTATTAGGTGGTTCCGTATTCCCAGTTAAAGAAAATATTTTAAAGGCACAATATTCTATTATAGGAGATACTGTGACCACAATCAGTGACGTGGATGATAGATTTAAAGTGGGACTTAAAGTACAAGAAGACTCCAGCCGACTTTTGGTAGTATGTAGAATTCCAATGCAATTCTTGTCTTCTAGTTCTAAGTATACCTATTCTGGACAAGTTAAGTGGTATAGGGAGTACATTAATGCTGACAGTATCAAAAATTTATGTGGATATGATGCATATAAAGAAGGAGAATATTACTATAGAAATCATTTATCTATAGGATGTCATGGTACAGGAAAAAGAGATCATCCACAAGTGGTTATGATGTTAGCAGAAAATAATGGAAACTCAAACCCCTACACGATAGAGCCTGATGATGCAACTTTATTATATAACACGGGAGATATGGCTAGAGATAAAAATACTTGGTTTTCTGGTCCAACCAATATGAATACTACATTAAAAACTACTTTTTATAATACATATGGATTCTATCCAAATATTGCAGCAATTGCTGCTTTAGGCAGAAACTGGTTTCGAATTAACAATAAAAGTGGAAAGACTACCAACTATGTCATGCCTCTTTGGAAAGGTACAGATGATAATTATTATATTATTAATTCTTGTTCACAACAGAGACCTACTGGAGGAGCTTTTTCTACAGTGTTGAAGGCTTTCTCTCAGTTATATACTCAACAAGAATGGACTTTAGAAAACCAAACTTATTATAGTGCTGGAGATGGGATTTATAATAAGTCTTGTAAAGCTAATGTTAATATTCAAGTAAAAGTATCTATGACTCAAAAGTCAGAGGTAGATATGTATCAGATAGAAACTGAAAATGGAAATAAGGTTCCGTTTACATTAGAATCTATACGCACTAAACTAAATAATGTAAGTTTTTCTTATGGAGAAGAAATTATAGAGGGGAACGCAGTGTTATTAGAAACTCTAACCAAAAACATAGATACAACCAAGCAAACTGAACCTTTTTCCAGTACAATCTCTTACAACTTAGATTATATAATCTCAAATGAAGAGAATATACTAGGAATATTTTATGATGTTACAGATCAATTTCAAGGGACTAAACTTATTAGTAATGGACAGATTTATACAGATAGCTTACAAGAGGGGAAGATCTATGTTATGCAATCTAATAAGCCCGTTCTGTTAGCTAACGCTTCTGGAGGAGACATTGACTTAATTAAAAAACACTTTAATAATCCTAGGTATAACTCTAAAAATAAGGTAACAGAAGTACTATTTAACAAGTATAGTGTAAATAGCTGGGTAGATGGAGAAACTTATAGAATAGGTAATGGAGAAAGGTATTTAGGAGATAACTACTTAATAGGATGTATTGCTCCTATTACTTTTAAGGGTACAAGTTCAGATCCCGCAAAAGAATAACATATGAATACATACAAATTCGGAGCTCCCATTACTGGAGTGATTACTCATAACTTTACTCCAGTAAATTGGGTTGTACATTATGTCTTAACTCAATTAAGACAGAAAGGTAAGATAGTATATGAATATAACCCATTCAGGAATTTGAGAAACACTGAGGGGGAACTAATAGATTTTGATACTGATAAATTAAACTTCAGTTTGAATAATCCAGTGGTGATTACTTGTCAGCCATCTTATGATGGTTCTGTAAATCTTATTCTTAATGACAATTTAAATCCCCCTAGGTTAATAAACTCTAGATTTACAGTACATGAAAATAATACCTACGAAATTGTAGATAGAATTGGAAATAATGATACTAACATATATGATGATAATGACCAATTTCCTACAGATACTTCATTATATAAAAAGGTTACAACACTATTGAATGTAGATTTTAATGGCTTAGGTTATGGAGGAAACTTGAAAGTAGGTAACTATGTGTTCTATTTTAAATATTGTGATGCAGACGGGAATGAAACAGATTTTGTAGAAGAATCTGGAATAGTGACTTGCCATGTTGGAAATATAAATGACCCATTTTCCATTAGAGGTGGAATAAGTGATGAAAATAGTTACAAGACTGTTTCATTTACTTTTCAAAACTTAGATCCAAATTACGAGTATATGCTTATTTACTATACTAGAAGTACTTCTGGAGAAGATGGGATAGAGCAGACCACAGCATTCAAAATTGACAAGAAATTTCCACTTAACAACAAAATAGCTACTTTGACAATTACTGGAAATGAACCAGTGCAGCAGATTACAGTAGAAGATATTAATGTTCAGTATACTATAGTAGATAGAGTTAGAACACAGGACGCTTGCCAAAATATGCTATTCCTAGGGAATATTAACAAACCTACTATTCCATATGAAGAATTAACAGATATTTCTCTTAGAATATACCCATCATATGTAGTAGATGATGCAGGACAAGAAATAGGAATTCTTTCAGATTTATACGATAACACTAATGGAGTGGGATATTATGATGCAAGAAATATCTATAACAAATTAGGATATTGGAATGAAGAAATTTATAGGTTCGGTATAGTTTATATTTTGTCTGACAATACCCTAACTCCAGTTTTTGACATTAGAGGTAGAGATGAAATTCCAATGAATTTAAAAAGTGACAGCTATACTGATTTCCCCTACACAGAAAATGGTTTAAGAAAGTATATTTCTATAGACGAATCTACTTATTTAGTAGACAATAATACTAGTACATTAGAGAACACTAAAGGTGTTTGTAGGTTTTATCACAAACCTAATTCGCATGACATATTAGGAATTAAATTTAATTTTCAAACTAATAATTTACAAGGAGTTGTATTAAAGGATAAGCTATTAGAATTAGGAGTTAAAGGTTATTTCTTTGTAAGACAGAAAAGAATTCCTACCATTTTAGCACAAGCTCTTACTTTAGGATTAGATAATAATAGTGGAATTCCTATGCTTCCGATAGGCAATAAACAATTTTTGGCAGAAAGTTTTATTAATAGTAATGGAGTACTTACTCATAATTTTAATGAGCGAATTTATAAGGTAGAAGAATCCTTCACTACTGTTGGTGCTGCGATATGCCCAGAATTTGAGCAAAGACAGCCCTTTTTTAATAATTTGTTTACTGGTACAGAGTTTGTAACCAAAGTGGCCCCTATTACTACTACTTCTGACAGCTTACAAAAGGTCCCTTCTGAAGAAAGGCTATATACTCCTATAAATTACGGTGCATCTTCTGATGATAACTTTAGAAAAGCTAATATATCAGGATTAGCTGATAATATGGCATTACTTAATGACAATTATTCTAAATTTAGAGGAAGAGGTGGAGAAGCTGAAGAAGCTTGGAAATTTAGTTTTGTGGAAAGAGAAGAAGATATTAATTATAAAAGGAACAAAAAGAATAATATTATTAGAGGATCTTTCGGTCCATTCTTAGGATTATCTAAATATAATGGATCAGTTAATACAATAATTAACATATATGTTCCTGGATATAACAGGAGTAACTTCTTATCTTACTTTAATACTAGATTTACTAGTGATGATCCGTATTTTTCTATAGGAAAAAGACTTTCTCTTGAAGAGGTTGAAGGTACAGTTTTAGGAACATTTTATAGAGGTGATTGCTTTTTATGTAACTATACTCATAGGATGAACAGAAATTTCCAAGATCCAGAAGCACCCACTAATGACGAGATAGTCGATGCAAATACTTGGAAAGATAACTATACTAAAGGTGACAGTGAGAAGAATGGAAAAATTAATAGAGGAGATGTTAATGCAATTCAGTTAGGACATTGGGTTAGTTTTAAAGTATACTCTAATATTAATCTTAATTTAAGAAATACTGATACCAGATTTGTAACTGAAGAAGGTCTTACTGGACAACCTAGAGGATTTTATCCTTTACAATCCATGTCTATTAATGGTGAATCTAAAATCCCAGAATCTACTATAATAAATGGAGGTATCAGTTCAACTACTTCTGATAGATATAATTATATACTTCCAGATGTACCTTACATAAAAAATAATTATCAGACCAGAATTATATACTCTGATATTGCTGTTAATGATGCATTTAGAAACGGATTTAGAGTATTTCAATTGACTCATTATAGGGATTATCCAAAAACTTATGGTGGATTAATGAAGCTTGTAGAATTATTTGGAAATCTATTATGTGTATTTGAACATGGAGTTGCTCTTATTCCAGTAAATGAAAGGCTAGTTGCAGGCGAGGGTTCAGGTGGAAATGCCTTTATTAACACCTCTAACGTCCTTCCTGAGAATCCAAAAATGTTGTCTGATATGTTTGGTTCCCAATGGGCTGAAAGTGTCATAAAGACTCCCTATTTCGTTTATGGAGTGGATACTGTTGGAAAGAAAATATGGCGTACTAATGGTTCACAATTTGAAATCATCTCTGACTTCAAAATACAATCCTTCTTAAATGATAATATAAGTTTAACTGAAAGAGAACTTACTCCTATTATAGGCGTTAGAAATGTTAAAACTCACTATAATGCTTATAAAGGGGATGTAATGTTTACTTTCTATGATAATTTATATGGATTTGAAGAAAAGGTATGGAATATTTGCTATAATGAAGTCCTTCAAAAATGGGTAACTTTTTATTCATGGGTTCCTTCCTATTCTGAAAACATAGACAATATATTCTTTAGTTTTAATAGGAATACTTCTAAATGGATTACTAAATTAGGAATGACAAGTAAAGATTCAACAAACGCAGATGGTATAGTACTAGACAATGTTATTTTTGACAATCCTTCCGATGAGGCTACAATCAGTATAGTAAACAGAGCATTACCTACTACACAAGACAATGTTGAATTTGATATTGATTATGTTTATTCAATAGAAAAAGGTAATTTTGGAGATGAAAAATATTTTGTTATAGAGGGGAATAAACTTAAAGTAGCAAAAGAGGTAGACAATAAACCTGTAACAGCAGAAATATTAAGATCAAAGGCAGTATGGCAATTGAACATAAAAGTGGATATTAATCTTAAGATGCCTCCTGGTGCGGATACAAATATTCAACAATACGTTAATGGCTGGAAAGACTATACAGAGGTCAACTATGGGTATTATCAAAGTACTGTAGCAGTAACTAACACACAAGCTCTCAATAATAACTTTTCCGAAGAAGGAAGTAAAGAGAAGCCTAGTCTTACTACTGCTTTTTGGAAACATGGTAAAGCAGGAATAATTGATATACAGGATAAGATTCTTCCAACTAAATGGTATGGAGATCAACATCCATTTGAATTTGAATTTGTTGTTGCAGTGAATCCTACAACTCAAAAATTATTTAATAATTTACAAGTTATTTCTAATAAAGCTGCTCCTGAATCTTTCCATTATGAAATAGTTGGAGAATGTTATTCATTCTCTAATGATAAGCCTAATATGTATTATAGACAGGAAGCTACTAAAGAATTATACCAAAATTTAGGATCTGATATATTATTTAATAGAAACTATACTGATATTGAGGCTAAGAGAAATCCTAAATCTACTATATTTCCTCTGTACTATGCAAGACAAGATACATTTAATGAGATAGAAGACAAGTATGTTCAAATGACTGATCCTACTCATTCACGAGATTATAGAAATCTATCTGGTTCTGAAATAGTGTATGATGAACGTCTACAAGAGTTTAGAATATTAACTCATATTAAAGGTTCAGACTTTGATAAAGTAGGAAGACTTAGAGGTAACATGAATTATCAAGAAGATAAATGGTTAGTTCAAATTCCTTCTTTAACCTTTATGCAGAAGAATGAGACTTGGGAAAAAACTCCACCATTAGTTTTAAATTGGTTACCCGATGATTTAACTAAGACTGAAGTTACTGCTGAAGATCTTCCTAATACTTTCGATATGGGAATGTTAGATGTATCTAAATGGACTTATAGACAAGAAGCTAGATTAAGAGATAAATACTTAAAAGTTAAAATTAGATATACAGGAGAAGAAAAGGCAATAATAATTGCCATTAAAACCCTATTTACGTTAAGTTATGCATAAGATAAGAAAATTTCAATTTGGAGGACAAAATGGGAGTAATTACTTTACTCCCTCTACTCCTCAGTTACCTTTTAATGCTCAGAACTATTTAACTGAACAATTAATGGCTTCTTTACAGCCTTCAGGCTTGGGTTCATTTAACGCTCCCTCTACATCTCAAACGTATGAAGCTGTAAGAACTCCAATGAAGTCTTTGCTACTAGCAGCACCTACTGCACCAACTCCAGAGATGACTCTTACTACTCAACAAGTAAATCCTATAAAAACAAAAGGAGGATTATTTTCTGGAATGAGTGGGGCAAATAATGGTAAGTGGTTGAATAAGACTTTTGGTAAGGAACTTCCAGGAGGAGGAACAGTAGCAGGAGCCGTGCAATCAATTGCAGATCCTATTGCAGAAGCTATTGGTGGACCTAAAGAACATGAAGATAAGGCTATTAAAGGAGTTGGAGATATTGGTAGAGGAGTAATGAGTCAGGTTAATCCAGTTGCAGGCATGGTTAATTCAGTATCTAATGTTGCAAATGAAGGATTAGCCAAACTAATGGGTAAAAGTACTGACTTCTATAACAGATCAGACCAAATTTTTAATCAAGCTACAGATGCCCTTAACATGTTAGGTCCTATAGGTATGGCAGCTAACTTTGTGTTAGACTTTGCTAATATAGGTACTGGAACTACAGTAAAGGGAGTAAACTTGTCAGATGAAGCTAAAGCTATGAGAGGTGGTTATGAAGGTACTGTATCCAGTGCCGAAAAGATGGGAGATAGAACATTTGGAGGTATCTCTAGAATAGGAGGCTCTGATAGAAGATATAGAAAGAAAGTAAGAGCTATGCAGAAAAAGGTTGATAAGATAGAAGATATAGGAGAGGAAGCACAAGATGCTTTTGCCGCTTCTAACAATCCGCTTCTGTATAATAAGAGACAGATGCAGTTAAATGGAGGTTATCAAAGTATGGCAGTAGGTAAAGAAGGTATGAAACTCTTTACAAGTGAACAAAGAGCTTTAATTAAAAAGATATTAGAAATGCCTACTTCAGAGGTTCCCACCTTTAAAGAAGGAGGACAAATTAACGTAATACCTGAGGGTGCATTGCATGCTCATAAACATCATATGGATATAGAAGGTATTACTAATAAGGGTATTCCAGTAGTTACTTTAGAAAAAGGTAACGTAGTACAACAAGCAGAAATAGAGAGAAATGAAATTATCTTCTCTTTAGAGGTTACTAAGAAGCTAGAAAAGCTTAAAGAAGATGGATCTGATGATGCTGCAATTGAAGCTGGAAAACTGCTAGTAGATGAAATATTACGTAACACTGTAGATAATACAGGCTTATTAAAGGAAGTTGACTAATGTTAATAGAAATAGGAGACAAGAAATATGATGTTAAAGTAGCTTCTACAGAAGAAGAGAGAGCCAAAGGTTTACAGGAAGTTACTGAATTAGCAGATAATGAAGGAATGTTATTTGTATTTGACAAGCCACAGACTGTAGGTTTTTGGATGGACGATACAGCTATTCCTTTAGACATTATATTTATAGATGAGGATGAAGAAGTTCTTTCTATTTATAAAGGAAAACCATTTGATAAAACTATAGCTGAAGAAGATAACGTTTTATACGTATTAGAATTAAATCAAAATTCTGGTGTAGAAGTAGGAGACGAGTTAGACTTAGAAACTGACGAAGTTCCTACAATGAAAGTACTTGCTCCCGATGGAGAAGTTCAAATGGAATTAGAAGGAGGAGAACGTATATTCAGTAGAAAGAATACCAAAACTTTAATTAAGATGGCTAAGAGAGCAGACAGATCTAAAGCCGACAAAGATTATAAAGCATTAGGAAAGAAGATGTTCGAATATATAAAAGGACAGGATGATAGAAAACCAGAATATGTACAACTTGAAAAGAAAGACTAGTTATGACATCTATGATATATAACAAGTTAAAAGTCTCTTTTAATCGACTTAAACAGTTGGAGATATGTATTATACTCTGTATATTTGCAATCATTTAAGGTTTAAACATTAAATAGAATTAACATGAAAATCGAATCTAAAGTTAAGAAGTATCAACAAGGTGGACCAATGCCAGCAGAGGCAGCTGCTCCAGCTCCAGCTCCAGCAGAAGGTGGTAACATGGCTCCTACTGAACCAGGGGCAGATGATATGGGTAGTAATCCAATGGAACAGATTTTAGCAGCAGCTCAGCAAGCTGTTCAAACCCAAAACTGTGAAGCAGCTATGATGGTTTGTCAAGCACTATTAGAGATTGTAGCACAAGCCCAAGGAGGTCCACAGTCAGCTCCTCAAGAAGAACCTACATTTGCTAGAAATGGAGCTAAAATAGTAAGAGTTCGCTAGTAAACAAGTTTTAAAAGGAGTATGTACATTGTTATATACTCCTTTTTTAATATCTAAAATATGGCTCAAGTAATTAGAAAATTTGCAACAGGTGGACAAACAGAAGTTAAAACACCTAAACTATTTGAGTGGGCAGGAAAACAATACGATGTTGATGCATTAAAGAATAATGTAATCAGAGAAAGAGAAAACTGGTTAAAACGTAATAACTATAGCAGAAGAGAAAGAGAACTGTTTGATCAAGGGTTCAATGATCTTATTAAGGCTATGGAGTCAGAAGGATTTGGAAGAAATCCAGACGGATCATGGACTAATTCTGTAGGTGTTACTAGTACTGGACAAAGAGATTCTAACATTCTGGGCATGACTAAAAACACTAGTAATAATGCAGTAGGTATAGCTACTCAGTTACTAGATCATGTAATGAATTTTACTCCAGCATATAAAAAACCAGAAAGTACAGCCCCTCAAGGTAAAGAAAGATTTAATATGAATATAAAAGATACTATTACAAGAAAATATTTAGGTGGTAACTGGGATTATGGAACTTTTGAGAAGCATGACACTATAAATCCAGCTACTGGTAAAAGAGACTATTCTAAAAGAGTAGGATATATTACAGAAGCTCTAGATAACTACTTAAATCAATTACAATCTCCAGATTTTGATTCCAAGTATGATTTACCTGAGAACTTTACTAATAAGCAAGAATTAATACAATACTTAACTGATGCTAAAACTCAATTAAGTAATGGAATTTTGGATGATGCCGATTACACTTCCTTAGCTAGAGCAGGTTTGGGAGGATTAGATGAATTACTTGGAATTACTCAATCTCAACCATTAAGTTCAGAGCAACAACAAGTTCAAGAAATTCAGAAGAAGTCTGATGATAAGAAGAAATGGTTGGATCAAATTATAGCTAATGCTAATGAGAAATTTTGGAGAGTAAATGTAAATCCTAATCCTTCAGGAGGAAAAACTATTCCTGGAGAAAAGCTTCCTGATACTACTATTTCTAATATAGGGAATAATGGAGGAACGATTAAAACTATTCCTGGAATGGTTATACCAGCTTCATATCAAGATGTCAATGATAATTTTGAAATGACTGGAGCCTTAGAAAAACCAGAAGACCTTGAAGCTTTTTCAAGATTACTTCAAGGTTTAAATCTACAAGACTTAGAAGCTGCAGGATATGTGGATGATGCTGGAAACTATTATATACCACAACTGGCTAATAAAGAAGAAGGTACCATTATAAGATACAATCCCTCTTTAAAAAGAGCTGAAAGAGTTCCTCTTACTACATTTAAAGTAGGAAACGAAATACTGGAAGAAATGTGGAGAAGTTTAAATGCTTCTAATGCATGGGAAAAAATGGAAGAAGGTGGAGTATTAAAAGCTCAAGGAGGCTCTATATTAGATGATTATAATAGAAGATTAGCTTCTGCTAAACAAAAGAAAGAGGCAAAACCTATAGTTGAACGTAAACCAGACAATAAACCTGAAAGTAAATCTGATCAACCATCTACTAGAAATATAGGAGGACCAACTAAGGGAACCAAAGGTTCTGATGAATGGGAGTGGGACGATTATACTAGACTAGGTGCAATTGGAGCTGATTTAGCTGGATTAATTGCAGGATTTGTTCCTGGAGGATCAGTAGTATCTGCTGGTTCTGGATTCTTAAGCACTGGAGCTAATTTTGCTGCAGACATGAAAGATGGATTCCAATGGTCTGATTTAGGAAATGCTGCAGTAGGTTTAGGAATGGACGTATTATCTGTAATACCTGGATTAGGTGTTGCAGCTAAAGGAAGTAAGGCTGCTAAAAATATTATAAAATGGGCACCTAGATTATTAACAGCTTGGGGAGCAATGGCTAATACAGGTCCTGCTATAGAATCTTTATCTAAGCTTAAAGAGAAAGGATGGAGTGCATTAGACGTACAAGACTGGAAAAATATAGCCAATGGTATTCACTTAATTGTAAGTGGTGGTAGAGGAGTTAAAAGACAAGTTCAAGCTAAAAACTTATTAAATAATGCCAAAACAGACATGATAGATGTTCAAACTAGTGGCAGACCTGCTAGATTATCTAGAACTCAATTAGCTGAACTTAAACAGAAAGGTGATTTAAAATCTCAAAATGAATATCTAAAATCCTTAACTAAAGATCAGAAGGGAGTAGGTGTATTAGAAACCAAGTTTGGAGGACAATGGTGGAATCCAACTAGAAACTTTAATAATCCTAGTACAAATCCAGTGTACGACTTTAATAAGAAAATAGCAGTCCCTATAATAAACTCTAGAGGTAAAGTAACTGAAAGACAAGTTCCCTTATTTTATACTCCTGTAGAGCAAATGATTGCAAGGAATGCTCAAATAAGTACACCAACATTTAAATTACCTGATTTAAAGGTTAATGCACATTATAATACATGGAAGTACAGAGATTTAAAAACTCCTAAAAAAAGAGTAACTCCTAAAAAGAAACAAGGAGGAATATTAGTTAAAAAGATGCAATTTGGAGATATTATGAATAGAAATGTTTCCCCTTTAGGTAACGAATTCTTAAATTATGAAAATAATCGTAAGAATGCTTATGATATAAGTAAGTGGAATAGTTTCTATAATATGGATAAAATAATGTCTCAAGCTGGTGATGTATTTAGAAATAAAAATGCAGGAGACGTTACTAGTACTCTTAATCAACTATTACAAGAGTCTTCTTCTTGGAAACCAGAAGTAAATGCAAGAGGATTTACTAATTGGAATAATAACTTCAAAAATGCATTTGGAGATTATAATAGAAGATTCTTTGGAGAAGATATAGATAGGTTTGATTATCTTGGACCTACTACTTGGAATAGAAGGGCTATGTTACAAAGAATGTCTAGGATGTATACCAAGGACAATCCTTTGAAAACTAGTGATGGAAGCATATACTTTGATGGTAATCAATTTGTCTCTACTCCGCTTAGTAGAACAACTCCTGAAGTAACTACTTCTCAAACGCCTGAATTAACAAGTACTAAGTTCAGAAGTATAGAAGGAAATAACAGAAAAGGATTCCAATTACTTCCAGAGGATATAATTGCTACTGGTAGAATGATTGGTACTGTAATGACCAATAACAGAGCAACTCGTAGAATTAAAGAGTCATTGAGACCTACTTTAATGAATACATATGAAAACTATATACCTCAAACAGAAGACTATTTAGGTAAAACATCTGCATATAATCAAGCTGCTACTATAGAGAGACAAGCTAGAAGAATAGCTCAAGGTACGTCTGACAGTAACCTACAAGCTGCTACATTGTTAGAAGGTACTTCTAAAGGTAATCTATCCAGATTACAAGGAGATTCTCTTAATTCTCAAAGACTATTCCAAACTGGAGAAATGGGAAGACAAGAATCCAATGCTGCAAAAGCTAGAAGAACAGAAGTAGCCAATAAGAATAAAATGGCTATGAATGCTGTTGATATGGCTAAAGGACAATTAGACGCTCAAAATTGGGTAAATAATTGGATGCAAGCAGTTCAACCATGGGCAGCTGGAATAGAAAGTAGAATTAGAAACAATAGAGCTATTAGAAAGCAAATGGACTTAGAAGGGTCAACTTATGATGAACAGGAGGATTTAGCTAGACTTTCTAGATCATTAAATCAAGAGGTTCAAAGTGGTGCAACTACTCAAGAAGAAGCAGCAGCTCGTCTAAGTGAGTACCAAAATCAAGCTTCTAGAAGAATGTTAGAAAGAAGAAAGAACTTAGCTAGAGGCTCTTATATGTTTGCTCCTACTTATTCTAGTGGTGGCAAGATTAGCGGAAAAGAAAAAGCATTAATAGAAAGAGCTAGAGACTTTAATAAGTCTGTATTAAGTACTAAAAAAGAATTCATGAAAGAATTAAACAATACTAGAAAAACACATGCAGATTTACTAAAGCATCTATCTTCATTTACTGCTGATTTAATTAAAGCTGGAATGTTATGGAAATAAGAGATAAAATAGTGAAGTTAGCAGGAGGTGGAGCATCTCCTGCTATTGCTTCTTATATACAGGTTCCAGAACCTAATATTACAGCTCCTTATAGCATGGCAGGAATGGAGCAAGGGGAGGAACAAAGTCTATTAGATGATAAACAAAGAGCATTACTATATGAAAAGGGACTACCTAGTGATGTAGAACAATTCTTAACTATGATTAATGGTTTAGGAAATTCTGTACTAGGGGGAAGAGTTAATCCAAGACAAACTAGTATTCAAATGAGTCAAATTAATGGAACTCTTAACAGGATTGCATTTAACAAGCAAGAATATGATAGAGTTATGAAAGAAGTTACTAGTAATGGTGGATTAAATGAGTACGCTATAAGTTCAACTGGAAGGTTAATAGTACAAGATCAAGAAGGTCAAATTAAACAACTAACTCCAGAAGAGTTTAAGAAGGATATGGATAAATATATGCCTCTTACTAATTCTGATTTGGCTAGTTTAAGAAGTTTAAATGGCAGTATGGCATTTAACAATGGAGTACTTAATGTAATCTCTAATGGTATAGGAATGGGTAAGATTAATGAGCTTCTGTGGAATACTATTTCTAAAATAGGAAAAACTAGCATACAAGGTGAAAGGTTCTTATCTAAGAATCAAGGTAGAGTATCAGAGGGACTACAAGAGCTACTATCTGAAACATCAGAAGATGGTGTTTATAAAGTAGGAACTAAACAAGTAGGACAAAGTGATAAAGCTAGATACGCTTTAGAATATTTATACGCTACATTACCTGAAAATGCTAAAGCCTTACTTAAGACTAAAGCTATTGCTGCTGGAATGGATGCAAAAACTGGAGCATATAACTTAATTGCAACTCTTGTTCAATCTGGTTTAACTGACGAAATATCTACTACTATAGACTATGATAAAACAGCAACCAACGGAGCTAATACAGATGCACAAGGTAACAAGAAAACATATGAGTTAGGACCACTTACTATGTATCAAACTGGTAAGGGAGGACAGAATAGTTTATTTGTTCTTAATCCAGGTAGTCCTTATGCTATTAAGTCTATTGGTAAAGTATATTTCCAACCTTTGGGAAATGATGGAAATCCTATACAGGCTGGAACGTTAGAAAATATGCTTAATAAAGGAATTGGAAGTATTGGAGATACTGATAGTATTTATGTAGGCAATCAGAAAATAGATAGGGTAAATGCTGATAAAGTATACTTCGATGGAAGTAACTTTGGAAGAGTAGAACTACCTTATGTGTATGATGCAAACGGCAATATTAAACCTAACTTTGATATATTAGATAATTATTCCAGAGCAATGCAAGCTATACATGCATTAGGTAATAATGCTACAGCATCTAATGTAGAAGAAATATTTAGAGAGTTTGAACTAGATAATTACTTAACTACTGATGAATACGGAAACTTAGTATTCAATCCACAATATATCAGACCATTCTATACTACCAACGTATTAGTAAGTAATGAAGATGATATTATTGATGATAGTAGTGACGTATTAGCACAAAACTGGTTCACTAATATTAAAAATATGTATAAGAACTATGATGCTGTTAAAGACAAAATGGAACAAGCCTTTGCCAAAGAAGGAGTATCATATTCACCCGATGATGTTTACGCAGCTACAGCATATATACCAGTTACTGAATCTACAGCAGCTGCCATGATTGCAGACAAAAAGGGGCCTACATTGCCTGGAGCTTATACTGCAATTGATTATTTAACTGGACGATACAATAGAGATCAGCAAAATAAAACATTTCAAGGAGCTAGTGCTTCTAAAATTGATGACTAATGAATAACAAACCAAATGACTGGCTAGTAGCCCAGCTAGATAACCCTACTTTTAACTTTAGTAACTTTAAAGAGGTAGGGTTATCAGCTGATAACACTGCTTTACAAGACAGAGATAAATATAAAAGTAGTACTTACATACAAGAGAAGTTCAAAGATGAAAATGGGAAGTTTAATGAAGCTGCATTTAATAAGTTTTATGATGCTTCTTTGGCTAGCTTCCAGACATTTGCTAATGATCAGTTTACTGATGAGGTTGCCAATAGTGCTACTTGGGATAGTTTTGACCAATTAAGAGACGGACAAGCATCTAAACCTAAAGTATGGATAGAACAAGTTTTTAATCCAGACAGATTAAAAACAGGAGTATCTAGATTAGGAAGAATAGATAATAGGGAATGGACTGCATCTGAACTTGCTCAGAAACAAAAAGTAATGGACTATACTACTGGAGAATGGAAAGAATATTCTCCTAATGATAGAACTTTATTTAATAATCCATTTGGATTCCTAGCGTCTCTATCTGAACCATTAGTAATGGCACAATGGGACGAAGATGGAGAACATATTGATCCATCTACTAACAGACGAGTAAAACATAGAAAAGGAGACTATAAGTACAATGATGAAGGTACTTATTATTATGAAACTTTAGGAGGAAGAGAACCTTATGGTAAGCAAATAAAATCAGCATTTGACAGTTTTACCATTGATGGAGGTTGGGGAAATAAATATGACTTCTTTGATTCAGATGGATTAGATAAGTCAGTAACAGGTACAGTATTTAAAACAGCAGCAACATTAGCTCCTATGTTCTTGGGAGCTCCAGTAGCTCTTGCTTATGGTGCTGTAATGGTTGGTACTCAACTGCTAGATATACTTCCTATGATATATAAAACCACTATAGGTATTGGCGATGAGGCTGATACTCCCACTGCCAATTATATAATGGCATTAGGTAGATCATTTAGACAAGGTAATTCTGAGTATGCTCAACAAAACCTTATAAGTACTGAAAATTTCTTTAACTTAGTAACGGATGTAGCTTTACAATGGGCACAGCAAAGAGCTATCTTTAGTGGAATACATAAGCTATTAGGAACAGAGGCTTTACAAGCTAAGGCAATAGGAGCTGCAACTAAAGAGGCTGCAGCTAAAGCTATGACTAATCCAGAATATTTGGCTGGATATCAAACAGCTGAAAAAGCTGCTAAAGGTATTCAAGAAGTAGCTGCAGCTAAAGCTATGTTAGGATTAGAGCCATTAATGAAAAGAAGAAATAGAGCTGCAGCTAATGTAGCATTGGGTTATATGGCTATGCTTCAAGGATCTGAAGTATTTGAAGATGCCCTTAGTCAAGGAGCTAGCAGGACAGAAGCAGCTGCAGTTACTTGGGGTGCTATTGCTGGTATGTATGGTATTGATAGAACTGGTATAGGTGAAATATTCTTTCCAGAATTAAAACCAGAGTCCTTAGCTATTCGTAAAGGAATTAATACATTAGGTCAACAAATATCTCCAATATTTAAAACTGCAACTAAAGATACTGATAAGAAAAGATGGTATGCTAGACTATTTAATACAGCTAAAGAGAAATCCTATAAATATTTCCAAGATGTTAAAAACCATAACGTTCAAACGCTGTTTGGTAAGATGATAGGTGAAGGTTTAGAGGAAGTTGGAGAAGAACTTATGGTTGATCTTTCTAAAGCGACATTTAATTGGGCTTCTGAAATGGGAGTTACTTCTACTAGAACTAAATTGGATGCCTGGGAAAATATGGGAGAAAGATATGCCATGAATTTCTTTGGTGGAGCTGTAGGTGGAGCTATTTTCGGTGCAACTGATATAGCTAGAAGCATTAAAAAGCCTAGTAAACAAAATTCGGAAGAATTAGCCTATCTTATTAGGAACAAAAAGACTGGGGAAATTATAGAAGAACTAGATAAGATGAAGAAGAACGGATTACTTGGAAATAGAAATCTATCTGCAACTAAATTCGAAAAGGATGAAAATGGTAATATTAAATGGTTATCTCCTACAGAAGAAGCAGATAATCAAAATGAAGCGTCTTATCGTTTAATTAGAGGATACATACAGTCTTTAGATGCAGTTTTAAATCAAAATAATATGAATCTATCTGATGATCAGTTACTTGATAAACTTATTATGTCTGATGTCAGAATGAAAAGATTGTTAGATTTAAATGTATCTGGTAAAATGTTCCAGGACTTCAATACTTTAGCTACTCAAATAATAGATGTAGAAGACAGAATTAAGGCATTGGATAACGAATACAATGACCAAGATAGAAGAGGTTCTAAGCAGCTAGAATATGAAGAAAGACTAAATCAATTACGTACTGAAAAGGCTGAATTGTTAGCTAAAAGAGATAAGTTCTATAATGGAAATTACTCTAAGTATTATGTAGGTCAAATGTTGTTCTCTATTGACAACAATATTAATAGACCATTTTTAGCTTCTAATTTCAGAAACTATGCTGAGTTTAAGACAGAAAAGCCATTTGAACAAATATCTGAGAAGCAACTAGAAGGGCTTAGGGAAGAATATGAAAAATACAAAACTTCTGGTCAATTAGATGATTTAGCATTAGGATTTGATTTCTTCAATAGACTAAATGAAAAATCTTCTTTAAAATTAGAGCAATTAGCTCCGTCTCTTGAAAACTTTATAAAGTATAAAAAGCAAATCAAAGACAGAATCTTTGAAACTCCTGATATGTTTACTAGAACAGAAGAGGATATTACTGAAGAAGATTTCAAGAATGGAAGAAATATTGATATACAGCTTAAACCAGAATTTAGATCAGAAGAATTTACTCCTATTGAAGGAGAGACTGTAGAACAAGCAGCAGCTAGACAACAAGAAATATTAGACAGAAATAAAGCTAAATTCCAAATGGCATTAGATATTCTAAATGAAGCTAAAGCATTTGGATTTATTGATAGTGATGTAAGAAAGGTTATCACAAGCATTTTAAATGAGAATGTAAACTTTAGAGGAACCTTTGTAGGTACTGCATCTTTACATCAAGGATCTCCAGAGTTTAATGCCTTTAATTTTGATAGTGTTCAAGATGCAGTTCAGAATTTAGTTAGTGGTATGACTCTTACTAATGTTCAACAGATTAAAGACAAGGTAGGAGAAGCTATATGGCAAGGTTTAGGTCCTAATGGAGTAGATGCAATTGAAAGTTATGGATATAACTTTGATGATGCATATGATATGTTGGTAAATGAATATCAACAAATTATTGATGATACATATAATGAATATCTATCTCAACATCCTGAAGTTGAAGCAATTACTAAAGAATTGGCTACTACCAAAGAAAACCCAATTATTGAGTATATACAGGAAATGGCAAGGGAAATATTCGACAAAGAATTGCCTATAGTAGATATGCTTAATGATGAAAAGAACAGATTCAAGAATGTACCATCTATTCTTGACTATGTTACAGATGCCGACAGAACTAAAGAACTAGAAGAGTCTTTGGAGGCATTAGCTACTATGGATGCTATTATTAAAGCATCTCAAGTAGTAGAAACTGGAGAAAATATACTATTTGGGCATAATCAAGTAGTTAATGAATTTCTAGAAAAGAATTTCCCAGAAGCTGATAAACTTGGAGTTATTAAAGCAGATTTAGCCCAGGATATGCTAAGTCAAATTAACTATCTAGGAGCTCAAATACAATTACTACTTAATATTTCAAGACAAAATATGGTAAATAGATTTGCTGAACATGAGAGAACAGGGAAAAATATGGCTAGAATGTTATATAAGATGTTCTCTAATAAAGAAGCATATCAAAAATTATGGAATCTTGAATATGGAGGTATTAAATTATTTGATGGTGTAGAGAATATAGAAAGTCCTATATTAGACACAGTTACAGAGCAAAACTTCTCTACAGCGGATGAGGCTATTTTCACAGAACTATCTAAATATCAGGATAGAATCTACGATAACTTCCAAAGAATGACTAGAGGAAGTGATCCTACTACTGTAATGAACTCCCTCTTATCAGACATTCAACTATACTTTAGTAATCTTGATAAGCAAGAAAATACTAGATTAAGTTCTCAGACTAAAAATATGACAGACTATGACTATTTTATAAAGCTAGTTACTAGTATGGCACTTAGAAAGTCTGATTTTGACTACTATCTTAGAAATGCATTACAGGAAGATGGAGTAAACTTTGCTCCTCTTGAGTCACAACAGGCTGCAGTAGAATTAGCTATAGCGCTTATATCTAATCCAGAAGTAATGAATCAAGCACTCATGTCCCTTAAGTTTGCAGATGGTAAACCAGGAAGTGAACTAGTTAAACTACCCAGTATAGTTATGATTAATGGTATAGGAGGTGCAGGTAAAACATCTGTTATTGCTAACCTAGTAAATAGGATAGCTAGACAAATGGATCCTTCATATAGTATCTGGAAAGCAGCTCCAGAGAGAACTCAAGTAGATAATCTAGATATGTCTCTTAAGACCGAAGGACCAAGCTACACAGTAGAAGAATTAATGCAACAAATACTTCCTGCAGATGTGTATGGAGGATTAAAAAATGATATAGAAAATAATAATGCTGATTCTAAATACTTCAAAATAGAAACCTATACTGTAAATGGAAATAAAACTAAGGTGGCTAGAGTAGTAGATACTGAATACTCTGATGTAAATACACCTAAAGTATTATTCTTAGATGAGGTAACACACGTTAATTCTCTATACTTACAACATCTTAGCAATTGGGCAACTCAAAATGGAGTAGCAATTATAGCTTTAGGAGACTTAAATCAAAATGGATACTGGAACGGAAATATAAGTACATATAACATTGATTCTGACAGTACTCTTGCCTTAAGATCACCTAAGATTGACATATCAATGCGTATTAATAACATTCAGAAAAATGATAATATTAATAATGCACTAGCTATATTAGACTATGTAACATACGATGAGACTACTCCTAATAGTCAAATGCAAAGAGATAGGTATAAAGATGCAATTAAGGATTCTCTTAAACTTAAGTACTTTACTGACGAAAATACTTTATTAAATGGAGAAAAAATAGTAGATACCTTATCTGAACCTATAGTACAACAAATCTTGGATTCAGGAAGCAAAATAGGATATGTATATGATAATCCAGCCTCTCCTACATATCAGATGTTAAAGAGAATGGATAATCCTAATATAGTTTTCTATACTAAAAAGTCTGTACAAGGTTCTGAATTAGACTACTTTATTATTGACACTAACTGGTTAGAATATAACTTAGACAAAGACGTTACAGTAGCAAAGGACTTCATGAAGGACTACTATACATTAATGACTAGATCTAAGAAAGGAACTTACTTTATAAATAATGGACTTAGTGAAATACTAGGAGAAGATGCTAATGTTAAACAAGACTATACTGCGGATACTCCTGACCCTACTCAAATTATTCAAGACTTTAGAGATAAAAAGCTTAGGGCTTTAGACCTAGAACTTGAAGGATATGGAGTAGCACAACCAGAACCTGAAGTAACACCTTCTGAAGAAGTACAAGAAACTACACAAGAAACGATTTCAGAAACTAAAGAAGAGACGGTTCCAACAGAACCAGAAACTGCAGAAACTTCTGGAAAAAGTGATGAAACCAGAGAACTTATAGAAGAAATTAACGGAACCACTACCGAAGATGAAAAACCTATAAGAGAAATCAATGGAGTCAGAGTTTATGGATGGTATACTAGAAGTGGCTTAAGAAAAGAAGGTGACAAATATAAGACTGATCATACAGCAAGTATTTTAGAAGATTTTAATGCAGTTACTACTAAAGATGAAATAGATCAAACAGAATTTAGGGAAATTGCAGGCGTATTGGCTGGTATTAAAAGTACTATTTTATATGGTCAACAGTTCGATCAGAATTTCCTAAAACGTCTTGAATCTAAATATCCAAATCTTGCTTCTATAAGTTTAGGTTCTTGGAATAGTGGTGCATTTAAAATTAGGGTTAAAAAGTTTGATGAGGACTTAGACTGGGCAGTAGATAAAGTAAATTATTCTTCTAGTAGGTTAGCAGGAAGAGCATCTTTTGATGTAGTATATAACATTACTGATAAAGAAGGTAAGGTACTATCGTTTACTATTGGAAAGCTTACCGACCCAGAAACTTGGCAAGCCTACATAGACAAAAACTCTAAGCAGATTCCAACCGAAATTAAAAAATTGGCTGTAGACTTTAAAAAGTGGTATAATAAAATAGAAGCTGAAGTTCTAGAAAAGGGAGATGTTAGATATTATGACATGAATAAGGAATCTATTACTTTCAACCCTGCAACTAGGCTAGTACCTATCCTTAAGGATGGAAAAAGAGTTAAATATTCTATGGAAGAATTTAACTCTAAATTCCCAGAAGTGATGAGAAGCCCTATCTATATTTATGCAGGTAAGAAAGGAGAAATAGAAGTAAAGGATGCAGTGAGGGGTAAGGCAGCTATATTTGTTACAAGTAATAAAAACTTGAACATGAATGGTAAACCTGTAACTCCTAATGATCTATATGCATACTATAGATTACAAAGACTTAATCCAGAAAAATACTCTCCAGAAGTAAGAATGGTAGTATTAGACCCTTATGGAATGAATGCTGTAGATTTCTTTGACATAAACTTCAAAGAATTAGGCTTAGTAAAAGGAGATGAGGAGAATAAAAAGGCTATAAAGGCTTATTTAGGAACAATGGGTAGTATCACTACTGCGGCCAGAATGTTCTCTGGAATATGGAACTATAATGCTGGACTAAAAGCATTCTTGGATTCTTATAGAAGCTTTGTAAATAATCCTGCAAACTCAAAATACATTACTAATGGATTATTAAATAAACAGGGCATCACTACTTTTAATAATCAATTAGAAGGAACTAGGCTGGAATTTAGACTTACTTCTGAAAATGGAGCTAAAGATATGGAAATAATGCCAGTTAAATCTAGTGTAAAAGGAGTGAAGTTAGAGAATGGAGTGTTTATTACTTCTACTATGGCAGAGTTACAATCTAAAGTTCTAGATGTTATTTTGGATAATATAAATAGACTGGTTGAATTACCTAAAAACAGATCTTATATAATAGGTCAAGAAGATCTTAGGAATATTATACGATCAATAACTAAAAGTGATAAAGGTAATACTACTGTATATAGAGAAATAGGAAATATAGTACAAGAAGGATTCACTGGTGCTGGAGCATTTAAACTGACTTCTCTATTAACAGCTTTATATAAGTATATAAGTGTACCTGGAGTGCATACTGGTAGAATTGTAATAGAAGCTAACAAAGGAAAATCCTTAGAGTTTAATATAGCTGAAGAAAGCAAGAAGATAGTTGATTTATTTAGGGAAGCTTACCCTAATGTTCAACCTGGAATCTTATACACTAGGTTATTAACTACTGTCCTGCAAGGAAATCCTAATGTTGGATCCACAGCTAAGAGAACTTATAGTCCATTCCCTAATGGTATATATTATATGCCAAGATACCAAAGTCACACTGGTAATACATTGGAATTAGACTTTTATCCAGCTGTCAATGTAAACAGGCAGTTTTATAGTAACGTAGCGATCGAATCTCCTACATTTGAGATACAACTACCTACCTCTTTACCTACTGAAGAAAGTACAGCACAACCTATATCCATGGATGATATTAATACCGTTAAACGTATTACCCAAGCATTTATAGATAATCTATTTAATGGAGATATAAAGTTTGATTACAATGCAGTAAATCTTAATGACTCACCAGAGTTTGTAAGATTAAGAGAAGCACAGTATAGCTCTATAGAAGAAGTAAATAGAGATTCTGAAGCTTTAAAGAGTCTTTATATAACTGGAGCTTTGTCGGCAGTAGAAAAAGGATTGGCATATAAGGGGATAGATAGAGTACTTTCTGCTACTATTAACCCAGTCACTGGAGTTATAAAGGCTACAAAAACTCTTCTAACTTCAAAAGAGATGGCTTCTTTAGATGTAGTTGAAAAAACTAAGAAGGGTATACCTTCACTAAGGCAATTTAAAGATTTACGATTCGAAGATGGGAATAATCAGAATTTTACTGTAACTTTGAAAAATGGTAATTCTATAAAGGGTAAGATAGAAGGTACAGAGGTCAAATTCTTGCCAGTATCTACATATAATATCCAAATGGGTAGAGATTCTCTTAAGGCACTTAACCAAGCTATAGCAGATGTAAGTGACATTGTAGGAGGAGATACTAATCACCCCTTGTTAGCATTACTGAACACTGTATTACAATACTCTGATTCAAGATCTATGGATTTAGAAACCAGAAAAGCTTTAGGTGAACAAGCTTTGGATGCCTATAATGAAGTAGAAAACTCTGAATTAGGTATCTCGTCAGATGAAGCTGTATTTACTAAGGGAATAGTTAATGAGGATGGGGAATCTAGCATAGAACTAGAACCAATTAAAAGAGTACTAAATGCAGTATCAACATTACGATTAACACAAGATCAACAATGTAAAATTTCACTAATTTAATAAGAAAAATGAGTTGTATTAAGTTTACACTAGATGTAGGCAGTAAGGATGCTACTAAGGCATTTAATGGCTCAGTATTAAAATACTTAAATAGCGAGGACAAGAGCATAAGCACTCTTGTCTTCGACTATATTAAGTCATTAAGAGATACTGGATTGTATGAGTTGCAGGATCAATCAGAATTAGAAGCTGTAAGTAGTTTTTTTGAAAATAGATTAAAGACCATTCCTGCTAAAAAGATTGCAGATAATATAAAAGAAAATATACTATCTGCATACAAGACAGAACTCGTTAAGTACTTTAGTAATCCAGAAGAGACCATTAACGAGGAAGTTAATCCTCAAAAAGAAATGGAGATCCAAAGTTCAGAACCTATAACTGATACTAACACTGAAAAATATGTAATTAGTTATAAGGTGGACGATATGTATTCTGGCATGGCTCCTCTTAAAGAGTTTATGATAGTAGACTTTAAGGGTAGTATACTGAATGCATCTCTTGTGGACTTTGATAGAGGAAAGATTGTTAAGAATGTACAAGACTTGAATGAAAATATAGCCAATTTGAAAAATGAATTGGCAAGTAGGGTAAAGAACTATTTAGTATTTAGAGGTTTAAATTCAGAACTTGCAGTAGATTCTGAAATCTATAAAGATGGTAAGCCTGACTTAATGGCAAAGGAGAATTTACTTCAATTAGCTGATCAAACTTTTAAAGAGGTAACTACTTATGAATTGAAACAAGCTTACCTTAATAAATCGGTAGATGAGAATAGTAATATGCTTGTAAAAGCATATAACGCATACGCATTACTTAAAGGAGATAATTTCGATACTACACTTAAGAATGTGCTAGGCGAAAACTTAGTAATTAAAGGATTATATTTTGGAGAAGAAACTGACGTGGATTCTTTAAAGTATTCATTTGAAAATAATTCCCATTATAGAAAATCTTGGGGATCTAACGAGTTAGTAGATGCAGTAAGCCAAACTTCTGACATTTCTCGACTACTAATAGAGCAAACTCCTATGCTTAATTATATAACTGGGTTACCCATTAGTAATTCATATTTAACTTTAAAGTCCTTCCAAGGGGTATTAGGAAAACTTACCAATGAGGCTAACTATAATGAGTTAGATAAATATGCTTTGGGAACTAATCTTAAAGAATACGCAATTAACTTCCATAGTGATCCAGATACTTATTTAAAGCTAATGTTAGAAGAAATAGTAAACAATGCTAATGTTAGAAATTCTAGTTTATTTACTATATCTGACTTAAATATACTTAGATCAGTATATGAAAGATTTTATTCTGATAAACATAACTCACTATATAGCATAGTAAATAACGACTATTATGCTAATGAGGTAGTTACTAATTATAGCCTATTAAGTAGTATTTCTGGAGTAGTGGATAGAACTAAAAGTGCTTCATATACACAGTATCTATATAATGAGGAAACTGGAGATATTTCCTCTGGTAGGCTTAAACAATATAACGATACTGGTAAAAGAGTAAGAAGAGTAAATAATATAGAAATTCTAACTCAAAGTAGAAGTCCTTTAAGTAGAATTAATCTACTTAATAAATATGGAGTACAATCTAGAAGTAACCTGAATGGTAATGTATCATTCCAGACTAATTATAAAGGACATCCTATAAGACTAATTATAGAGAACAACAAATTAACTAAAGAGGATGGAACTTCAATATTAGATCTAATTTCAGAACCTAGTATGGAGGACCTTAGAAATTATTACGAAAGAGATATTCCAGTTAATTTTACACCAGAAGAACAACTCTATATAAATATATTAGAGTTTATAGATGATTTTGCTGCTACTGGCTTTTTAAAGGGAAATATTGACTTATTGGAGGCTTTTAAAAGTACTTATGATGTATCTCCGCAAGCTAAGAAAGATGTACAATTAAGATACTTAACTACACATTTAGCAGAACTTGCAAATAAGATTGCATTTACTAATCTAGTATATAAAGAATATGAAAACCAAACTGCCTCTCCAAAAAGACCTCTATTTGAAGTAGCAGAAGATTTTAAATTCTTTGGGGATCATTTAAACGCTTTTGATAGTAAGTTATACTTCGATAAGGAAAATAATGATTTAAAGACTATTAGAACGGGTACTTACGAAACTATTGACCACTTAACTAAAGCAGAACAAATAGTTACTGGTGAGGTGTATAAATCAGTAGTCAAGAATATAGAGGGAAACGGTGTTGCAAATAATAGAATAGCCAACTTAGCATCCCAGACAATTCACTATATTAACAAGTTCATGAGAGGACCTCAAAGTGCAGTGTCTTCTAACTTATTTGTTAATAATCCTGACTGGTTACTTGGAACTAGTAATAAGATAGATGCTATGAATAGACATAGAGTTAAGAAATCAGTTTCTAACTTTAGTGTTGCAGAGCTAGCCTATACATCTATACTATATGATTTCTATGGCAGAATGATAAATAAGGAAAAAGGTCAAGAACATATGAGTGTTGTAGATACACAACCTACCGTATATTCTGATAAAACTTCCTTTGTAACATGGACGGTAGATGTAGGACAACAAGTAGAATTAAATGGGGAAACATTTAGAATTGATACAGCCACTCCTGTTCAACTTAATAACTTGATTAAAGAAACTATTGGAAATTACTTTAAGACTACACTAGATAACGTACTTGAAGACTATAGAGCTGTATATAGATATCATCTAGAAGAGTTTGTACCTAAGTTAGGGGATGCAGATAGAACCAGAATTACTGAAATTATCTCTCAATTTGGAAATGCTGCTACTGAGCATTTAGGTATAGACGATTTTAGAAAATTATTAGCTGTAACTCCTCTTAATGAATATAGAGATATGTCATATGCAGCTGGAGTTCCTAATATAGAAAATATACATGCAATTAAGAATGGAGCATTCGCCAAACCTAATGAAATGCTTATTTATAATGCTACACAAGTATATGCTAAAGATAGCGTTTATAAAAGACAAATGCTTAGAGATAAGAAGAAGTTTATTAAGGACTTGATTAATAACAGTGTAGTATTTAATCCAATTTATTCAGATGGAACCTTTAATACTATATTGCTAGAAGCTATGAGTAAATATATGACTCCTCAAGAGCAATCTAGTTGGACAGACCCATTAACTGGTGTGTTAATACTCGCTAAAGATGCCAATGGTAATATCCTTAATAAGTTAAATCCTGTAACTTCTAAGTATATAAGAAGTAACGACAATATAACCCTTAATCCTCTACTGGAAAGATACTTCCTAACCGACTATTTACTATCAGAAAATCTAAGACTGATTACTACAGGTTCTGCTATAGCTCACCCTAATAAGTCTAAATACTTAAATGAAGAAGGAGAAAAGGTAGATCCAAATTCAGAAGAGGGCTTGGAAATGGAGCAATCCTCTAGAGAGAATGCTCAATTAAAAAGAAATGTAATTATTCCTGCTACTCTGCAATATTTCTTACAGAATAGTATAATGGGTATTCCTCCTAAATACAGAATTGCAGTTATACAGGATTTAAAAGCTGATGTATACAATTATAAGGGATTAAAAGGAGATGTTGATGCGCATGACGGTAGTGCATGGGTTAATCCTATAATAAGTATTTTAGAGAACTATTCATTACAGGATGCTTATGTAGGAGATGATAAAAAGCCTATTGGGCACTCTTATAAAAATAGATATGGTAGTGCAGTGTTGTTAAAATTTGCAACATTTGCCATGTATAATGCTAGAATGAGAGCATCTCAAACATCTAACATTAATCAACTTACTCTATTTAAAAAGATGGCAGGAGCTGATTGGCGTCTGTATTCTGATATGCCAATAGACTTAACTAAAGGTTTATTTGGGCAACCATTATCTCTGATGGAAATGACTAAAAATGAAAGAATTTTCTATAGAGATGGAAATAAACATTATGAACTTTTAGGAATAGAAAGGTCTGGTGAAAACTATTTAATTCACAAACAAGAAGTTACTCTAGATGGAACTAAAGTAATGGGAAATGAATTTAGTGATACTGTAAGTATTAATTCTGTATTTGACATACATCAAGCTTTAGGTGGAGTATATTCAGAGTCGTTAGGAAAGAATGGAGAATTACAGTTTAGTGATGCTTCTTTATATGCAACTGCTAACTATGTAAACAATATAGGAGAATTTAGAGGTAATGTAGGAGATCCATTAACACAATCCAATACTTATCAACCTCTAAAAAATAACATGATTGCATACCTAGTAAATAAGTCTGCAATTAAAGTGGGTGCAGAAAATGTTAATCCAGCGTCAGCATGGCTAACTAAGAAGAATCCAAGCATTCCTCTAATGACTATGGAAATGGATACAGAAGGTTTAGGTATTCAAATGGATGCTGACCATACTGCAGAGGCTTCACAAATGACTGAGTTCTCTCAGGTAATTTCATCTCTAGAAGCTAATGGTTATACTCATGATATTGCTAAATTAGCATATAAGGACTTAGGTAGGGTAGCACTATCATCTATTGCTGATGAAACTAATGCTGTTCATTTCCTTATCCAAACTGGAAATAAATCTGACGTGTACGAAATTATAGGTAAAGCTATAGTTGATGCTTATAAAAAGGACCCAGGTAAAATGAAGTTAGCTCAGTCTATTTTAAAAAGAATAGACGCAGAGTTTAAGAAGAGAAACTTGGACCATATAGATGACTTATATAAAATTCCATTTAGTGACCCTAGTTTATTCAGCACTACAATATCTACTATAAGTTCATATATGAACAGTAATGCTATAAAGAGAAAGTATACTGGTATGGGTGCTGTCATGGTTCCTGGATATAACATTATACAATTTATCAGAGTAAATGGAGAAAACAAGTCTTTTGACGATATTTACAATGAAGCTGCTGATCTTGGATTAACTGTTGATCAATACTTGCAAAGATTACAAGAAATAGAAAATAGTAATCTCAAGACAATTGATTTAATAGAGCCAGGAGACTTTGTAAAAATCTATACAGCAGATGGCAAACCTGTTATAGAAAATGGAAAGCCAGCCGAGTATGGTTTAGATGATTATAAAACTTATACGTCTGTTAAAGATACCTTTAATTCTCCAGAGTTTAGATTTGTTCATATTATATCTGAAGCTAGAGACTTGAGACCTTCTAGAATCTATTGGAAGGATAATACAGGAGTTCAGCACAATATCTTCGATATGCCAGCCTTAAGAACTGCACATGATAATGTAACTGAAAATACTCCTTCCGAAATAGCTTTAACTTATCAGGCTCAAGTACAAAAAACTTTTGAAGCTCTAAGTGAAGGCTATATGCCTCTTACTAGCTCATTGCAAGCTGAATATGATACGGATAAAGTTGCATTTATTAGTAAGTATGGAATGAGGGATAAAGAGTTATACTTTGATGAACTAGGCAATCAGCTAGCTGAATTACCTATTACTATTCAAATTCCAATTAATAGTTTAGTTAATGAGGCTGCTGAAATGGTAGTATCTAAACTATACTCTGATAAATTCGGAATAACTAATAATGACTCTATTAATAGAATATTGAATCAAGGTCCTCAATTCTTTAGAGATAGATATGATAAATACCATACTCCTAGAATACAAGGATATGATTTAACATTTACAAAGGGAAATGGAAAACATACTTATATAACCTTTAGCAAACCTAAAGATATACCGTTAGTTGATGTAGAGCCAGAAGTAATTAAAGAAACTGACTTTATATATAGAACTAATGAAGATGGAAAAAGACTGTATCCTATTAGTAAATATAATACTGAAACTCAATCTTGGGATCCTTTGGTTCAAATTAAGAGGGTAGCGAACAGTACTACTTATGAGGAGGTTCTTATAGTTAGTGATCCAGAAGTTATAGACAGAATATATAATTCGGATAGTTATGATAGTATATTATTTGGAGAAAACTCAAATCAAGACATTATAGGTAACTGGTTAACTTTTGAATCTAATAAAGAAAATCCAGATAGGGATTTAGCATTTATTGCTGACTTGTTTGAAGGAAGAACAAGTTATGCTGACTTTTGGAATAGTTATAGAGCGGAATTGGAAAGAAGAAAGGATGTAAACTCTAATAAGAAGTTTGTATCATTTAGAAAATCCCTAGATTACACTGCTGCTCGTATTCCTGCACAGACTATGCAATCCTTTATGAAGATGAAAGCTGTAGGATTCTCTTCTTCAGAAAAGAATATAGTTTATGTATCTCACTGGCAAACTTGGTTACAAGGTTCTGACTATGATATTGATAAAGCTTACATAATGGGTAATGAATTTGATGCTAATGGTTTTTATATTGGATGGTCTCCTTTATTCAGATTTGATAGTATAGAAGCATTAAATGCTAGTGAAACATTACCTACTCCTAATGGTAGAAGAACGATGTTTGCTGGTGGAGAAGGTAGTCTAGACATTACTAATTACTTATTAAGAATAAATGAAGCTTCTTGGAATGCAGCATCCCCAGATGTCATACGTGCAATATCTGATCTATTAGTTACTTTAGATGAATCAAATGAAGACATTATAAGAGTAGCTTATGATAATACGGTAATTAGTCCTAATAATGCTAAGTTTGTATTAAGTTTAGTAAACAAGCATAATCTCTATAGACTAAGAAATAGAACTGCCGTTTCTGCTTATAAAAACTCTGTATCTTCAAGAATCACACAAATCATTCAAGACTTAAAGAATGCTACTAGTGCATATTCTAACATTGATATGAAGGCTCCAGCAAAGGCAGCAGCTGACTCTCCTTCTGGAAAGGATGCAGGGACTATTACTTTAGGAAGTCCTTCTTCTAAATGGGTTATGCAAGTACAGAACATGGACGGTAAAGCAGTAATTGGTATTGCTGCAGTAGGTGAAAAAATCTTCTTTGCAAACTCTTACTACTTTAATGAGGGTATTAGAAGTGGAGATCCAGACTGGATGAAAACTATGAGGTTCAATAAGGTGTTAAGACAAGTACAGACTACTTTAGATGAGAATGGAAAGTCTATTCCAGAGCCTGCTCTTAGAACTATCTTAGCTAATGTAAACTTTGACAATCTATTCGAGCAAAAAGAAATTTGGAAAGAAATTATACAAAATACAGTAGATTCCAACCAAGATTTCGGACGAATAGCAGAGCAAGTTAAACAAAAATCAATAGAAAATCAATTGGGATTACAAGAAGACCAATCTTTGGTTATATCTGCACTGTTGTCAGCTGCAACCGATAATGCTAAAGAGTTGATTTTGTCTAAGATTAACGCAGGAACTAATCTTGCTGGGATATACTTACATCTTATTATGTTAGGATTTAAGTTTAAAGATATAGCTAGATTCATGACTAGTCCTACTGTCCAACTAATAAACAATTTATCTAAAGTAGATATGTTTAATGACTATTCTGGTACAGGTAGAATTACTGATGTTATTGACCTTATAGCAAATGGTCCACATATTAGTAAATATTTAACTGGGTCAGAACAGGATGAATTAGGAAGACTAGCTGCAGAAACTCTTAATGGTGGATATGCCAGAGGAGAAGTTCCTTATATTACTGATGCAGCAACACATGCTGAAAAGTTATGGAATATGTTTGCTGAAGAGTCAAATTATATACGTCAACAAAAGAACTCTAAGAATTTTGATGAGGAAGTATTTAAGGAATTTGTAGAAATTCAAAAAGATGCTGATGAAACTACTAGGTTAGGAAGATTATATGGTATTAATCAAGGATTAAGAACTGACATGGCTGGAAAGCTAGCCTACCTTAATAATGTAGAATCAGCCTTAACTGAAAGGGAGCAAAATTACATGAAATATGATCCTAAATCTAGAAAAAAATATTTTGATATAGACAGGATTATGGTAGAAAAGCCTTATTACAGCTGGGACCATATACATACAGTAAGAGCTTTAGCAGAAATGGCTGGTATAACTGATGGTAAGTTTAACTTTAGACTATTCTTAATGAATCCAGACTATAGAACGGATACCATTAGATATTATGACTTGATTAAAGCTCAATGGAATATGTTTGATATGATTACTAGAATCCCTCATTTTAAAGCACTATTTGATGTATTTCTAGTAGATGATACAATGAGTATGTATTCTAGTAATAAATATAGACTGATTCAAACAATCAGAAGATCTATTATAGATTCAGAAAATAGTAGAGGTAGAAGACTTACTGAAGATCAACTTAAGGCTCTTGAAAACTATGTAGATGATGTATTAATTGTTAAGTGGTTATCTGATAATAAGATTTCATTTACTATTCCAGAGGGAGGAAGTTACATTAAGCCTACTGGGGAAATAGTAGTAGCATCTTCTCCAGAAACATTTGTCTTATCTACTCCAGAAGGTAGAGCGACTTATAAACTGTGGATGGAACAATCAGTAGTTCCAGATTTAAAGTCTGGAATTGTAGAAGGTAAAAAAATGAGCTCACTTCTAATTAATTCATTTATACAAGACTTACAAATGAATAGAAGAAAGGATTTTACTGGATACCAAGTAGACTATATCAAATTACCTTTGGATCTTATGGATATCAAAACAGAGACTGATGAGGCAGCTCTTGAAAAGTATAAAGAAGGATTTCAAAGACTTACTAAAATTAAATTACAGGATAGATCATTAGCTGATCATTTCTTCCTATATAACCTTATAGTTAATAGAAATAGATATGGATCAGATAGATTTACTCCTTTATTTAATTCACTGTTAGAAAGTGGTATGGAAAACTCTTTAATGTTAGATTATCAACGAACAGTTGGAGAATCTGACTACTTATTAAGTCAAGTTGATATACCATACAGTCTGGATGATGCCTTAAAAGCAATTGCTCCTATCGTTTCTAGAAATAGTTCTAATACAGATCCTTATATAAGGATTTATAATCCACTTATTAGAAAGTATGAATTGTATTCTAGAGAAAAGAATTCTAAAAGATATAATTTAGTATATGAATTCTTAGATCCTACATTGGGAAAAAACTATAATAACTATTTTGTATTAAACGTTTCTAATGCTAGTCCAAGGAGCTTTATAACTCCATTAGATCCTGATAGTCCTACAGCTAGGTTGGCAAATGACTTCAGAAAGTTGATTTCAAGGAACACCCTTAACATAACAATTGATTGTAAGTAATGAGAAACTGTAAAGCAATTATAACTGTTAACGACATCAAAGGCACTTCATCTCAAATAGAGGTGGAGGTGCCTGATGTTGATAACTTGTCACCTGAACAGATTATAGATATATTAAAAGAACAGCCAGTGCTTTTAGACAAGTTAGTAGATACGATAAATAAAAGTGGGTTTCCTGCTAATGAAGTATTAGATTCTGCCTTTGAATCTACACTTCCAATGGGAAATACTAATTTGGAAAGGTTAGCCACTAAGACCGAAAATATTATGCTATTAAAAAGGCTAAGAAGTGCAGGGGTACCACTAGATTCTTATAATATATTAGTATTAACTACTAATTTTAGGCTGTTATATGAAAATAAGTTTGGGCTGTTTAGAAAAGATGGAAAGGAACTTTGTGTAGTACGAGATAGAAAGGAATCTGCAATTTCATATCTTAGATACAGACTTATTAGTCAACTATATAAAGACGATAAACTACCTCAATCAGTACTAGACGAGATAAAGGCAACGATTACCAACCTTGGTAAATTAAGTGTAGAAAGTACTAGAGAAAGACTTAAATTAGATAAGTTTTTACCTATGGTCAAGTCTAATATCTCTGATTTTATAATGCTATATTTTAATGATTCACTATTTAAAACTATGTCAGATGCAGCAAATTCTGATTTATATCCTGCCTTATTTGAATTAGTGAAAGATAGTTCTCATATTACAGCTAGCAAAACATCTGACGCATTAGTATCAGCTTTAGCTAATAGTATACATAATGATAAACTATCTATTGATGATGCAAACGTGCTCTTAAGCAGGAACCCTTCTTATCGAAATATTGAGGACCTTGTAAGAGAAGCTAATAATAGAGTAGAGGATGATAATTACTATGAAATAGAATTTATTGGTGATAGAGAAATCATATTTAGAAATGCTAGCCTAAAACCTACTTCTAATTACGATGTAGTTAATTCAGAATATTTTGGAGAGTTGGTAACTCCAGTACTTAGTACAAGAGGATATAACTTAATAGAATATAAAGATAAATTCTATGTAACCAATAGAGTAGTCACCACTAATCTTCAGTTACCTAGAACTTCCTTTAATTCTCTTGCTGAAGCCAAAAACTATATAGATGATACCGTTGTTAAAAATAAACTATTCAACAAGAATGATATACAGTATGCTATTAAGAGAACTACCACTAATGTTTTCTCATCTACTGTTAAATATAATCCTGGAGATAGGTTTAATGTATTAGACATTAAGTTGGATAAGAACATTACTATATCTCCATCTGATAAGAATATTTTCTTTAAAGAAGGGAAAGTAGTTACTTATCCTTCATTCTTTAGAATACTAAAGGCAAATAAATTTTACAGAGAATTTGTAAATGATCTTAAGAAAAATGGAACTATTATAGACAACATACTAGATACTCCAGAGAAAGTAGAAACTTTTATATATCTTAAGAATCAATATGATAAAGGAGATGAGTCCACAGCTGCATTAAGTGCAATACATGATATACAAAGAGCAAAATCTAAAGTATATGAAATTGTAGAAGCTAAGAAGTCAGAAACTGGGTTCAATTACAGAATCACTCGTATAGATAGTAAAAATAATATACCAGTTGAGAGTAAGCCTCCTAAAGATATGCAATCTAGTTTAGTACATATTACTGAACACTTATCTAAGAACTATGGCATAGAAGTAACTCCTTTAAGTAGAGGAGAATTAACAGCTAGGTTCAAAAGAATTATTCCAGATGTTGGTAGAAAAAGAGCATTTATTTACGAAGGTAATATCTATTTGAATACTGATAAGGCTACTGATGCAGATATATTACATGAATTTGCACATATTATGATGGGATTTCTTAAAAGGAATAAGCCAGAAATATATTATAACATGGTAAGTAAGGTAGAATCATTACCTGATTATAATAAAAGAATACAGGCATTTAGGGATAATAAAGATACTAGAGCATTACCTGATTTACATGAAGAAATATTTGTAAGTTTATTCGGAGATTACGCAGCAGAAGAGCTTCAAGATATATCGGAGGACTTTAAGAGAGGAATACAAAAAGCGTTCGGTACTGATATGAGTATAATGGAAACTCCAGTAGATCAATTACTTAAAATGCCCTTAAAAGAGATACTAGGTTCATTTGGAACTAGTGTACTTACTGCTACTTCTGACGGATTAGATTTAGACGTGGCTAAAGAATCTAGACAAATAACTAATGTTATTGCAGATTTAATAAATAGAGAAAGACTAATAGAGGATTGTATATAATGAAAAACTGTTCATATACACTATATTTAAATGGTGAATTTAGACAAATGACATATGGGGATTTAGTTGAGTTTGTTGCTAATAACATTAATGCACTTTCTACCTCCTTGTCTGATGTTATATTTAGTGAAGATACTAGACAAAGTGAAACTATTGCTAAATTAGCAGGTATCAAGCAAGACATAGAATTAAGCTATATTGGAATTGATGAGCTAACAGGAGAACCAAGATATCAAAAGAGGGGTAATGATATACCAGTTACACAATTAATTGAAGAAGCTTTAGATATTAATGGGAATCCTATAGTAACTCCTATGTCTATTAGAGAGTATAAGATATATAAAGCTGAGCAGTTGGTAGATGAAGGATATTCTACTTCTGAGGCTAATAAACTAGTTAATGAAGAGATTCAGAGATGGGGTATGATAGGAAATAATTCTTCTAAGTTGCATAAGATTATTAATGATTTCTTTGATGGAAAATCTCCAGAACAAATCAAACAAAATGCTCAAGGATTAAGTGAGCATGTAGTAGAAAAAATGATTAGTAATCTAACTACTGTAAGAGATCAAATACTAACTATACATGGTTCTGATGCTAGAATGGCTCCTAGATATATGATTTCTTCTGAAATTAAAGGAGAAGATAATAGAGCTGTAGGAGCTATTGACCTTATAGTAGTAGATGGCAAAGGACAAGCTCATATTTATTTATTTAAGGGTTCTGCAAGTGATTATTCGGAAAGACAAAATGTCAAGGAAAAGAAGTACGATTATCAACTAGCATTCTATAGACAAATGCTAGCAGCTAATGGCATTAGTGCTAAGAATATGTCTCTTAATATAGTACCAATGAGAATGTATGGAATTGAAGAGGACGTTGAAGTAGGAGATGTAGAATTTGAGAGCATACAAAGAAGAGATAGGCTTAGTCAAAAATTAGACTGGGAAACAGGAGCTTATTTTAAAAATGTAAATAATATTATTCCAGTACAATTAGGAAATAAAACTTCTGCTGGAAATACTGTAGAAACTATTACAGCTGGATTAAAGAAAATGTTCCCAACTCAAACATTAGACTTAAAGAGAAAGACTATTGATGTTGATACCTTCATATTTGGTGATCCTTCAAGAGGTATTAATTCCAGAGTATACGATTCTACAGAGCCACACAGGGGAGTCTATCAGTTTAGAGACTATGTAGCTGGACAAACTATATTTATTAAAGAGGATTCTCCAAAGGCTACTAATAGTGAGCTTAGAGCTAAGGTAAAAGAATACTTAGCTACAGAAGCAGAACAGTATGCCAAGAGAGGAGAATCATTTATGAACAGCTTAGGAGAGGTATTAGAAGGAAAACTTACACTGGCAGATATGTATCCCAACAATCCTAAGCTTAGTAACTTTGTTCAATTGAAATTTAAAAAGTACTTAGATGGAAATTGGGAAACAGTAGAAAATGCAGAACTAGCTAGACTAGGTATATTTATACTTCACAACAAAGAAAGAAATGTTATAGATTTCGTAGCATTTTCTGGTCATGTATTAAATACTCCAATGAAGCTAGATTATGGTACTACTCTATTAGGTGCTTTTGAAAAAGATGAATTTGTACTTCCAAAATACAATTTATTACTTAATGCTACCAACGGGAATATAGACCTAATGAAAATAATGGCAGCAATTAATGAAATGCCAGAATTACTAGTGAATGGAGCTAAAATAGGAAATATGAGTGTACTTAATCTTGGAAGAGCAGAAGCTACTGAATCTATAAGTAGAAAGGCAATTATTTCCTCGTTTAATATAATGACAAACAGAGTTGGAATTACTAACAATATTACTTCCGATATGTTTGTAAATGATATAGATTTACTTAAATATTCCGTATCATCTTTACTTAATCCAGGTGATTATGGTAATTCTAGGTTTTCTACATTATTTAATAATATATGGGCATTAGACTCAACGACTAGTCATGATTTAGTTAAAGAGCTTTTAGCAATTAATGATCAACTGGTAAGTACTTTCCCAGAACTTAAAAATAGTGCTGAATGGTTAAGTGAAAATGCAGATAGAGCCCCTGTTCAAGTTTATATAGCCTTATGGCATACTATATTGTCACAAAATCCAGACATAGAACAAATAACTGAACCTCATAACATAGAAAGGTATGGTACCAGTTGGAAAAATAAAACTATTGCTAATGGTTCTATGCTTAGTAATCCTCAATTTGTAAACGAGAGATCACTTAAAGTGGTAGTATCTCAAGCTTATGCTAAAATGGGAGCTATTAGAAGCAATATATCTACATGGACCGATAATTTCTATGAGAACTATATAAAGAAGATAAAAGAAGAAAAAGGATATGGTAAATTGAGAGATCTTACTATGGGAGATCAATTTACTATATATAGTAACTTATTTGTAAAGGATCAAAATGGGAATATCAGCAACAGTATGATGTTTAAAAATCCTTACAATCCTGGAGAATCTCTAACCAATACAGAAAGAGAACTACTTAAATATATACTCTACGAGATTAATAGATATAGATTTGGATTGCAAGGAGATAATGACCCAAATGCTGAAAGGCATAAGAATAATCCTAAATGGTTCCAAGTTCCCTTATTAAAGGCAGATAAATCTGTATTGGTAAAAGGTAGATCTATGTTAGGAAATGCTTATCAGACTGTAGCTAACTTCTTTGTTAAGAAGAATACTCAAATGGATCCTGATATTAATGAAGATACTAGAAATAGTATACAAGGATTCTATGAACTTACATCACACTTTGATAGGTCTGACAGTGAAGGACATAGAGAAGAATTACTTGCAAACACTACTGCAGAAGATTGGGAAACTAATGTAGAAACTTTGATGATTAATTATATGTTTAATAGAATGATGATAGATGGAATGAATAAAATTCTTCCATGGATCAGTGGAATCAAAGCTGTATTAAATGTATACTCTAAAGAAAATAATGTCAACTTAGAGAACTCATTAGAGTTTATTGATAACTTTGTTGAAAAATCTATTAAGAATGAAACTCTTCTTGATGATGAAGCTAAGAGAGTAGCTAAATATACTACTATGGCTAAGTATTTCGCTTCTGCCTTTTGTTTAGGTTTCTCCCCTATAGCTGGTGTAAGACAAATGATGGAAGGTGTTTGGAAAGGATTAAGCCTTTCTTTTTCTAAATATTATGGTGCTGATCAGTTTGGAATTGAAGACATTACTAAAGCTTGGAGTATAATGGTAGGAGATGGTATTCAAATGAATGATACCATGAAAGCCATTGAAGCGATTAATAATAGATGGGGTATAGTTAATAGAGACTTTAACATTCTGGCAGATAGGTTAAAGAGTAACAAAACTGGACTATATACTCCTATTAGTAAGTATCTATTCTGGTTTACTACTGCTCCAGATTATTTCCACAGAATGAGCTTGGTTATAGCTCAGATGATGCACGATGGAACTTGGGAGGCTTGTACATTTAAGGATGGACAATTAAAGTATGATTGGAAGAAGGATAAAAGATTTAATCTACTTGCTAATCCTAGAGCTGATAAAAACTCTAAAGAATATAAAAAGCAACTCACTGATTGGAGATGGCTTAGAGATATGTTAGATAAGGAAAATGGAACTAAAACTAAAGACTTTGGAGAGTTATCTTCTCCATATGAAAGAGCCAAAATAGAGAGATTAAAGAACTTTTCGGATATGACTTATGGTTTCTATGATCATGAAACTAGAATGATGTTTGAAAGTACTTTAATGGGATCATTTATGATGCAATTTAGAACTTATTTAACTGGTGTTAAAAATAAATATCTATTAACTCCTGGAGCATATGGTAAGGAGAGAACTCAAATGGTTGATGATAAAACTGGTAAGCCTTTGTTCCTTAAAGAAGTAATAGAAGAAGATGGAACTTCACATCAAGAGGTCACTACAGAAGATACTGGAAGTCCACTATATGATTACTCAGGTAATTGGATGGAAGGTATTGTTTGGTCTTTAGTCGATGCATTTAATGATTTCAAACGAGATGGTTATAAAGTAGGAAGCTTTATAAATTCCATAAAACAAAGTCCTGCTAAAGTCAAGAACATGAGAGAACTTGGTAAGGATTTACTAATGATGTTCTTATTAGGAGTATTAGGTAAGATGTTAGTAGAGATGTTATTGGAAAACAGAGAACAGGAACTTAAAGGTAAAAAGCCTACATTGGAAAGTACATTAACCTTTGGTATGCAAAAACTATTTACTAAAGCTTACTTAGGATCATACGGAGACTTTGGATTACTTATGGGATTATATGATTTCGGAAGTAATGTAGAGCCAGCTTCTATAGGCATTATTGGTAACTTTTTAGGAAGTTCTGGTAAACTTATTACTGGTAACAAGTCCTTTGATTCTTGGGCTAACACTAACTTTGGTTTATATAGATCTGTTAAAGGTTTTGTTGATGCAGGAACAGAAGTAGTTGATTCTGCAATTAATTAAAAAAATAGGGCACACCCTGGATTACTCCAAGATGTGCCCTTTTACTTTTTATTATATCTTACCTAGTTCTTGACTAAATTCTGTCAATACTTGTGCTAATCGAGTTAAGCTTTCTTTCGTTACCTCTATTGCACAACCCTGAATGTCTAATTCATATTCACTATTATCAGTTTGAACTAAATGAGCAGTTTCTCCTTTATCCCATTTACCAGATAATTCTATTCTAACTTTTTTCTCTATTGTCATATTAACTTAACATTACAGTTCCAGCCTTAACTACTAGGATAGGCTGATCGTCCTTATGAAATTCTAATTGAGATTCTCCAAACAATTTTGAAAAATCAGAAGATAAATAAATGTCCTCTTTAATTGTTTCTATAAAAGATACAGGCTGACCATCAGCAGTAATTACTTCTGCGTATGGAGATACTTCCCCTTCGGTCATTTCCTCATAGAGAGTTGTATATAATTCCTGTACCGTCATAGGCTTTCAGCAATTAAAGTTCCATTTTCTTGCGACTTCCTAATATACCTCATCAATGTGATAGGTTTATATTCTGGATAAAATGTAGTATCACCTACATCGTTTTTATCATTCATATCTACTTGAAATTGAACAAATGCCTTATCTGTTCTTATTTCATAGAACAATACTCCAGCAATAGCATGAGTTAATTTAGCCATTGCTGGTAGTGTTACTATTTCTTTTATTGTCATATTAGTGTAAATAAGCCAAGAAGTGTTAATAAAAATAAGAAGAATATTACTTTACATATTCTATCTATGTCCTCTCTAGTCGAATTCATTTGCTATTAATTTACCAAATACTGCCAATACACATGATATTACATATATCCAGCCTAGGTGGGTGCTGTATGCAAATAACAAGCTGCCTATAATATATAAGGTCATTATGACAGACGCTAATATTAAAAGTAATCCTAATGCTCTCATTGTAAAAATATTTTAACTATATCACTAACCATTTTACCATCTGCAAGGGGTTCAAGTTCTTTAATTCGTTTGATTACTTTACCCATATCCTTTTTAGGAATGCCAAGTCCTAGCAAATCTTGACTAACTCTCCTAGTATTAGTATATCCAAACTCATCTGCAATAGTAGTAGTAATGAGTTCTATAATATCATCGGGACTAGGAGCTACAGGAAGAAATTTATCTAAAATAGTAGCTTCGTATATTTCCATATCAGCTAAGTCCTCTCTGCCTCCCTTTCTATATTGCTCAGCACTATCTAGCCGTTCTCTTCTCATTTTGTCAATCAATTGCAATTCTGCTACTTCATCATACACCTTAGCATTCTTTGCACTTTTAAACTCAGTAATTTTAGTTTTGATTGCTCTATATACTTTAAGTTCTGCTGAAGCTTTGTTCAACATTGCTTTCTTAATTAATTGGTCTATATCAATCATTGTAATATATTTAATGCCAGTTCTACATGATAATCTAACAAACCTTGTTCAAAAGTGGTTCTAACTAAATATGGCTTTTGGGAGGCTAAGAAATCAGATTCATCGTCTAATATAACGTACTTAAATTTTCCAGAAGTATTATATTTTAACCAATCTTCAATCTGTTCTCCTCGTGTCTTTTCATTTACCTCTGTTACTCCTATAATGTCACCAGTTATTCCTACTTCTTTTAAGATATTTGTAAGATTATTATCCGTTCTCCAAGAAGAAGTTACTACAATTTTAGCTCCTGTGTTAGTAATAGCATTCAGTCTTTTTACTGCATCAGGATCAAACTGATCTAGAGGATAAGGCTTTAATCCCCCTAATCTGTAATGGCTAGAATGCCACCGTCTACTATTGAGTACTCCATCTATATCTAAAAATATATAATTCATTTTAATCTAAATCTCCTTAATAAATTTTGTGCGGTTCCTGAATTAAATTTCCCTTCACGTACAAAGGCTATATCTAAGTTAGACTCATTGGTCATAGCAGAATCCCTTTCTATATCGGAAGTATACCCTCCTTTTAGTCTAAATTCCCCTACTTCTGGAGTATTTCTAGGAGTATCATACATGTGGTATATAGTAAGAGGTATATCCTTCTTGTGCATATTATGAGTAAATACTTTAGCTATAAGATCCATTGCCATTTTATCAGCACCGTCACAATCCCCTACTACAAATTGACAATGCTTATCATATAGTATAGCATCCTCAATCAAACCTTTGTAATTCTTCTTAAATTCTTCTTCTGTAATGTCTCTATGTCCGCTTATGAAATATATCATAATCTATCTAACGTTTTAGTTAATACTTCTACTGCTTCATTTAATCCTGCTTTATCATCTAATAAAATGTTATAATAGGGTTTACGTCCTCCTATAACTATTTCTGGATTACAATTGGCATAGTGAAAGTTGATACCTTGTAAAGTACACCAATCCATAGCCTCTTTAAGCCTTTCTCCTTCCCTACAAGTAAACAAAATTAAAGTGCAATTTACATGATAACTCCACTTCAAAAGATCTATAACTTCTTGATTTGGAGTACAATCTAAGTAGTTTTTAACAGTATCATCAAAATCAAAAGCCACGTATAATGTGCCGTGCTTCTTATATTGACGTACTAATTTTTCTACAGCTTCTTGTTTAGAAATCATCTGCAAACGGATTTAATTCCAAATAGATTTCTCTAATCATTTCAAGATGATTAAATGCCCATTCGTAATTTCTAATCTCCTTTATTGGAATCCACTTAACTTCTTCTACTTCATCTTTCTCACCACCTTCTGAATCTTCCATTTCAGGTAATTCTGATAATACAGCTACATGACGTAGAATTACATTCTGGTTATTTTCAGTAGGATTAGTCTTTACCTCCATGAGACAAAACTTCTTAGGATCTACTCTAACTCCACACTCTTCAAATACTTCTCTTGAACAAGCTTCCTGCGCAGTCTCATCCCAATCTAAATAACCACAAGTAACATTCCACATTCCTTGAAAATCTGGAGTACCTGGTCCTCTCTTATTAGCTAGGACACAAGGCTCGTTATCTTTCATACAAAGTACTGCTGCTACCACAGCAACACTTCTCGAAATCCAATAAGTCTTTCCTTGTTCGTCTTTAATAGAAAAATTCTTCATTTGTTTCTTCTAATTGCTTGGGAGATGTAAACCACTCCATAGGAGCACGCTTGGCACATTCCACTATTTTAAATAAAGTATTCATTCTAGTAATATCTCCTACTATTTTTAAGTCTGGTGTAATGTTTGCACCATAAATAGCAAGTTTTCCATCTGAGGATTGATATGCTATAAAAATAGGCTTTCTATTACTTAAGCACCAAGTAAGCTCCTTAAGGGTTCCTGATGTCATACAACTTAAATATTGTTCAGACCAAAACCCGTCTCCTAACATAAAGATATAGGCATTATTATTTTGGAACATTTCTAAGTTATATTCAGTTCCTTTTTTCCAGTAGGATATATCTATATTTTCTCCCTTAAGATAATTGATTAACTTCTTCAATTTCTCATCTGGTACTTTCATACTGCGTGAAATATAAACTCTAAAACCCATCATATAAGTTTCGTTTTAAGATGTAATTAAATACTTCCATAGGTACGTAAGGATATATTTCTTTATGCTCTTTAAGTTGCTTTCTGATGTAAGTAGAACTTATATCAGTTTTCGGCATTGTTATGACTTCTTTAACATGATCATTTAACAAATCCTTGCTCAGATCCTATTAATATAGCTGGAGAATCTATCAATACAAATTCATTGTTAGCTAAGATTTCATCTCCCTTATCCCATTCAGGAATTTCAAATAAAGTTTCTCTACTAACTATTATGGAAATAGTATCTCCTTTATTAACTGATTTGATATGATCTATTACTTTCCATGTTTCAATACTTCTAGTAAATACATTAACTTCTGCAAGTATTTGTTCATACCTTTTCACTTTCACCGTCTTCTCCCACTCCGAAGGTATGGCACTCATAACCATGCATACCCTGTCAATGTATTTAGTAGTTGTATTTTTCCAAGGATTTTTCCAAGCTGGGACTATATGTATTTGATCAAATAACTTACTATCCAAAGCAGCTGAAATTACTCCTAAATGTCCAATGTGAAATCGGATCAAATGATCCAAAAAATACTCCTATCCGCATTGTTGTGCTAATTCTTTTACCATTTCATTAAAAAGGTTTGCAACAACCTTTAATTCTTCTAAAGGCATTCCATTAATATCTATGATTGTTCTTGCTGCAGGAAACTTTCTATTGCCCTTAACTGTACAATTTCTATCATCATCACATTCTACGTAAATGATATCACTGTAACCTGGAACTGCATCCGATATACTAATGGTTGTTTTCTTCTCTATATTCATACTTATCTCTAGTTATACAAATTGGAAGATTTTTTCTTTTAAATTCTGATTTAACGTGCCTGTCAATTACCTTAACGATAACTTCTGGCTCTATATAAAGCATTTCTTGATTATCCAAAAACTCTTTAGCCCTCTCCTTCAAAGTCATTCCTGCAAGCCGTTTTGGATATAAGTATTGAAAAGCTTCAAATTCTTGTAAAATATCATCAACTTCTGAATAAGATTTAGCCCCTATTTGTTCTAAATCGGAATTACTAATTCCAAGTCCATCAGTTGGAGTAAGAGCTGCAGAAGCATTAATTGCTTCATACATTTCATGGTACTTAATACTCTGTTGAGAAGGGTATGTAGCTAATTCAGTTTTCCCAATATAATATTTGCTTAGCCAATTAGCTAATGCATACACTTCAGTCTTCCATAATCCAAACAAGGGATTAAAGTCTCCAACATCACCATGTAAAGTCCAGAATCCTAACTGATATTCTGTTTGATTATCAGTAGATATTACTATTCCTTTATTTCTACTAGCCAGATCATATAAATAAATCATACGTAATCTAGCCTGTAAATTACCATTGGCAATAGGAGTTCTACTAGGCATTTCCTCTAAACACCGTATAGTACTAAAATCCCCCGCACTAATATCACCAACATCTTCACATAAGTCAGATAAAGTATTCCAATAAAGTCCTCCTATTTTAAGAACTTTAAAATCATTGCAAAAAGCCTCCCCAACTAACTTGGATGTATTAAATTCATCGTCTTTGTTATTAATAGGAAGACTTCTTCCAATTAGTGGAATACCAGTGCGTTTATTAACTTCAAAACAAATCGTAGCAGTAACAGTGGAATCAATACCGCCACTAATGCCCAGAACCATAGCTTGTATGCTGTGTTCTTTAAGATATTTTTCAGTTTCATCTACTAAAGTATTAAATACTTTTTCATATTTTAAATTGCTCATATTCTTATGCTTTACCATGCATATAAGCCCATTCATCACCTTCGTGAGAAGTCTCCTTCCATTCCCTAATCTTTCTAGGTTTCTCTGTAGGAGTTGCCTCTGTCGGATAGTGATCTTGATTGGGAATAGTTATGCAATAAAATTCTCTATAATCTTTTTCTAATAGTATCTTAACAAGTACGTCTGGACCATACCAATCTAGTTTCTTCCTAATGAAAGATTCTATATTATCTAGATGTCTATCTGATAATTGGCTAAAGGGAATGACTTGACCTTCCTTAGTAGTCCAGTACAAATCATCCCTCATATGTTTAGTATATAATTCCAGAGCATTGGTGTTCGAGATCCTCGTTTTTCTTCTGCATCAGTAAGTATTTCTATTACTGGGTCACCTAAAGTAAGTACTTCAGCCAAACATAGTACTACGTTTTCTAATTCATCCTTTGTGCCTTCACAAAAAATCTCACCATTAACGACTAAGTAATACTTGTTGTCTAATTCACTTATAGAAATAGTATCTCCTCTTTTAACGTAAGTTAATTTACTACTATCTAGAAATAAATGTACTCCGTCTACTCTTCCGTGAACGTCAAATCCGTGAGTGGTGATTTCCATGGTCTTTTAAAATAGCCTTTAAAACCAGGAGAAGCCTGGTTAGGAACTAGAGCTACTAATTCCCAACCATCATCTCCATATACTCTTGTCCATTCTTCCACATTATCTGGAAGGTCTGGAACTCTTAAATATTCCCATTTCATATTAAAACCCTACCTTTCTTTTAATGTCTTCAGCAGCTCCATTGTCTTCTGGATTATATATTTTCAGCCAAACTGTATGTACTACTAGCATCTAAATTAGAGCCAATAGATTCAGCTAATGCAAGTGCTTTTTCTCTACATAATGGTTTAAATTCATATTGAACCTTTAATCTACCTTTTCTCTTAATAGCTCCATCTAATTTAGACAATGGACAATTAAAAGTACAGATAAATTTAATATTCAAAGAATCTCCTAGTAATCCATCAGAAATGTTCAATAACGTTGCCAGTCTAGTATTACCTGTGGCAACCCAATCTGCCAATAAAAGTTTCACAATCCTCCAATATAAATATATGATCTTTATGTTGCATTAAAAAGCTTACAAATGAAGCATCACATATATAAGCAAATAAGGATTGATCTAAATATATGAACTTCTTATCGGAATTATAAATAAGATGTCTTATATATGAGGTCTTCCCACAGCCAGGAGCACCATATAAAATAGCTAAACCTGGTTTATCGGAATTAATGAAATCCATTATTTCCTCGTTTGGAAGATCGTCATTATAATTCTTAGATAGATCAATATGCATATCTACAGCATTCAGGGATTGGGATACAAAATCACCTCTGTCATTCAGTATATACTCAAATGATCTTATTACTGCAGTTTTTTCTTTGTATGCTATGCAGTTGAATATGCTAAGATATTCTCCTGTTCCTAAAAATGTTATAGTACATGTAGATGTTCCATCTTCAGGGTTAAATGCCTCATCAAACCTTATAACAATAGGACATTCTATGGTATAGAAGCAGATAGTTCTAAATTGTAGGCAAATAGCGTTTTCCTTCTTCCTATATTCATTTCCTTCCAGGATGTAATAATCTTTAATAACATTCTTTAGATTTTCCAAAGTTTTATTAGAAATCAACATTAAAAAAGTTTATGTCTACATACTGGGACTACAGAATGCATTTGTACGAACAAGTTTTCTTCGATATAAGTACTATAAACAATAGATTTTATTACTTCTTTATACTTGGTTTCCGTCTGACTCATTGATTCATCTCTACAGTGTAAAAAACAAATAATGATAATTTCTACCAATAGGAGTAGCTGCACACATAATCCAACCCTACATTTCCTATCTTTTCTAATTCTTCAATGGAAAAGAATACTTCCTTCACTTATAATTTCTTTTATACTTAATCATAATCCTAAATCCATTTAAAATCCAACATCTTTACCTATATGCTTGCCTTCATCATCTGATAATTTTACACAGTTATAAAACTGGAGTATTCTTAGTCATTTGACAAGAAATAAAAGTTTCATAACAATGTTAAGAGGTTTAACCCCTACATCATTAGTAAGATTAGTTCCGATACCAAATGAACATCTAATTCTTCCTTTACAATAATTCTGTATTTCAAGAGCTTTGGGAAAGGTAAGAGCATCAGAAAAGACAATTGTCTTCGTCATTGGATCAATACGTAATTGAGTATATCTATCAATTACAGAGGTTGCAAACTTAAATGGATCTCCGCTGTCTTGTCGTACTCCATCAAACAACTTAGCTTGTTTTAAACTAAAGTTCTGTAAGAATACTTTAGAAGTATACGTATCTGATAAAGCAATACCTAAATCACCATCATATACTTTAACCCAATTCTCAAGAGCCATATAATTAGCATTTTTATATCCAAATTGTGCTCCATGGAACATAAACCATTCATGTGGATGAGTTCCCATAGGTTTCATACCATACTTCATTGCAAAATGACAGTTGGAAGTACCTGTACAATAAGTGGAATATTCTGATAGATATTCACATACCCAATCTTGTACATTAGAAGAGAATCTTCTTCTAGTTCCAAATTCAGAGAAAGGCAATGCATTAAGATTAGATAATACTACTTTCTCTTTTAGAGCTTCTATTACATCCTTCTTTTGTACGACTTTAGTGTCTTTAAGAGTAAGTTCAGAAACCATAGCAAGTAAAGGAACTTCCCATAAGGTAATTCTATAAAGAGGACCAGTAGCTTCTATATGTAAGTGACCTTCCTTATCAAGATAGAGATTTAACTCGTCTGGGTTATACCTGAATCCTCTTAACCATTCCCAGTAATGACGAGGTACAAATGGAATGTTTTGAACTGCCCAATCAAAGGCTTCGTTACATAGGTATGCTCTATCGGACATAGAATATATTTCTAGCTTAAGAGACTCAAGAAATTCTTGAGTATATACTTCCCTATTTCTGTCTACAAAAGTAAATGTTCCTATGGCATGAGGAAACATTTTCATATAAGCATACGATGTGGTAAACTTATACAGATCGTTGTCTAAAAGTGATTTAATCATACGTCTTTAATTCTATTTTTAAATTCATCTAGATGATTCTCTATACAATAGTTCAAAAAGTTAATAAACTCATGCGCATCAGCAAGTTGAGGAAATTCGTCTCTATTTGCTACGAAATATCTATTAACTCCCTTACCTAAGTTCTTTTCCCTGTAGTCATTGTAATCAGCTAACATATTACTAAATTCTAACGCTTGATCATTAGAAATAGAATTGAATAAATCATCAACTTTGATTACAAAGTACTTACAATCAATTGCTCGCATCTGTTCCTGCCAGCAATCCTTCAGTTCGTCCTTTTCTACTATCATATGCTTCTAATTCCTCAATAACCTTATTTAATTGTTTAGTATAATTAGCAATTAACCTTTCATACATAACTTTATTATGTTTTAATCTTGCCAATTTTACGTCTTCATCAAAAACATTAGATTTGTCTATTGGAACAAATACTATATCCTCACAATCTATTGTGATTCTACTACACAATTCAGGATCAAATTGGGCTATACATCCTAAACATAAGTCAAAGGTAGGAGCAGGTTTTACCCTGCACTCCTTACCTTCTATAGTTACTATTTCATTCATATCGGATATTGTTTTCTTTGCAAAAGTTCTCAAGAGTAGAACCATCGTCAATAGAAGCTACACAATCCTTAAGAACTATTACTTTATCCCAAACGTCCTTTAAGCCTTTTAGAGATTCCAAAACACAATAATCCCCTGCTATACCAGCAATATAAACGGTATCATAACCTTCATTTATTATACCAGTAAATTCATCTAAGGCTTCAGTTCTTACTAATTGGTCTACAAAGCTATATTCTTCGATTTCAGGAATTTCACCTTTAAGTTCAGTTATATAGTCTGTTACTCCGTTTGCTATGAGAGTATTGGATAAATGAGTAGACATAGCTGCTCCAATTGTATGTTGAATACAATGTGGAGGCCATTGTCCTCCTTGTGTCTCAAAGCTGCAATGATTTGAAGGATGCCAGTCAAACGAGATTGCTACATCTATTTGAGACATATCTTGAGAATCAATAAATTCACACAATTTATTAATTGCCATTGTAGCTCCTTTTACTTTAAGAGATCCCTCAATAAAGTCTACCTGAGGATCAATAATTTGTAATAATTTCATTCTTCTTTAATTTTAGTGATTTCAATCTCAAATGGCTTGAATTCTGGCATGTAAAATTCATCTAGAATACTTACATTAGCCATTTGAGTCTCTTCATACGTTACTAAGTTATGCTTTCCACTATGAATGTGCCCACAGAACAAATATCTAGGTTTACGAGACATAACTACACTAGCTAATATACCATTTCCAGCATCTGTTTGATTCATAGACTGATGTATTACTCCTAGTCCACATAACTGAGGAGCATCATGAGTAATTACTATATCAGCGTTATGGGGCATCTTATTGTAATATGTGACTAAGCTTTCTGATTGCCTCATAAATGCCCAGTTTCCAAATATCTTACAATATGGAGTTCCAAATATAGTATATTCTTCTATGCCATTTTCTCCTAGATACTGAAATGTAGCTGTCTCATTATGAAGATATACAGCTCTACCGTTGGTAGCCATAGTAAACATGCTATGCATCTTCAATTTGTCTTTACCCTTAGATTCTAGAAAGAAATCATGATTCCCTGCAATAAATATTACTTTACTCCACGAATCTTTATATGGCATTGTATTTAACCAAGGTACAAATTCTTGATTAAGCCAATCTTCTTGAAACTTCCTTCCATGACAACTTGTAGGACATAGGTCTCCACAAATTAACAACAAGTCAAATTCTGGTATATTGTCTATTAAATTGCCATGTAAATCAGATATTGCTACTACTTTCATTAATAAAAGAACTCTTCTTCGTTAATACTCTCATCTTCTTTAGGTAAGTCATTAAATCTAAACAGAATAATATTTACAGAAACCTTTATCGGATCAGATTCAAAAGTTATTCCAGGAATAAGTTGATCTTTTGGTACTATTAAATAATGACCATTACAAACATAAATATCTCCTTCACGACTAGGTTTGTCTTTGTATATATAAGCCTTACCATTTTTATCTACTGCATACCAAAAGAAATCTTGGTTTTCATCAACTGAACTAACTAATTCATTGTTTTCAAGAGTGATTCGTATTGGAGGATCATTATAAGTCCTACTTCTCAAGGTTTTGTTTACCCATTTTCTGTTACTTACGTTAACCCATCCAATATTAGTAAATCCCTCATAAATAAATATACGCCCTTATTTCGCTCATATTCTCTTAAATTTATCAACAAATTCTAATAATTCAATTTCGTCTTCACAATGAATAGCTTCTGCATATACGAAAGTTTCAATAGAAGGATAGTAACTTAGCCTAATCCACTCATTATCAAACTTAAACCAAGGTACGATATCATCTGATGATATTCTTTTTGGCTCTCTAGCTGAATCAGGATTACATGAAGAAGGTCCATAATCCACTTTTAAGGTATGTCCAAATCTTTTCATTACCCTACTTTTTAAGTTGTCCCATTACACCTCTATCAATTCTTTCCTGCACTCTTTCCCTACAAGCTTCAAGGTACATTTGTAAACCTTTTATCTGCTTTTCGTTTTGAGCACAAGGAAATCTTTCATTCAGTTTGCAAACTCTATCTAACAAGATAAGAGCAAGCTGTTCTGATTGGAATCCAGGTGTTACAGTACCATCATCATGTTTCTGAACAAACTGAATAGTATCAGTCTTATCCACATATTTAGTTTTTCCATCTTCAAATCCAGCACACAATTGTACTCTGTACCTGTGGGCTCCTTCATAACCATCTTGAGGAAAAACTTCTATAGTATTTTCATTACTAGGAAATACTTTCATCTCCGTCATTACAAACTTCTTCTGTATCGGCATAATATGTTCTTATTAAAATGTTTTCTTTACTGAATAAATGCATCACTTCTACTCCATAGTTACTAGGATTGCTTTCAATAATATTAAGTATATCATTGATTATTTGAGGTCCCATTCCAGAAGCTATAGAATTAGCTACTTGTTCTCTAGATACGACCTCTCCTCCGAAAACCATAGGATAAGTAAGTTCAACAAACTCAACTGCATCATCGAACTCTACGTTTCGACTATTTACTTTCTGCAGTAAATCTACTAATCTGCTCATTTATAATTTGTTTAACTTGTTGATATGTTAAAGGAGTATAGTTATTTTGTTCAACTCCTACATCATATTGTTTGCAACTAGTACCTTGCAGGATGTGTCCTGGTTGTGTATGATAGTGTCCATAGAGATTCCATACTCCTTTTTCATATCCTCCCCAAGTGAGAAAAGGATAATGACATAGAGTTAGGAATTGTTCATCTTCCTTAATTTGAATTTGGAGTATATCATCTATAGATGCGAACCTCTCTACTGGAATAGCTCTAGAGTTCTGATAATCATGATTTCCCATTATTAAATGAATATTTCCATTTAAACGGTCTAAAATACTATTCCAAGCTGTTACACCCCCAAGAGCAAAATCTCCCAAATGAAACACATGAGAGTCCTTATGAACAACTTTATTCCAGTTTTCAACCAGTTGGTCATTCATATCTTCTACATCCTTAAAAGGTCTGTTACATATACGAATTATGTTTTTGTGACAAAAGTGAGTATCAGAGGTAAATAATACCTCTGCCTCACTAAACTGTTGTAATTTCCATTTCATTTCTAGCTACTTCATTCATTAATATGTTAGTAATGGTGTCTATATTCATCATTACCTGTTTATGCACATCCCACTTTTCTTCATGATGTTTACATGGCCAATCTGATAAAATAATTTCGTATTGGCATCTACTCCACCATTGATACATACTTTCCTTTTCAATAAACCCTTTAAATTCTTCAAAATTAACAGGTTTATCTTTGGATTCTTCATAACGGCATAACAAATAAGGAATTACATTAAATGGTTCCATTCCGTTCGAATTATGATTGCCATTTATTACATAGAAACTTTTACTTGCTTCCATAATCTAATACCTTTATTAAATAATTGATAGCCTCTAATTGTCCAAAAGTTAATGAGATTACCTTTTCGTTAATTGTAATATCCCAACCTTCACCATTAGTCCATTCAGTAACCTCAATGAAGTCTGAACTCTTAGCAAGGCAATCATAAACTTTAAGGTCGTCATGAACTGACTTTCTTTCTGTTATTTCCATATTAATACATAAATTCTGTAGATTCTTCTATAGGTCTTTCATCATCTCCTCTTACGTAAACAGTAGCAATTTCTGTATATGCAAGATAAGACTCTCCTCTGTCCTCATACCAGTCTAAAGCTGAACAATCATAATTATAAGCGAATGGGTAGTAATATGTTTGTCCATTGTATTCAAATACTAATCTCTCTATAAGATATCCATCGAAATATTTATCGTAAAAGTTACTACATAAAGTAACAAATTTGCACTCCCTTTTGGCTAGTTCAAATAAATCTCGATCAAGATCTCCATTATCTAACCAATAATCTAAATCTTCATTTAACTCTATACCTGCTTCTGATAGCAAATAAATAAAAGCTTCTAGAGATATATTCATTTTATTAATCCTCTTTGTTTAAATTCTTCTTGCAATGGTATAGCAAGTTCCCTTGCTTGTGGATGTGCACTTTCTGCACATCTTAATTCAAAGAAATGTTTCCAATCATCCACAAATCCTGTCATTACTAATTCTGTTTTAAGAGCATTAGGAAGAACTGATCTTGCTTGTTGGGGAGTCCACTCGCAATATTTAACTAAGTAATTATAGGTATTTTCAGCTTCCAAAAGCAAGTCTATAAAATATTCATGTTCAGATAAATCAGTTCTAATAGAAGAATCATCTTTATTAGTAAATTGCTGTTCCTCATAATCAAGCCAACAAGGAATAATAAAAGTAAGTTCATTACTAAACTTATCCTTACTATAATTACAATAACGGGTAGATTCCTGAGCAAAAGAAAATACTCTGTGTCTTACAAATTCATGAGACACTCCTCTATCACAAATGAACTTAACTGTAATTCTTCTTTTATGCTGAGGATAAGGATTACATAGATAATATAAATCTTCCATCCTATTATTCTCAACTAATACCCTTAAATTAGTAGTAATAAAGGCAGTTTCTCTAGACCTATATTCTGTTTCTACTACTTTAGAGTATGGATTTCGCCTATAAAACTCAACTATAGAATTTTCATCTCTTCTAATAAGAGATTGTGCTGTCTCTGCTTCAAGAGAACCAAAAGCATCTACTCTATCACCAGATATTTTTAAGTACACAGTGCCATGTTCTAGCATAGCACCGTGTTGTTTGCTCTTAAGCATCTTAACAAATTTCTTATAAGAATCTTCTGTTATTTTATCCTCGGACTTATAACAAACTCTTCCTACTTTTTCAATCTGTTTATATATTCCTTCTTCTCCAGAAAGTTGTTCAATTATTTCGAAAGAAGGCTTAATCAGCTTCATTTAATTCAGCAATTACAAATTGTGTAAGTAATTTATAATCTACCTCAGCTACCTCTAATTCTCCATTTTCTTTAGACATATACATTTCTATATCAGGGCTAAATTCGTTGTTAGGACTATTTATAGAGTTTATATAAGCTTGTATATAGTCTGGAGTAATTTCTACAGTATTTTTACACACTTTAGATCATCTACTAAATTGATCTAAACTATATAAACTATACAACTGAGCATGGAATTCCATCTTATCTAAATTAATATAAGATACTAATCCTTTTCCTGCATATCTTGATTCTACAACTACAAATACGTGATAAAATGTTTCCATTATTGTTTACGCATCCACATTACTGTCATAATGGCATAATTAGCCAAATCTAACAGAGTGTCTTCTAATGACTCGTCTTTTACTCTAGCCTCTTTAGTTACCAAAGAATCTAGACGATTCATCTTATCAGACATTCTTACTAAAGCTCCAATAATTCCGTACTTATCTAAGCTTTTATCAAAGGAATTACCATAGTCGGCATTTTTAGCTTCATATGTTTCTTCCATTTGTTTTGTTATAGTTCCGAATGATACAGGATCATTAACTGCTGTACATTCTAAATCTTCCAATCTAATAGATGGTTTGGGATCAAAAGGAGTCCCTTGTGGTTCAAAAAAGTTCTTGCTCATTAGAGTCCAGTTTGAATTGTGAAGAAATTAACGTTACCCTCTCCTATTATATGGGCTTCAGTTTCTTCATCTACATAATATGTAATCTCTCCCTCGAAATTATCAATCTTAGTAACAGCAAACTTATGTTCTTCCATAAATTTGGCAAACTCAGGATTATAAGCTAATACTTCATCTAATAGAAATACTCCTACCATTCCTGCATCTGCACAGAAACTTCCAATATGTTCTTCTTCAGAAGCTAAATACTCTAAGGCTGCTGTATTGTCTTCAGTATGTTCTTCTCCTGTCATATTTCTACAACAGATGTTAATTTGATCTAAATGTTCTTTAGCTCCTCCTGAAACTTTATATGTAGAACAGCTCCAATCACCATAAATTGTAGATTCACTAATATAGTTAGTAAATCCAAGCAAATCCATTCTCTCACCACAGTCTGATTTATCCCAATCTTCTGAGGTCTTAACTATGTAACATGGGCAGTTATTATAATACTTTTTCCGTCTACTACCATTTTTGTCTTCAAAGCATTCACTATATGGTGCTAAGGATTGTTCACACTCTTTCCACCAGTTTCTGGCACTAATAATATTAAAGTTTACAGGAACCATAGATCCTGGAGGGTATCCGAATGGATTACCTTCTTCCCATGTAGATAAATCACTTGGAGTTATTTCTCTTCCTAATAATTTCTCAAAACAATCTAAGCACAAGACATCTTCCCTATCAATACCATTAGCATTACATACTTCATTCCAAAGTTTCGTCCTTTACCATGAAGTATTGCTCTGGTCTACTTTTTTCTTCAGTAATATCTAGCTTACATCTATCGCATAGTAGATGTTCTTCTCCATCAACGTCTTTAAACATAATTAAAATTTACCATCCCATACTTGGAAGCACAATAATCCCATATCTCTCCACATTTTGACTATATTATTTCTATCTTCAAATACAACATCTACATGATACTTACCAGCTATATGTTTTTCAAATAATTCCTTCTTGGTAACCTCATCCTTTCTATAATCCTCGGGTTCTCTCATAATAAGTTCATCAGGATACAGAAAATGCTGGTCTAACCACTTAAGAGTATTCTCTCTTCCTAAAGCTGTACCAGTTCTTCCAGTTAGTACTATAAGAGCTTTGCCAGCATTACATAATTCTCTTACTGCTTGAGCTACTCCTTCAACACATTCATCCTCTAAGAATCCCATGTCAGCTTCTAATCCCCAATAGGGTCTACCTGTCTTATTAAGAGCTACTGTGCCATCTAAGTCAAGAATAACAGCATGAGGTAGTTTAGAATCTTGTTCCATAGGAGACCAGTTTAACTGCTCTTCGTTAAAGATGTGCCTGTATCGTTTATAGGTATCACGAATAACCCTCTCTCCAATAGGATTAGGTCTTAAAGAGTCCCTTATAATCGCTTCCTCTAACGGAATAAAGAAGTCCTTAAATGAAACAGTGTATTTTTCTGATGAATTATCATTGTATTCTTCTACCAACTTCACTAAATGTTGGACTGTTTTAGGATTTAGATTCATGTTATCAGAAATAATATTATATCCAGAGAACATGGCTGCCTTAAGGGATTCGTTTTCTATTCTAGTAACTAGAGATTCTCTATCTGGAATCCAATAGTCACCTAACATATTTCTGATATCATCTCTATTAATCCTAATCCACTTATCAGCTCCTTCACTATGTATGAATCCTTTAGCCCAGGTAGTCTTACCTGAGCCTTGGATTCCTCTGCATATTATCAGCTTTTTCATCAGCTCAATAACTTAGAGTCAATTTCAAATGCCTCGTCTTCATCTTCAATATGCTTGAAGATTAACTTAACTAAAGCTTTAGCTGTATCAAGTGTTTCACATTTAGCAATATATAATGCTGGAGCTTTCTTGTCTGTAACGTCAAGAACTCCTCTCACATATGGTATTACTTGAGGCTCAGCACCTTCAATTAGTTTACCTTCTTCATCTACTGCTGGTACTTGTACTTCTACTGCTTCAATCAAATCAAACGAATTGGTGTTGTAAATTATTCCATTAACGTATATCCACATACTATTTCAAATTTAAAGATTTTAATTCAGTATCTAGTTGTCTTTTAAGGAATCTTCTTAGCTTCTTTGTACCTATTGTTCTCCACCTTTTCTCATAACCAGTTTTATGAAGTTTTCTATCCATATAAACTAGTTTCCAATTGGCTAATGCAAATTGTAATAACGTTTTACCTTGCATTAAGGGCAATATAATATAGTTGGATTATTCTTATGCACATCTACATCAGGATATTTTTCTCTAAACTTCTGTAGATTAAATGCACGCATAATAATATGACTTCCATTTTTAGTTGGAATTATAGTTACATATTTAGGACCAATAGGTTCACATTCTGACTCTATAAATCTAATCATATCATTATGCTTTCTTCCTAGTTCCTCATCTATATCAACTATAAATGTAGGACTATTTTCATGCTTATACTGACCACATACTGTAGTATAAGCTCTGTATATATGGTTATAATCTTCATTCAGTATATGGTCAGTTATATTCTTAAGAGTCGCAAGACCTATTCTTCTGAATGACCTTCTATTAAGGTTAATATATGCTCTACTTTTAGTTACATCACATATAGCCTTAATTTCTTCTTCTAATGAAAGAAGATGATCCTTACTTCTTATAAAGTAAGTATTAATTACTCTATTATTAGATCCAAGTTCTTCATGTTCTTTCTTTCTCTGTATTAATTGAAGAAAGTAAAAATCATCGTCAGACCTAAAACTAAGTAAATTTGATATTTGTTTAAAATTATTCACCATCTTTATTTGATTCTGCTAATACTGTTACATGTTTAGGAAGAGTAAAGTAATTCTTCTCCTCTTCCTTCATACCCTCAACGTAGTATGCATCTATTCCTTCTCTAAAATTTATATCGCTAAGCAAGATAGGGTCCAATCCTGGAATATGAACCATACCTATGTTAGCTTTCCAATCAATTGCTAATATTAACATGGTTCAAGCAATTCGTCTAAAGCTTTAGACTGAGCAGACTCAGCTACTTCTTTTATTTTTAAGTAAAGATTCATCTTTTGATCCTCTGTAAGGGAGTCAGTAATATCAACTTCTCCCATTTGAGTTTCTACAGTGAACTTACAATGAGGAACGAACTTTAGTGTAGTTGAATCTACATGGAATGGTTCACCCCAATGATAATAAATTGATATATCCTCTGTAAAATCTAAACGAAGTGAAGACCACGCATAACGAGCTCTTATAACTGGTTTGTTATCAAGCAATTTTTGAGCTGCTATTACAGCTTTTTCTTTTATTTCCATATTCCGTTTACTACTTTATATTTGATAGCTTCTTCTGCAGTTAGATACCAATCTTGTTTTTTCTTTCTAACAGAGTTAAGCTTATCTTGGTTAATAATAGTAGATGATGTTACAATATCATCTAACATTTTCTGGGTGCGTTCATTCTCGATCATATTCTCTGCCATATCCTCAATTTTACCCATAGATCCACTAAAGATGGAATGAACAAGTATTGTACTATGCTCAGTGCAATACCTTTCTTTTCCCGCAACTAACAGAATAAGTCCACAACTCATTGCACTACCTAAAGCAATAGTATGTACTGGAGCCTTTGATGATCTGATAACATCAAATAACCCTAAAGTAGGATATACTTCTCCACCATAAGACTCTATAAATAGGTTAATAGGTTTTGGAGTATATGTTCCCCCAATAGATGTTATGTACTTTTCTGCCTCTAAATCACTAATGTTAATTCTAGTAATTTCTTTGGTAATTGCAACACATAGTTGTTGGTCTATGTCTCCAGTCAAGAACAAGTTACGTTCAAGTAAATGTTTGTATAAGTCTGTTATCATGCTTCGTCTTCTATATTAGTTTCACCTTTATCTAGCATTTTTCCTTCTTTCTCTAAGAACCTAATGCACTTAACCTTATAAGCTTGTGATAATCCATTCTCTATTTTAAGAACTATTCCTTCATGTGGAACTTTATTTTTACATACAGGAGATAGTTCTTCCATATAGAATCTCTTATCATTACATAGATTCTGTAAGAAGTTTTCATGCCAGTGATCAGTTAATGACAACTCTGGATATAAATCTTTAGCATAGCCATAATAGAACTCTCTAACTGGTTCTAAGCCATTCTTTATACTCCATTGTTGTACTTGTTTAGCCGAGAACTCATAAACAATTCCATCTGGATTTGTATAAGTTACTCTATATACTCTAATACCATAATGAACTCCATGTGTATAACTGGAATTAGCATCTGGTTGTACGTATCCATAATCAAAATCCTTCTGTATATAGCCACCATTAGGAAGGAATCCTATGATTTCATAATATACAGTTAAACCTTTAGTTAGTTTAGGTAATATTACTTTATGAGCAAGTCCCCAAACATCCACACCATAGAACCCGTCAGATACTTTCTTGTTAATGTATCTGTTTTTAATTACAGTTCTGGATGCCCAAATATCATTATATTCTAATGTAGGTACTTTAGTAAGCCAGCTAGAGATCCTTTCTCTCCAAGTGGGCTTAGTTTTACATAATACCTTAGATGATATTCCAGAAGTTCCATGTACTTTTTCAGTAATAGATATAATATCATTTGGAGATATTACATATGGACACTTCTTTAACAAAACAGTATCATAGTGAAATCTAAATTGATTCTCTATAATTCTGTCTAAACCTTTAGGTTGTTTACCTCCCTTATTCCCTCCACCTTGTCCTGGAGTTTGGGATATTCTGATTACATATTTCTTACAAATATTATAATCACCTATGGAGTCAAATTCTACTCCTTCTCTTAAGTTGTCGATAGAATCTCTCAATCCCATTACTTTCTTCCAATTATCTATAGAAGACGTTGGAATAATAAATCCTTCCGATGGATAACCCTGAAGTTTAATGATCTTTACTCGACCTTTATCTTCAAAAAATCCAGGCTTTGCTTCTTTATCTACATTTAACTCTTTGTCTCTAAAGAGATTATTTGCAGCTAAGAATGCCTTATCTATTTGTGATTCTACTGGGAAGTAAATATACAATCCAGGTTCAGTATCTATTCCTACAGCTATGTTATATCCATCAATGGAGCAGCATTTAAGCCGCTCACATTTAGGATTTGGATGAGGAAAGAATTCCTCTATTTTAACAATCTTTGCTGTATAATTTAAATTAATCTTTGCAGATTGAGCTAGTTTCATGAAATTCGTCTAATGGTAATAACGATTCTGTGATCTTGTACTCTTTTATGTGTGGATAATATTTAGTCATATGAGCAATAGCATCATCTACACAATGTATCTTTGTTATTTCTGAATCCCATAAGCAGATGGAAGTGGTTAAAGCTCCACTACCTGCTATGTTTTCATATGGTTTAAAGTCTGTTATGTGGTAGTACATCGCACCCATTGTTGAATTGGAACATACACTACTTGTTCCTCTACATCATATACATCTGTAACATTCTGATCATTGTCATATTCGATCTTAAATGGAGTTCCCTCATAAGTATATATTATAGATTCCTCATTTTCATCAAGAACTTCTACAGGAAATGTACTCATGACTTCTTTATCCCACAATAGTGGTTCACACATAAACCACCAAATTGCTTCGTCTTCATTGTTTTGAATGTTCTCTATAAATCTCTTTTGACTGTCCTCCCTATTGTAGCACATCTCATTAAGATGTTTAGTCCAATGGTTTTGGGCAAACTCAACAATAAGTTTAATCAACTTCTCTTTATTCACAGGTTCTTACACATTTAAAAGTTGGTTGTAATGGTTTACCATCATCAGAGAAATAGAAATATTTAACAGTTCCCATTTTTCCAATTAATTCGTCTATGTGTTCTCTATACCACTGCTTTAGTTCTCTATTACCCATTGGTTTAGCTTCAAAGGGTTTACCATCTGCTGTAATCATAGTAAAACACATATCTTCTTCTCTAAGTCCTTCAGAAATACCAGTAATTTCAAATTCTCCATCCTGATATTCTTTAATCTTAATCATGTCATTAGTTCTCTTTCCATAACCATACAGTTTGTCTGGATTTCTAATGACAATACCTTCATAGCCTTCTGATACATAAAAGTCATGCAACTTCTTAATTTCAGACCATCCTCTTACTTTCTCGTGAGGGACCATTCTCATTTTAAGATCCCAAGGATCAAATGTCCTAGTAGGTTCAAAGCTTAACTTTAAAGTATTAGCTACTTCTTGTAAATGTTCCAGCCTTTCTTCAAATGGTTTATCCTCCATTAAATCGAATATCCAAAATTCTAATTCATCACACTCATCGTCTATGTCGATTTCTGTACGAGCAAGACCAGATATATATTGTAATGAGCGTCCTGGGATATATAACTCACCATCCAATATAACGTCTGGATTAGCTCTGAAGAAGTCTATTAGGCTTTGATTTTTTCTAATATGTTTAGTAGAGTTGTTGTAATCTTCTCCTCCTCTACTTGCAGACTTTACCTCTATTCCATCCCAATAGAAAGAGTTTCTTACTCCATCTATTTTTCTACTTGCCCACCAATAGTCTATTTTGTCATATATGCTAGTTGAAATCTTGTTGAAATCCTTAGCATTCATATGCTTTTTAAACCCATTGGCATCGGTCTTATCATCTGGAACAAACTTTTCTAATTCCTCTTTACTGAAATTATCTAAGTTAGAACCCTCAGGTAATTGCTTATATCCTTTATCTAGGTATTTCTTTATATGGGATGCATATTCCAACTTCACTTGTTCGGATACTGTTCTTTTTGCCTTCCCTTGGAATATCCAGATTTCTGGTTGGGTAGTTACTTTCCCACCATATTGAGATGTGTATCTTCTAATTACATATCCCCGTTTATCGTCATCCCACTCATAGCTAATATCAACTATTCTTAGTTTTCCTTTGCTATCTTTGGATACTAATATATTATTCATTTACCAAGATGTAACAAATACTATTTCTTCATCATCTTTCAAATCATGGAATGCTGGAATTACACTCTTCTTTACACTTTCTATAACATAGCCAAGATCCTCGAAATAACTATCATCATAGAGTGTACTTCCAAAGAAGAATCCTCCAGTATTTGGCATATATTTTTCAGCTTCCTCTGGATTATCTAGTGCTAGTTGACATAGCTCTACTAGATGTTTACACATATCTTTAGTAATAGGCATCTCTACATCATTCCTATCATAACCATAATGTTTCTCAAAGAATGCAACAAGACAATTTACCTTTCTAAAGTATGCTAGTTCCTCCCAAGTATCTTCCTCTTCTTTCTTCTGTTTACTAAAATAAATATCCAGTCCCATTATTTTATTCCTGTATGTCCAAATCCTCCTTTACGGTCTGTTTCATCTAAACTTAACACTTCATTCCACTCTATTCTTTCTACCTTGTTAAGTACTAATTGGCAGATTCTTTCTCCCTCTTCAATTACTGCATCTTCTAATCCATGATTAACTAGAATCACTCCCACGTTGCCTCTGTAATCAGAATCAATAGTTCCTGGAGTATTTAACACGGTAATTCCTTGTTTGAGTGCTAATCCACTTCTAGGTCTTACTTGTATTTCATACCCTTCTGGAATAGCTACATATAGATCAGTAGGAACTAAACACACACTACCTGGTTGTAAAGTAATACTTACAATTCTGTTTCCAGTATCGTCAAGTTTACAGATCACAACACCACATCTTTTAAAATCCTTTAATTGCAACTTGCTGAAACTTGCTCTAGCATCCATTCCTGCTGAACGTGGGGTTTCATATTTAGGAAGTTCATTGTTCGAATAGTTAATAACGTCTACTTTCATTTTAATAGTTTAAAATAAGTGTTTAAATACAATGAAATAATCTCGTTACTTTTATCCAACTTAAGCCTAATGCATCTACCATCATAGGACATATCAGTAATTCTTCCTCTCATTTTCAAGCCATTATGCTTAATAATGACTTTACGTCCATGAAGAGCATACATAAGAGCGTTTGCCACATCCAAAGGCATATCAATTGAACTCTCCATCTTCTGTACTTACTACGGAAATACTTAATATTTCATCTTCAAATTCTCCTAACTTATCTGGATCTGAAATTAGATCCCAATCATTATATTTCTGTCTAGCTTCCTCTTCCGAACTAGCTTCTACATAGGCAGTTGCCCATTCCTTTACTAAAAAGTTTACTTTATATAATGCCATTATTCTAATGATTTTAAGGCTTTGTCTAATACTACTAAAGGATCTTCATTATAGCTATCTATTGCAACTGTCTCACTTATGCTTTCAGTTCCTGCAGAAGGATTCCATATATCATAATAGATTTGTTCTGTCTTTCCTGAATAGTATACGTCTATAATTTTATAGAGAAGAATCTTTCCCTTCTTCTCTATATATAGTGTATCTCCAATGTTATAGATTGACTCTACCGTTATCTTCATCAAAATGGAATTTGTAAATGGAATTTAAAGTAGTAAACTCTTCTTTTTCCCAATCAATGGAAGTAACTACAGAAGTCATGAACCACCGATGGACATTATCTACCCTACAACTTAATCCTACTACAATGCCAGGACAATAACCTGAGGCTGTATAACCAGGATTAAATCGTTCATTATGTACTCCATTTACTTTAGTTAATGTACAACGTCCTCTCTTAGGAGAATCCTTGAACATTTCTTCTATTTTTCTGTCAGCTTCATCATGCATTCTCTGCAATTCTTCCAAATCAGAAATATCACAATGAATCTGTCCTCCTGTGTCTAATTTAATAGCCATTCTGTTATATGTTTAATTGTACAACTATTATCGTCCATGTAAAAGGCTTTAATGAGTTCTTTATCATTATAAAATGCTACAAAAGGAGTTATTTTAGTTCCACAACCAGCTTTAATAGTTATCGACTTACGTTTATCCTTATAATAGTTCTCATCATAACCCTCAAATTGAATCTGATTGTTAGCACAAAGTGCTTCCAAATCTTTCTTAAATGACTCATACTTTTCGTTATATACTAATTTACAAATCATTGTAATATGTATGCGTTAGTTTTAGTTCTAGATAATCCAACATATTGCATTTGTCTTATTTCGTCAATATTACGACAAGACAATATATTTTTCATATCCATAAATATGTTGTTTATACTACAACCTTGTATTTTATGTACAGTTGAAGCATACCCATAATCGAACGTCTTTCTTTTGACAGTTCTATTATCCCACATTAAATCTTTAGTAGAGGCAAAGCTATTTAGCATTTGAAAGTACCTCTTCCAAAGAGTAGAGGACATTGTTTTATTTCCTGCATTTTTGGCAGTAATGGCATTCATTCTACAGTTCTCCATAGTTTGACCTAGAGATTCTATAGTATCTTGATTAATTTCTGGATCTAATACGAATACATTAAATAGACTTCCATAAACTGTATCGTATAACTCCAATTCATAGCCAGGTAGCTTAAGAAAGTAAGGAATCTTCCTTTCTGTCTTAATAGGATCTGTAGTGACTACATAGTCTAACGAATTCCAAATCATGGATTTGTTATATTCAAAATTATCATACCCAGTAATGATCTCATTCTTATTAAATAGATTACTGGCTTTCTCTCCTAATACATTTCTTCGTATACATTGGTTAAAACCAGACACTCTTTCATTTGTATATGCAAGTAGTTTAACTTCATTTACATTGTTACTTCTAATTGCATTTTTAAAGAATGGTAGACTTTCTGCTATAAAGTCTTTGGTATCCTCATATACGTTAAGAGAACCTACTGGTGCTGATATTGGTTTAAATCTTTTCTTAGGATGTGTTCTCAAATCTACTAGTAATGGTAATAGCCCATTATTAGAGTCTTGCCTATGTATTTTAGTTAGAGTTATTATATTCGTACACTTAAATACTGGAGAAACACCATCTTCTTTGACGGGCTGTAATTGCCTATCATCTCCTATAAATAGTATCTTCGACTCAAACGCATTACAGACATCAGTTAGTAACTTAAATAGAGAAGAATTAACCATTGATGCTTCATCAACAATTATTAATCCTCTATAAGGTACTTCTGTAAGTCCTTTAGAATAGAACTTTAAGTCTTTATAGTCTAATTCGAAGATTTCTACGTTAGGAGCCATTGAAAGTAATTTATGAAGGGTTATTGCACTATACCCTGATGCATTTTCAAGTACCAGTTTGGCTTTATGAGTAGGAGCACAGAGTACAAAAGGTATGTCTTTAGCATCCACGTATTCCATGAATTCCTTGGTTATAAAAGACTTACCTGTACCTGCATACCCTTGTAAAACCAATACCCTTTCTTTTTCCTGCTTCACAAATTCTTTCATCTTTTGTAAGGCTGTTAGTTGGTCTTCTGATAATTGCATATTAATGAATCCAATGGTCTGACACTTCTATAGTTGCATCCAACTTTACTATTTTACAGAATACATCACCAGCAGCTTTCATACATTGTATTAGGATGTCTGGAATAGTATCCTTAAGTTCTTCTGGAAATTCTATATTAATCTCATCATGAACTGGAATACAGTATTTCACTTTAAATAGCAAGTCATGTTTAACTAAATAGTTAAAGAATTTAATACTAGCCAATTTAAAACACAATGCTCCAGTACCTTGAATACGATAATTAATAGATTGTTTCTCCGAAGCACTCTTTCTTTTAAAGAAATGCTTTACAACTGCTGTATATACTGTGTAATCATTTACATTGTACATTTCAGCTATCTCATGGATAGGCTTGTCATACATTGTAAACTCATCCCACATATAGTTTCTATCCATAGGTGTAGTAGGATAAATTCTTTCTCCTCTGTTCTTAAGAGTTCTATACTCATACCAAAATACTTGATCAAACTTCTGCATAGCAGAGGATAGTTTGTCATAATCATAAATATAAGCTTTATTCCTAACAACTGGATTTAATAGAATATATCCTTTTTCCATAACATCTGCACGACAATAGTCGAAATAATCCTTAAGACCTGGAAATGCCTTTAGATAGTTAGCATATATTAATTCTCCTTCCGCTTTAGAAACTCCAACATTAGCAGAAATAGTATTACCATCTCCCCCATAGTTGGCAGCAAACTCTACTTTCTTTGCAATTTGCCTATAATGTTTAGCTTTAGCCTTAACTTCTTCCAATGGAATATCTTTTAATTCTTCATGGAAAGTTAGCTTGGCTACATAACTATGTAAATCTCCTAATGCATCATTAAAGAACGATATTAGATTAGGGTCTTTAGAAACATTAGTTATGATTACAGACTCCTGCCCTGAATAGTCTGCAGACGCCCATAAGTTGCCTTTCTCAGAAACGAAGGCAGCTCTAGTCTCCTCGTCTGCAGGTAGATTTTGTAGATTTAAATAGGAAGTTTTATTTTCCTTATCCTTACCTCCACAACTTAATCTACCAGTATCCATTAACTGGTTAAAGTTAGTATGAATACGACCACTCACTGGATTAATTGCATCAATAAAGTTTTGTCCATAAGTAGAAGTAGTTTTCATTGCAGCCTTATATTTCAAATATATAGGAGCAATATCAGATACATGAACTTGAGGCTCTATAATGTTAGCATCAATGGATTTTTTCATCTTGCCAAGTTCCTTATCAAAAGTATTAAGATTAAATCCTAATTCTTCAAATAATGGAATTACTTGTTTAGCACTATTCCAATTGATGTTACATTTAGGACCGCTAAATCCAGAAAATAAATCACCTTGTAAGTCTTGATAGATATAAGTCTTCTGTACAGTAGCTTCATAAGCTTCATGAAATACACCATCACTACTAGTATAGTCGTAGTCTTTAGCTCTTCTAGCTCCTCTTGGAAGTTTGCGTCTTTCCTTTTCAAGCTCACCAACTGTTATTCCTGGATACGTATCAATATATAATGTGTCTTTATAAGACAATTGCTTTTCTGGACATTGTAAGCAATAATGTACTACCCAATCGTTTAATTCTTGTAATGACTCCTGTAGCTTTTGTTGGTCTTTCTGCATTTTCTTCTTCCATTTTTCCACATCCAACTTTACTCCGCAGTATTCAATATAAGCTAAACATTTAACAAATTGGTTTTCTACATCTGCAGCTACTAATAAGTCATTCTTAGCCAATTCTTCCATTTGTGCCTGTCTAATTTGCAATAGATACTTAACATCATCACAAGCATACTCAATCACTCTCTCAGTCAATCCTTCCCATATGATATTACCCCTGACTGTTTTATCCATATCATGATTACAATACTTCTTGGCACAATCCTTCAATCCCAATCCATGCATACCAGGTGGATATCCTAGATATAATAGCTTCTCACCTAAATAAGTATCATAAATTTGACTTGGAACAATTCTCTTATGATATAAGAACTTCAAGTCAAACTTGGCATTATGAAGAACTAATAGCTTAGATTCTAATATTTCTTTATAAATTAATATGTCTACTGTCTTGCAATCTACAAGGACTTGTATATCTTCATTTCCCATCTGCAAGGACAATAGTGGTTTAGTATAAACATCAAATCCCAAAGTCTCAGTATCCACACCAAGAATTTCTAAAGGACTTAATAGTTCTAAGGATTCCCTCGCAGTTATAGTTCTGTATTTCTCCGATTCGAATAATTCTGGAGAATTAGTTACCAAATACCTCAATTAAGGTCACTTTAAAATCAATAATTACTTATCTTGCAATTTATAAGTAATATCTTCTAACCTATTAATTTCAGTCTCTACACAGTGATAGCAATTCAATTGAGGTGCATGCACTTTATAAAGAATTTGATTAGTAGTTTTAGATTTGAGTGGACCTAGCTCTTCCATATATGGTCCTATCTTGATGTAGTCAAAATTACATACATCTATTTCACTAGAGATTTCAGATCTACCAGAATACCATGCAGTCTTAAGACCTGTAATACTTCTTACTTTACTAGCAAGATAGCTTACATATGCAGGATCAGCATCTCCTCCCATAAAGGATACACAAGTTATTCCTTTATTTTTCTCTATAAGTCTTTTAAGCTCTTCCCAAATTAATTCAGTTCCTATGTCCTCTGCCAGGTAAGCACTATGGCAACCTGGACAATGACAAGGACAATTGGAAATATTAATGGCAAGAGTAGTTTCATCAGGAACTTCCTGAAACACTACATCAGTGTCTGTATACTTCACCCAAATATCAATAATAGGATAAATAACAATGTAGGAACTGAAGAATTAACAATAAGTATATTAGGTACTACTTTATTCATATACTCATTATCCAAGATTTTCTCTTCTAATTCCTCTACGATCTTCTTTCTAAATACATCGGAATACTTATAGCATAGAGCTACACCTAGGTATGCTAAAAGTATTACTAATAATACCAGCTTAGCAACTGCCATAATAGTAACGTTTATTGGCTTCTTTTTGTCGAGCTTCACTGAAGTTAGAAACTCTCTTTAAATAACCAATTACTCTAGTTGCATAATCTACATTCTTACTTCCACAATGAGGACACTCTTTTAAATACCTCTTGTCAATGTGACCACACTCATTACATATAGTATTTGGAACATTATAAGTAAAGTAATTAGTTCCTTCTCTAGAAGCAACCTTTAATAAATTTCTATATTGTTCTTTACTTAGATGTTCTGATAAATTCATATGTAATGCAGATCCTCCGTCTAGATATTGTACATAGCTTTTTCCATGAAGTTTGAATTTATCCAAAATGTTTAGAGATTCATCCTCTACAGCATAGAAATAACTATTATAACAATCTCTTGGCACAAAGTATCCAGCTTCTCTATCCCACTTAGCATGTTTAACTCCAAGATTTTCTGCCCTTCTGTTACGCCTGTTCCCCAGCATTGGAACAGTGACTTAATAAATGATATAAATCCTTATTTGGACCATATTCACCACATAATTCGAATTCCTTAGTAAGACGAGCTATTATAGCTTCTTGTTCTGCATCAAAGTATCCTAAATGCATTCCTTGATAGTTATGCATTATTCTTGCTGTCCACTTACCATTTTTAAGTTGTGAGACACCGATTACTTTATTACCTTTACGAATATTTTTCATATTATCTTTATGTTCACACACTCTAAGATTTTGTATCCTATTATCAAGTTTGTCTCCATTAATATGGTCTACAACTTGTTTAATTGAATACTCTTCTTCATGTAATCCCATTAAATACCTATGAAGTAATATTTTCTTACCTTCTATATTAATTGTAGCATACCAAGTATCTCCACCCTGTTTACGGATGTAGATTTTAAACTGCTTTAATTCTTCCACCTTATCCAAGTCCACTTTGATTCTAGCTGTTTCATTACCTTTTTTATCATAAGTAATGCACTCAGCATAATCATCATATATTATGTATTCATTAGGGTCATAGATTGTTCTTTTAACAATCTTACCTTTGTGATACATTTGCATATAGTGTTTTTTACAATAAGGTGTTCCTTCGAATCTTGCGAATGCGTTAGCTTCACAAACTGTGCATTTTGTTTCTTTCAGTGAATTTGTCTTTTTCATATTTGAATTGATTTTAATTAAAACTATATACAAATATAAACAATTTCCACCAGTAAAACAAATATATTAAGTGGGAAATCACTTCAGATTTCCTCTGTATGTTGCCATACAGTGCAGACTATCGCATACTCTCATTATTGAGAGTCCTATCCACTTAGTCGTTCAGGCTACCATTACGCTTGCCCCCTGTTGTCTACGGCTTTCACGTAGCAGTTCCAAGTCAATTAGGATAGGTTTAACGTGCCCACAAGTTTTAGGCACAAATTCAGTATTAAACATCAACTCTTCCGTTCTAGCCTTCTTATTCTCTTCATTGAATACCTTAAGAATAGATTCTACAAACTCCTTATAAGTATCATTATCATTAATAGTAATACCCAAGAATTCAGCAGCCTCTACCATTCCATTTATTCCAAGAGTAAGATATTGCTTCTTTAAGTCAATGAATCCTGCTTTATAAACTGGAAGTAATCCTCCATCGAAGAACTCTTTAAGCAGCTCATTAAATGCAGTTTGGTATTTATGTACCTTTCTGATTTGCTCTCTTAAATAGTCAAGCATATCAATGTTTTTATTAACTGCATCTTGTACTAACCTGTTAAGATTAATAGTAATTACTGATTTGGAACCAGTAGCAATACCTCCAGCACCTAATGAATAACTAAACTGATTATCAGTTACTTCATTACGTAACCTACAACAACTACTTAATGAGTCAGCACTATCGGAAGTATAGACAAAGAAGCTATGTCCTTCAGCCTGCATTTCAGCAGTAAAATCAGCATACTCTTTATCAACTATATCTTCTCCATCAGTAAGCAATGCCATAGTTTCTACTGGGAAAGTCAAAATACACTTAGTTCTCTCCTCGTTAAACCACTTCATAAACCTTCTCTGTAACCAATCCAAAGATTCCCATTTAGGCTTACTCATGTCAGGAAATACAAACTCCCCAAACATTCCTTCAAAATAGTTCTTATCAAAATAAGATATATTCCAAAATATACTCTGAAATCCTCTAGCCGCAGCAGGCTGGTTCATAGAATATACTATTTGTTGGAATTTTTGAGTAATTACTTTATCAATAGATCTTGTACTACTGGTGGCTGATCCTTTATATCCTCCATCAGGCGTTTCAACATAATCCCTGGCTATATTATACTGTTGAACAGATTCGTCTGCATACTTATAATAATCCTCTCCCCATTCTTTCCGACAGAAATAATCGAAATACATAAGGAACTCGCCAGTAGCAAGTGCTCCAGCAAATTGAGAACTAATTGCAAAACATAGATTAATAAATATACCACAGAAAGAATCCAAATTTCTGGGAGTGGCTGATAATCCTCCAAGATCTTGTAAACCATTTAACAAGAATGGATACATAGTAATTGCAACACAATATGGCATAATACTAGATTCATCATGTTTATATATTTCATGACTTTCTAGTTGTCGGATATACTCTTTAGCCAAATCCTCACCATACATTTCTCTTATTTTAGAAGCAAGTCTGGCTCTATTTAGTTTAATAGTATCTCCTTTATATAATTCAGCATTAAGAGTTGCAACATTCTTTTCTGTTACATTGGCATTAGCATCATACTTACTTCCAGTAGCTGCATTAGAGGCATTAATGTAGTTAGTGATGTATTCTTCCTTCTCAGTTAATGCTCTTCTTTCTTTCTGCTTATTTCTATATAAGATAAAAGCTTTAGCAACACTAAAATAGTCAAGTGACATTAAAGCCTGCTCTATTTGGTCTTGAATTTCTTCTACTCCAACTATATTATTAAAGGAAAGTTCATCACGAATATCTCCTAAAATATCATCATCTATAGGTTCATGTACTGCATTAAATGCTTTTATAATTGCAGCATTAACCTTCTTATGGTCAAACGGTTGTATCGTTTTATTACGTTTTATTACCAGCATTCTATTATTGTTTAGAACTTTAACTCAGCATCTCTATGCTTATAGATCTAAGATCTGTCTTAATAACAAGGTCTTTTCACACTTATTTATAATATCCTTTCCTTTATCATTAGTAATAAGATCAGTAAAGGCATTATAAACTTTAAACATATTAACAGCCTCATGTTCATGAACATAATACGGGGACTTCTCATCTTCAAATAAGTCCTTATAGGCACTTAATACTAAAGGTGCGCCTACTTTAGCTTTGGTAAATCCATTATCATACTGATGATGTAAAGCATTAATAGTCCACTTACCTAAATTTCTTTCTATAAGTTCTTTGTCCCTATCCCAGTTAGTACTCTTTAAATTCTGTATCCAGACTTTAAGATCACTAGTTTGCTCCATAAGATTAATAACTGGTCTATAATCTATGCCTGTTTCTGGCTCTAATTCCTGTACATTTAGAAATTGAGGACTAAATATACATAAGTTGGTACATGCCATGTTAAGTCCTCCTTTATAAAACTTAACTACAGGTTTTGTATCCAAACCATATACCATTCCAACTACTTCTTCGTGGTTATCCCATGTGTCTGGCATTACTGCTTGTATCAATACTCTATTGTAAGTAATATCATCCATATTAATATCACCTTCAACAGTTCTTGTTACTTGATCTGGAAGCTGTACTTCCACTCTAAAATCACTAGTGAACTTACTCATTTTCTCTAAAAATGGTTCACAATATGCTCTAGTTGGAAAGAATGCTTTATCTTTGATCTTAGTTGCCTTACCTTTAAGTAGTTCGTCTATTGTTATTTTCATTCTACACTGCTAAATTTAGCCATAATATCATTCATCTCTGTTTCAAGATTGAATCTATCGTCAACGAGCTTTACTTTGTTGAAAAATCCGTACATGGAATCTAGATTTTTCATTATCTCCCTTACTTTTGGAATACTCCATGCTTTAGAAGGTGAAGCAAGTGATCTTACTTCTTTATAAACTTTATACATGACTTCTGAGGCTTCTGGATATTGCTTAAAGACAAAGTGTGTAAAATACTTATCACTATTATTAATGATAGCATCTACGTAATCTTCGTCATCAAAAGCATACCACATTGCTTGTACCATTGCCGATAAAAACGGACATCTGGTTACATTCTTCTTTCTAAGCATCTTAGTCTCTTGTATAATAATTCTACCACCTACATGCATCATTCCATCTGTAAATCCCTTCTTTATAGTTTTAATGCTAAACTCATTAGCATACATAAACTTCCATATATCTTCTATTTCTGACTCTCTCTTACATAAAGATAAGTCTGCCTGTAATTGCTCTACTGTTAATTTACCCATTTCTGGTTTGAATCAAAGCTGTTACGCTGTTAAAAAGAAAAGGGATTACCCAACGCATATACGTTAGATAATCCCTTGATAATTAAACTCCTTGAGTCCAAGAATTACTTCTAAGTATGTAATCTAAATTACTCTATACCAAATGCAAGATATGTACCTGGTTTAGCACTCTTAGAAGGAGTATGTTTTACTTCAAAAGCCCCTACTTCACCTTCAACTACTTGTTTAACATACTTACAGAAGATGTCTCCCTTGTAGCCTTTCTTAGTATAAAGTTCTTTTGCTACTTCCTTAGCCTTTGACTTAGTTTCGAAGTTGGTAAATAAGATTTCTCCAGTTTCAGGATCAATTCCTTGATAACCAGTTTTATATTTTCTCTTACCTTTCTCATTCTTAATGTCAATTACAGTGTAAGGTCTTTCTCTTGTATCAGCTACACCAGCCTCAAAAGTGATTGAACAACCTACACCAGTTGCCATTTTAGTATGTTGCTGTAAATATTCTGCACAGAACTCTCTTAAAGCTTTTTCTGTGATCGGTTTACCTGCATTTTTCCATGCTTGAGTAGCATCTTTAATAACTTGGAAAGGTGCTTTATCTAGTGCTTCTGTTTTAGTGAATCCTTTTAACTCTACGATTTTGAAATTAGCTGTTGCCATAATTTATCAGTTTTAAACATTATTTCATTGTACATTGATCTATCTCTTTAACTACAGTACAAAGATAATACATCTTTGGTTTCTGTACAAGAGCATTTCTGTTAATCAATCTTAATGTTTTGAACTAATCTTCCCTTCTTTCTTACCGAAGAAGTGGTACAAAGATACTACATTTAAGTAGATCCCACAATAGGGATTTGGCTAAAATATGTTAAATAGCTAATCCTTATCTGGAAAAGCCATTTTGTTTTTAACTATGCCTTCCCATGTATCAACACTTTCTTCTGCAAACCTATCTCTCCCATCGGCATCAACTATTCCAATTCCATGTAACAGTTGAATGAATCTTAGGTCTGGGTATTTTTCCACTAATTCAGCTAACTTGTCCAGTATAGCTCTATTATAGTGGTATCTTAACCTTATTTTCTTGTCCATTAAAAAGGTAAATAAGTACTTAGTATTTCTCTAATCTTAATCACCATTTCTCTGGAAGATTTCATATCAAATGTAAGAAACTCCGTAGTGTTACGCATAAAGTCATTACATATAGCAGCTACTGCTCTTAAAAACTCCATGTCAAAACTGCTTGTATCTCCACCTATTACTTTAAGTAATACATCATATGGAGTAGCTTCTGGAGTTTTAACTCTTGCTTGTTTTGTTAAGAAACAAGTTAGAGAAATAAGAGCAAACTTGCTACCAATATCTGTATTCAAATATCCTAGAGTGAAATACCTTCTATAGGCTTCATCTAGTTCACTGAATGTCGGGTTCTCTATCAAAACCATATACTTTACAATATGCTACCATTTTTAAAAGTCTAATAAACTCTTTAAAACCTCTATTAATGTCAGAGTTTCTAACTTTAAAAACACCAGAGTAATAATTCGGCACTGTAGACACTACTAACATATTTGCTGTTAGCATAGGCTTAGTGAACTGGAATTCCTTCTTAGCCCACATCATCAACATCCATGAGTACATGCCCATTTGCCTATAATAATGATATTTTTCGAAGCTTTCTTCAAACTTACTTAGATAATGACCTGTAGTCTTTAAGTCATTTAGAACTAAAGAATTAGTATCAAAATCCACAGTAAAGTTATCCAATTTAGCTTTTAATTTTAAAATTACTTCCTGATCATCTACCGTCACCTTTACGTCCATTAATAAAGTACCTTCATTAACAACCATAGGTGGAGTAAATATAGATACGGGATGAAGTAACTTCTGTATATTACGGTTTCTCTCAACAGAGGCAAGACAATCTGTGAGTTTACCATAGTCTGCAGGATTTAAGAATATAGGTTCTATTCCTGCAGTATATCGGAATTTCTTCCTAAATAGATAATACTTTAGACCTTTCTTAAAGATATTCTCTAATACCCCGTCTGTAAGCTTATCCTTATAATAATCAATCTTATTAGATGCTGCAACTATAGAATTATATATGGACATTCCCTTCTGTCTGTTCTTCACTATTTCATCCATTACAAATCCTAGTTTAGCTGTTGGTCTATCGCATACTACATTCTTAAAGTCAGCTGGCTGAAGAATGTTTTCATGAACTGCAGAACCAAAATAAAGAGAATCTGAAAAGCTTCCATGTTTACTAAATCCCTCGTTATACTTTTGAGGACTTCCTCCTTCATCGGGATTTATAAGTTTAAGTCTGGAGTTACTTATATAGTCTCTATATTGTTCTCCGAAGTATACTTCATCAGAAATATCTAAGAACTTTATAGATTCTATAATAGGCTCTATCTTAAACATATTGTTTCATAAACCTGTAAGCATCTAGGATCTCTTCATATTCCAAGCTGTAAATTCTAAATTGAGGACCAAACCATTGATTATGTGGTCTATCTATAAGTAATGCTGGAAGTCCTGCTTTAACACAACTTACAACATTAAATACAGAATCATCAATTAATACATCACATCGACCTTTAATTAGGTCTGCTTTATTACCCTTCTGATAAAGCATTTGATATATAGGTCTATTAGGAAGACCTTGCTTTATTATAGAGTTTCTTGTATATGTTTTGGAATTAATCCTTTTAGTACAATACATCTCTGGAATAAAGTCCATATGATCTATTAAAGGCAAGTTTTCCCAAAACTCTTTATCTTTTCTTAATTTAAACACGTTCTTAGTTATAATGCTATCTTTCATAGCCTTTTCTCCAAAGCGTTTCTTATATTCGCCCAGGAAATCTAATAACGTGTCATCCAAGTCCATTGCAATTCTTAGCTTCCTCATCTGTTAATTCCACATAAGGTATGCTTATGTAGTCCTTATTTTTCTTTTTTCTTTAAAACTCTTCTGCATCGTAGAACCTACCAAATTGAACACCTTCATCATTTAGATAGTCAGCCAATTCAGCTATATCTCCTGGGTAGTCAATATCATAGGTTTCTACCATTTCGTCTATAAACTTATCTTTCGCTTCAGTTAAATTACGAGAGGAAATCTTACAAATATAGGTTTCCTCTCTATCAGCTACTGGAATCAGATATGTATTCACTTCGTTTTATTTACTATAAACAGATTTCCATCATTGGAGTTAGGTCAAACGAACTTGGAGTTATCTTCACACAATCCTTCTCCAAAATAACATTCTTACTAAGAGACTCTGGAGGATAAAGCCATGTTTTGATTGAAGAACTTTCTAAGTTCTTTACAAAATTGGCACCAAAGGCTACATTGTCTATACCTAATCTTGTAATAGCCATTTCTAGCATATCCCAAGCTTCTGGATCAAGACCTTCTGTACTTCTACCTTCAGGCATTAATGGAAGTAATACATGATAACGGATTTCATCAGTATATTCACCATATACATTTAAGAAGTCTTTTACTGATTTCTTATCACTTATAATATGATGAATATTAACATTGATGTCTCTATTAGCAAGAAGTTTCTCTACAGCCATATAAGCTCTATCTCTTATGTCTTTGTTTCCAAAGCTGACTGCTACACCTCCACAATATTTACCAGTGACTTCTATTAGTTCCTCTGCTCTTTCACTTAACTCGGACAACACTATACCATTGGTGGTGTAATTTGGAACTACTCCACTTTCGTATACTGTTTTAAGAAAGTTAATAAAGTCTGGATGTATTGTAGGTTCTCCAGTAGAACCGATTGCAATTTGAAATGGCTTTAATGTTCTTGTAATTGCACCTTTTCGTATATCGTCAGGAAAAGTTTTCATCCATTTAAGCCAAGTTTCACAAATATTTTCAAAGTTTCTACCACGATTGGAAGCACTTACATAGCAAAATGGACATTCTGCATTACATAAAGTATTGATTCCAACATCGTAAAATTCTGAAAAGTTAGGTGGTAATGGACCAGCCACGCCTTCTCCTATTCTGACAGTAGCCAAGTTATTCCATATACCGTTGTAATTGTATTCAGGCATTAATCGTTGCCTAATACCCCAATGAGTAAAATCTTTCATAATTATCTAGTTAACTATTATATTCGCCATCGTAGTCGAAATAAGTCATTAATTAAGTTAAGCTGTACAAAATGTTTCAGCATCTTCATAATTCTTTGGGACAATCATAACCGAGTCAGATCTTAAAAGCAAATGTAAAACAGATCATCTGCAGTCTTTTCAGATCCCGAAACTTTCAAATATGGCATTTATTACTTCCTTTATTCTTCTAACAGATTCTTCAGAAGCTATTTGCCATACTTCAGTGCTAGAAATTAGTGATTACATCCACATATGACTGTATTCTAAATCAAATGTTGCATAATTATTGAATAAATCGTTTATATTTTGTAGAATTTGAGTTTGTTCTGCAGACGGAATGTAACTGATTGGTTCAATTTTGATTCTAGTCTCAACGGGGTATCCACCATTATAAGCCTCTTCCTCATTATATTCTTTCGCCCAAGTAAGCTTATCCTGTATAACTCCACATTGAAGTGCTAAATCAATTAACTCATCCTCAGTTTCATGTATAGCATCATAGTCCCTCTTTCTATAGTCTACATTATAAAGAACTTCCTTACGTTTAGCAAGTTCTTGATACTTTTCATAGTCTTCTCCCCAAGCCTCCTCAGTAGATTGTTCCATCTCTTCCGTTGCATATTCTATATACTTATCATCGTCATAAAGCTCTAATGAAACTTTAAAAACGTCTTTGCATCTCATTCCTGAGCCACCCATTTTAAGTATTGTATCAATAAGTTTTTCTACTGCTGATACAGAACCATCATCAGCAATTTGATAAATGGATGTACTACTATTTGTGATTACGTCTATGTATGATTGTATACTTATTCGCATAGTTGAGCTTTTAACAACTCATAAAAATATTCCTTTGGTATCATTACTATTTCTCCTTTAGATACACATTTGGAATCTTTCTTTTCTTGTATATTCCAAAAAATTACGAAAGGTTTATCTTTTAAAGAACATTCAGCACTGATCTTAGCATAGGAAGGAGTATTTTGAGTTTTCTTAAGTTGTGCATAGAATGGAAGTTTTCCTTCAGTATCAATAAGGTCTATCTTATTGTTATCCATTGCTTTAGATTCACTTCTAGACGTTACACAGCCTTCAAACCCTAACTCTCTTAGCTCTTTAGCTATTTGTCTTTCATAAGCATTACCCTTTCTTTTAGCGTATGCTCCTGTTAGGTTCTTCCCCATAGTTATTAGGTATAAGTTTGACTTGTAGTATCTCCTCTGCTTTCCTTATCATCTCTATTGTCTTTTCCCTACCATATTTACTATGGAAATCGGATATATCTTTAGCTGTTCCTCTAGGAAGCCAAATGCACTTAAGATTGTAATTTAATTTACCTATATTTTTACGTATTTTATTCATGTTACGAATACCTGGAAGGTCATTATCATAAAACAATACTATATTGGTAAATCTTCTTACTAGCTTGTCAAATTGGTTATCACTTATAAAGAGGTTTTCTGAATTAGGAGCAATTGCTGTAATACCTAAAGAGTACAAGCACATTACGTCTTTCATTGATTTAGTAACAACTAAAGTTTCTCCAGAACTGGGTAGCTGTTTAGCACCTTGAATCATAGAAGCAGACCAGTTAGATATAAACCTATACTGATTTCTAGTGGGGTAATAAATTCTCCACAGTTCAATACCGTTATCATTCTTACCTCTATAGTATCCATAAGATGGATTAGCTTTAGTAGAGCAAGAAAATATGGTATCATTTAGAAATACGGTTTTACAGGAGAACACCTTAAATTTCTTTAAGATGCTCTCTGTAATTCCATATTGCTTCCACCAATTAAGTTCTTCTTCACTAAAGGGTTGAACTTCAACTCTTATTTCAGAAGGTTTAGTCTCTTCAAGTTTCCTTGGACTAATACTTATTGGCTTCTTATTTCTGATCAGACCTTTTGTGGTTTTATAGCCAAAGTCGTTAGCTATAATATTAAGTGCTCTACCATAGGAACACTTATTAATTTCCATGACAACACTAATAAAGTTGCCAGAAAACTTTCCACTAAAGTCTTTAAATATGACGTCCCCAGATTTGTTCCTATAAAAGGCACAAGTGGGTGTTCTGTCCTCTCTTAATGGGGACCTAAATAGTCCCTTCTTTACAGGTATGCCAAGATAATACTCTAAGTATGTTTCTTGGCTATTCTTACTTAGTAAATACTCCTTAGTTACCTTTGTGATATTTAAGTCAAATTGCATATATCCTTAGATTTTTTAAGGCACAAAGATAAACTAGTACCTACTATAGATCAAAGTTAAGATCCTCGTTTCCTGCTACTTCTCCTCCAAAGGAATCAGAAGCTAAACCATCACCCTCCATGTCGGTTGGTTTGGCATTTTTAGCATCTTCCATCTTCTTAATTTCATAGTCTGTGAAGAATACCTTCTCACCTAAGAAGTTATTAGAGATGAATGGTTCACCTTCTTTGGATAGATTAACGAAGAACGGAAGTTGTGCTTCTCCTTTGTTATTTTGGATCAACTTTAATTTAGTTTTCTTTCCTTCTGCACAAGCAGTAGCTTTTTGGAAAGTTTTAACCATTTTCTCGAAATCAGTTGGAAGATCCCAAGATAAGGTTTTAAATTTCTCATAATTGGTAGGAGATAATTGCTCTCCAATATGAGCCATAAGGAACTGAAGTCTTTCCAAGTTAGAAGGACTTTCTTTAGTCACACCATTTCTTTCATTAGACGGTCTTACATCGTCTCCTTCTTTCGGAGCAAATACTGTATGCTCAAAATATCCATCTTCATTCTCAAATCTGATTTTCATAACCTTATAAGGGTCATTCTCGTCTTTTTTGTTCTTGAAGGTAGTAAAAGTTACTCCTTTAAATACTACATCATGGATTTCGTTTCCTTTTAATTTAGGTTGAATAGTGCTGGTTCCTTTAGTGTTTGCTAAGCTAAATTGCATATAGTTAAAGTATTAAAGATCAAAGGTTGATTCATCTATTTGAAATGCGTCCTCATCATCAATATCTGCCTGTAATGGCAAATCAATGTTAGGCTCCTCATCTTCTTTGATTTCTACTTCATCTGATTGTGGCTCTTCTGGTCTTTCCGCATTACCAAGTAATACAAATAGTCCATCTTTATCTTTTAATTTAGTTACTGTAAATGTATCACCATACTTAGAAAGCATTTCTCTGGCATTACCTTTACAGCATACTGTCAAGGATTTAGTAACTTTATTACCAGCTCCTGGGGTATCAAATGCAGTATCCTTACCTATTATAGGGAATAATACTCCCTCTACTTTGCGATATTGGATACTTAGTCTATCTTCCCAAGCTACTCCCATTAGGGCAGCAGCAGCTTGGTTAATAGTATACTTATTGGCTTGTAGTGTAATCTGGGGATCGGCTGACTCCTCTACTTTAGGTTTTGGAGTAGCTTTTTTCTTTTCTTCAACTAATTCCTTACTAATGGGAGTATACTCATTAGTGTCTGGATTATAGTCAAAGGTGATCAACATTTTTACTATCATTCTCCCTCTTCAAATTTATTAATTGCATTTACTACCATCTGTAGGTCATTAGGCATGTAAAGTTCAGGAAATACTCCCATAGGACTTTTACAAGTATCAGAACCATCAATAGTATTAGTTCTAAATACTCTTTGCATTGTACCTTCGTCAGATTCTCTCAATTCAGTATATAACATATAAGTAAAACATCCATCTACATTTAAGGTAGAATCTAGCATCTTACCTAAAGTTTTAACTTTCCATTGAGGATTAATTACATCACCTACATTCTCAATATGAGATAATACAAAGACTTTAATATCTTCCCTCATAGATGCAGCATACATCAAGATGTCATAGTAATGCTTAGCCATTTGAGTGAACTTATCATAAGACTTTTCATCACTTCTATCCATAGCTTCACATGACATAATATAATTAGCATCTTCAATCACTACATTCTTAATATGTTTCATCTGAGTATTGATAATTTTCAATACATTCATAATTTGATTAGGATCTTTACCTACATAAAGATTACCTACATATCCATTCGCCTCTTTGTGCAACTTTACATACTTCTTCTTAGCTCCAGGAAATGGAAGTGGTTTACCAATAGTATTAATGATAAACGTTTCCTCTGGATTAAGTGTTCTTGCACTTGTTGATTTTCCACTACCTGATTGTCCTACAACTCCTATTAAATTTGCCATTATACGATATTACACAGTTAAAAGTAATGTATCTTCTTTTTGTGTAGTATCTAGTTCTTTTGGTTGATCTTCGTGTAAATGAAGATATTTTGTAGTATCTCCTACTTCTTCAGCTTTAGGAAGCTCTCGCCAATAACCTATTTCACCAAAGAAATTAAGACCAATAGACTTATTGCTAAGTCCAAAACGATTCTTTAGAACTAGTACAGCTCTGAATCTATCTTTTAGAATGCTTACGTCATAGCCTGAGCAAGTTTTATTCTTTTCTCTATGTGCATCAAAGATTGCCAATACGAGTTCACTACCCTGACTGGGACCACTAGAGTCACTAAAGTCATTAAGTTGAACCATATTGTAAACACTCTTCTTTCTGTCCATACTCTTAAAGTTTCTATTTAATTGCTGGACAAAGACTCCAGTGATGCTAGCTATATTTCTATAGTAGATAAAATGTTTAACTGCTTGGTCTATTTCATATTTAAGGCTTCCACCTTCCATCAATCCCACGTGGTCTAGAACACAAATAAGGTACTGTCCAGGATTATTGGGATGATATATTTCTTGTGTATCACTTATGACTTCATAAGTACCGAAAGCACTAGTGAACTGTTTAAGTACACTTTCAATTTGATCAGAATTAAGTGGTTTATCTACAACAGATACTTTGTTCTCTATTTCCATCAACCATGTCCTTGCACAATCTACATAATAGTAGTCCTCATCACTTAAGGTGTCAGTTAGAGATAATATTTGCTCATAAGTAATAATCTTATTGAATTGATCAAATACGTATATAGAAAGAAGCTTTGCAAACAATACTTCTGCAGACATCTCAAATGAGAAGTAAAGAATATTAATATCCTTACCATAATTGATCATGTCTGTAAGAGGTTTATATACATACATATATAATGCCAAAGTAGATTTACCAGAACCAGTATCTCCACCAATGGTAGTAATACTTCTTCTTTGAATACCATAAGTTATTTTGTCTAACCTAGGTAAACCAGTAGATAGTCCTTTATTTTCTCCAGCCTTACCTCTTTCTATTAGCTTAAATAAGTTACCAGTAATTGTCATAGAGCTTCAATTATACACATTTCCCCTTCAAATCCATCTCTACGTTCTCTTTCTAATTGCTCCCACTTCTTACTACCTATGAACTCACATATGCCATAGTTAATTCTGTCGTTTTCTTTGCCCCATTCTAATAGTTCTATAATTTCATCATGTTTTTGAGCATTCCATCTAATGATCTTACCATAAGCCTTTCCAAACTCTTCATAGTCTCTATAATACTTGGTAATATTATTGAGCTGAAATTGCCCAGAATAAGGAGGATAATGATCTATTAAATCTTGTGCCAAATCTAATGAAAACTTCAACTTATCCTTTAAAAAGTTTTTGTTGAATATTACAGCTTCTGGATCGAACTTTTTTCCAGGAGCAGGTATCTTATATTCTTTAGTAAGAATACCCTTTTCTTGTAAACTTAACAGCATTTCCCTCAGGGGTTTCTGATCTAAACCGTCTGCAGTATAATACTTAAGTAATGGCTCGCTTTGTCTTTCATCGGAAGAAGCTAGAAACAATAATTGTGTTACTAGCCATTCCTCTGAACTTAAGCGATATTTCTCCATAATTAGGAGATCTTTATCAATGCTTTGTCTTAGTCTTTCCAATTAATGAGAATTTATAACATACATATTATAAATCTAATTAACTGTAATGTTTGGAAACTCCTTTCGGAGCTTTAATTCTATTACAGGTAATAACGATAGGAACTACAAAGTTAATACTAACTTCTAGTAATTCCAAACCATTTACGCTGTAAAGGAAATTAGAAAGCTAGTTTAGATACTAGATCTTTAATGTCGGTTATGATATAACCGTCAAGGTCTATACTTATTATTCCTATATCCTCAGGATCAATTAAGTCCATGTTATCTCCGAAGAGTTTAAATTCATGGATATAATGTTTTTGTTCCTTAAGTCTTTGGAATAATTCTTCCCAATCACACTCGTTAGTACTTTCTTTTCCTTCAGCGTCTTTATAAGTATATTTAATCATAACCTAAAACCTTAATATCATTCTTACTTCTCTATTTTTCTGAGTTTCAAACTCTTCACCCTTTAACAAGTGAAGAAGATTCTCTTCATTTATGGTTATATAATCCTTCCCTTCTGTACTCTTTCTAAACCATTCTTCCTCTACAGTACCCTTTAACACCAACGTAAAGACTTCTGCTTCTTTGTTCTCAGCTCTTCTAATAACTCTACCTACTCTTTGAGTTTTTCTAGTTTTACTAGAGTCTATACCAAGCATAATAGCTACGCTTAAGCCAGGGATATCCATTCCCTCATCACATTTCTTACTGGTGTTAAGTACTCCAGTTTCCTCTTTACTAAACTCTTCTATAGTAGTTCTTCCTTTCTTCTTACTGTCCTTACCAGAATAAACCTTCCCATACTTAATCTTCTCAGCCATAGCTATTGTGTTACTAAATGTAATGCACTTCTTATCAGATCGGTGCTGGAGTATTAAGTTGGCAATTTCCACTTTTTTGGGATGGTTATATATAAAAGCTTTACGCTTCTGTAAAGTTCTGCTGAATCCCATGGCATTTATTAGTATCTGTTTATTAACTGCACTTCTCTTTACCTTATCGTCTCCAGTATACATTTTGGAGCACAGATTATTACGAGCTTTCCAATCAGTTGCACACGACATAGCTAATTGAAAGTCATTATTAAAGAAAGAGAAATATTCATAAAACTGTCTATTAGTTTCTAAATATTCAGTTAAGTCTACATCAAGTAATACCTTGTATTCTCTATAAGGAGAAAGCCAGTCATTTAAGAGAGCTTCACTAATTGTTATTGTATCCACTACAGGACAGAACTTTTCTATTATTTTCTGTTTGCCGTCTAATCTCTCTAACGTAGCCGTTAGACCCAGGATTATTTTATATTTTACGCATCGAAATATCCGAGAGAAAGTGTCTGAACCTGTTTTATGAATTTCATCTATAACTAGCATATCACATGCATAGTTACCTTTAACTACTGTATTAATAACTAATACTTTACAGTTATCTAATACCTTATATTTTACTAAATACTCAAGCCATTGCTCCTTAAGTAAATCAGTAGGAACAACAATAAGTACAGAGGCATTTGGATTTTTAGCTAGAAAGCGTTGTATAGCCATCATAGCAGTATAGGATTTACCTACACCTGTTGCATATTCCAAAGTGCCTCTTAACCTATTGTCTATCCACTTTTGAACTCCAAGTTTCTGCCTTTCTGTTCTATCCATAAACATCAATGCTCTACCTAACAGCACTCCTAGGAAATTACTCCGTGGTCTGTCACCAGTAATAGGTTCAGGGGTTAATGGTCTGTAGAGTTTAATATAACCCCTTGTTACAACAAGAATAGTGATACAATTCCTAACTCTATGTTACATTGATATCTATAGCAGAAGGCTGAAAACTTATAAAGTAATGTTTCTAGCCTCACACACTTGTAATATTTGATTTTTACGAGTTTCCCATTGATTAATATGGAATCTAACTTCATCCTCTAAAGAGAATAAAATTCTATTCCGTAGAGTTTCTAATTGACCAGTAGTCAATTCAGAATACTTCTTACTCTTTAAGGTAATCATGGATCTTAATTGACCATAACTTAGACCTTTAGGAGTAACATACAAGTTAATGGAAGTCTTAAGATTTAGTCTTTCTTTAGCTACTTCCAACTTGTCTCTAATTTCACCTTTTTCATTCTTCTCTATAAGGTCTTTGCTTTCTTGTGCAGTAAACCATAAACCTTGCTTCAGAATGAAGGTTAATGTCAAATGCTGTTTGTTAAACTTACCAAGTTTATCAATACAACCATCCAGAACCATGCTAACTGGAATGTCTGCAAATTCTTCTGGACAACCTCCTACACATCCACTGATAGGAAATTCATCGGGATTGGTAATAACATCCCTATTAGTATTGAGAGTATTTCTAAGACTCTCCATAAATCTAAATCTAGGCATATCCTTCTCCTCTTTCAACCAACGCAAGAATAATTCAGTATTACACTTCATTCTTTGCTCCTTAATGATCTCTAACAAGGTATATCTGCCTGGATTATCCTTATTAGTATTATACAACATGGATTGACAATGATCATAGAACTCTCTTAGTTGCTCTTCTGTAGCATCCATGAGTCTAATTTCACGTTGCATAATTTGACCATTTACTTCTTCTTTTTTGCCCTTCCACACGAAAGACTTAATGTTGTTGTTTTTCTCCATAAAGGCTGCCTCAATCTTCTCTTTTAACATACTTATTGAATTATACTTTTTCCTATATTAATCATCTCTCTGTTCTTCCTAAATAGTATAATCTATAATGTTAATTCTCTTGTGGGTTCCTTCTCGTGAACGAAACCCTCAAAATATTCCCCTGTACACTTATATGGAACCTTGATATTATTTACACTGTCATACCACATATCATCCCCAGCTTCTACTGTTTTATACTTGAGAAAGCCTATATCCCCTACACGTGGAATAGTAATCATGTTCCAATTTGGCAGTTTAGTTACCCATACATATGCATATGTGGATAAATCCTGAAATATGTACACGTTGTAATCATCTGGCTGCTCTTGTATTAGTAACAATTTAGCTTTGACAACATGAATCATGTTACATATAATCTAAACTCACAACTTCCTTTATGGTATCCTCTTCAGTGAGCAACACAAAATAATGTAGACAGTTTAATAAGTATGAGTTATAGTAACTGTCTACAAATTCTTCATATGCCTCTTTAGATAGTCCATTAAGTTTATGTGCATTTTCAAACTCAATTTCTTCTCTTCGCTTAATACCTCTAGTTCCTGCAAGTTCTCTTGCATCTATAAAGGCTATACGTTCTGCTACTAACATAGCATCACTTTCTTTGGCAAAGTCGTCAGTAAATTGATAAGATGGAGTTTCATTACCTACTCCGATGTAAATGTTATATTTCATTTGTCTCCCTTGTTTATGTACTTTACACACCCATATTTAGCATAATCACAAAACTTTTCTAAGTTCTGACCTTTAAAACACGGATATTTAGTACACTGCTTACAACTTCGTTCTGGATGCTTATAAATGATACCATTCTTATCTTTACTGAAGGTCTCACTTGTTAGCTTCTGTTCCATCGGTCAATTACGTGTTCTTGAACCCAGTCAGCTACATTCTTGTTATTGCAGCCTAAGGCAAATGCTACTATCACAAGTAGAATCATAGGTATTCCTAATACCTTAAGAAATCCACAGATTACAACTGCAGTTAACATTGCTATTAAATAGCTTCCCTTAAATAAATCTGATATTTTCATCACTTCAAAAGTAATATTGTTAATAAAGCAGCACTTATAGAAAAACCATAAATGCTTAGTTTCCTTTGCTTCTTTAACTTCTTATTGTTAATTGCCAATAGGTTGTTATATTCTGCAATTTTAATTTGATCTCTCTTGAATTGTGTAACTAAGGAATCAAGTTGTTGTTGCTTGAGCATTGTTTCCTTTTTATAGTTAAACACAAGAGAATCATAATTTACTAGCTGCTTTCTCACTTCAGCTAGTTCTAATTTAAACTTCCTATGTTCCAGAAATATTAAATTAGTTTTCTTTAATTGCATAGGAGTGATAACAATAAGCGAATCCTTAGTCATTTTCGGATAGGTAGTCTGCGAAAAACTTAATGTCGTCAGCGATAGAAGCATTAGTAATATCAGCATAACCTTTCTCATACTCTTTGTAGATTGTAACAACCTTCGTCTTGGAACTATCTATTTGCAATTGCAAACTATCAGAAACAAGTCTAATGCTGTCTGTTATCCGTACTAAAGAATCTAGCTTGTGAAGTAACGTAGTATCAACTTGTGGAGTTGGATTGTAAGGCTTGTTAGTGCCTCCCCACTTATATGCGAAGAAGACTAACAAGACGATACAAATTATATATGCTACGTTCTTCATCCTATTTCAATACTTGAGAACAAAGTACTTTAATGAAATCTTGAAGATGAGATTTATCTTCTTTCTTCAATCCAGCAATTGCAGTTTTCTCAGTATCAGTTAATCTCTGAGCTGAAGCTTCAAGTGCTTTTTCCATTTCATAACGTGCTTTATCTCTATCATAACGCTTAATGTATTTACCTGGATTATGAGTTAAAAACTCAGCTTCCTGGGTTAAATATGCACGAACTAAAGTAGTATTAATACTACCTTTGTCAGAGGCATAAATTGTAGAAATTCTCGTTTTGCTACTAAGAGCCTTACCTCTGGCAATAGTCTTACCTAACTCTTCGTTCCATTCGTCATTAGGGTTGCAGACTGAAAGTCCAATCATAACTTTCTTAACTACATTTTCCTCTACATACTCATCGTCATTGATATAATGGCTTGCATAGCCACCCTCAATTTCAGTACTTACTGCCGCCATAATGAATTGACGGTTTTGTCCCTTAAAGTCTACAAACTCTCCAATTACGTACTCAGTTCTCATATTCGTATAGATTAATCATCGTCCTCTACTTCCTGATTAGGATCATAGCTTGGATTGCGATAAAATGATAAAATAGTATCTTCTTTCGTTAGCCAATCTGTATCTTCTTGAGCCATGTTAGAAATGGTTCTAGAAATAGATTCCTCCTCTACTTGCTCTTTAACTAGCCTTCCCTTCTCATCATCGTCACCCATTAACCAGTTAAAGGTTGCCCAGTCTCCTTCCTTCATCGCATGGTCTACAATCTTGTTAATACCTAGAGTAGTTTCTATTTCTCTATCTACTGTTGCAGTAAATGGAAATACTCTATTCGGAATCTTAATATCCACAGCTTTTATTTCTGGATACATATACTCTGCATCATTATAATTCAGATACCAGAATATCCAATTATGATGATGATTTTCTTCGTCTGCTCTAGCAATAAAATATTGTTCTAGCTTAGGAAGTCCTTGAGCACTAAAGTAAGCAGCAAACGTTCTATATAAATGATAATTAGATAACTCTGATCCTAGTTGTTTAACTAGTAACTTAACCATCTCATCACTTAATGGACATATACGTCTCGAACTATTATTATTTGCTACTGCCTCTGTCTTTTCCAGACTTTGATCCGTTGGAGCTGTCTTTATTGGTTCTCCTTCTTCGTTTGGGATTGTTCTCATTTACAACCTTTAGATTATTTTCAACTATAAAATCTTTTGGTGCTGAGATCCAGTCAATGTACTTAACTAAGATTTTCTCTTTATCTATACGTTTACGAATACACTTCTCTACTGATAACAGTTTAGGAGAAGCATATGTTCTAGAATCTATACATTCAGCTCTGTCTTTGTATACAAAGTACAAGCTTACTTCATATATGAAGTAGTTACTTTTGGACTGTAAGATTACGTCTGAGCCGTACTGGTACTTCGTCGGGACCGTAGGTTTTTCCTTGCCAGACATACTTTACAATTTGTAAGCCTTGCTTCTTATATGAAGCTAAAATGTCTTCGATTTCAGAACGAACACAAGTATGAGACATGGTTGTTCTTGGTTGTTGTTTCTGGAATACTGCTTTTTCTACACGTTTGAATCCCTTTAGATAAACTATTAATTTATCAGGAGTTCCAACTTTGTATTGCGGAGCAGCCCAGTTACTTGAATTGAAGTCAAACATACCTTTAAAGTATGATAGACTCTTTCTTTCCTCGTCTGTTTTAGACCATACACTGGGGTCTCTCTCGAATGCTTTTGGATTACGTAATCCTAGAGCTACCATTTGACCATCGTTGTTTACGTCAACTGGGTCTTTCTCTTCCTTGTTCTTTTTCATCTTTAAAAATTATTTAATGTAAATAGTGCCACATACATCGCACTTGTAAGTTCCGTTTACAAACAAACTATGCTTCGTTTCCCTCTTGCACCTCTTGCATTTCAGAAGTTTCACTGATGCAAACCTTGTTTTCTTCTTTACAGACATTTTCTAGGTCTTTAGCTAACAATAATAAACTATCTACAGCTGCTTTATAATCTGTTAAGTATTTTTCTATTGTAGTATCCTTAGTAACCTTACTAGTAGCTATGATGTCTAATGCTCTAAACATTGTGACTCCATAAGCTACTGTCTGCATTTCTACTCTTTCATTCTCTTTGCCCTCATTAACTATTACATTTATGCTGACATCGAAGAATGCTGGAGCTGCTTTACAGGCTTCTAATATAAATCCTTCTCCTTCAATTTTCATAGTTCTTTGTCTAAATGAATCATTACAGCTGCAGCCTCTAGTTCTTCTTTAAAGTATGTAGTGCCTTTAGGTATATACCCTTCTAATACTACAGTTTCATGTAAGAAAGCTAGCTCAGTTGCATTTATTGCACATGCTTTGTCCAGGTACACATGAATGAATCCTCCTGTTATAACGGGATGAGATCCTAAGAAAGATAAATCATGATCTCCTTGGGCAACTACATCACAGGGTACTTTATCTATAGGATACTTTTGAAACGGAGTTAGATAACCTCCTTTGGTCTTGTCTACTACCTTATAGCATGGAATATTTTCCTCTGCTATAAAAGGATGCTGGTTATTAATTAGATATAAACACATACTATAATCCATAATGATTTAACATCTCATGCATTCTAAGATAGTGTACAACACCAATCTTATCCTTAGCGTACTCCATAAATTCTCTTGCATTCATGGGTTCATCTGGCTTGGTAAACCTACTACATTCCCAGTCTATCATAGCTTCTTCATAATTGCATTGCCAAGGCTTCTTATTAATTAGTAAATGATGCCTATTAAATTTCCTATGAATCTTTTTGATAATCTTTAAACCTAGAAATGGAAGAAAGGCATACATAAATACCTTATCAAGATCATGAAATTTGTATTTATATCTGCCTAACATCTTCTTTTCTAATTTAAGGAATGCTCGGTAATGAGCCAGAGTTCTCGGTATTTTCTTCCAACAGTCAATAATATACATTTATTTCAGTTTTTCTCCTATGAATGTACTTAACTTATTAAGCTCTAGTTTGATTTCTCCTATTTCTCTTCTTCTCTTCATATCAACTAGATTTTTCTCTTGTGCTAATGCTTCTAACTTTCCATTTAATTCAGCTTCTGATTTCTCTTTAGCCTTCAAAATGTCAGTTATAAATTTAAAGTGTTCAGGAATAAAATCATAAACACAGAAAAGACAACTCAGAAGTTTTGTCAACTCCTTATAATTAAATGTTTTAGTTACCCTACCTATAATAAATATATATTGATCATTATCCTGTGGTATGATCGTTATATACCTATCCCCTTCTAAAGTTATAGTTTTGCCTATATGATCAGAAATTCTAATCGTATATGCAAAATTAGAGTTCTTGTAATAAGAGGATCTTTTGTCACTCTTATTAAAGATAAATTGGTTTCTAACCAAGAAATTCATTAATTTAGTTGGTTTTTTCATCTCTGCATCTTTTAAAATGTTCTTAGAAGGCAGTGAGGGAATCGAACCCTCATCTCTTGGTAAAATCCAAGGCTCTGCCAT